GTACTAATGATATCTTTGTTGCTTCAAATCAAAGCACAAAGGTTTTCACAATTGCCAATAATGGAGATGTTAATATTATTGGTAATGGTAATTATAAAAAAAATAATAGAGATGTCATACAAGATACCAGTAATTATGTGCTATCAACAAGTAATATCTTGATTGCCAAAGCTAACCTAAATGATAGCAATAGTAGTAATTATGTTGCTTTTACAAGCAATATCTTAGTAAATCGTATACTAACAGAAGTAGGATTTGGAAGTAATTATGTACTATCAACAAGTAATATCTTGATTGCCAAAGCTAACCTAAATGATAGCAATAGTAGTAATTATGTTGCTTTTACAAGCAATATCTTAGTAAATCGTATACTAACAGAAGTAGGATTTGGAAGTAATTATGTACTATCAACAAGTAATATCTTAGTACCTCGTATACTAACAGAAGTAGGATTTGGAAGTAATTATGTACTATCAACAAGTAATATCTTAGTACCTCGTATACTAACGGAGGTTGGATTTACTAGCAATTATGTGTCATCAACAAGCAATATCTTAGTAAATCGTATACTAACGGAGGTTAGATTTACTAGCAATTATGTGTCATCAACAAGCAATATCTTAGTAAATCGTATACTAACGGAGGTTGGATTTACTAGCAATTATGTTGCTTCTACAAGTAATATCTTAGTGCCTCGTATATTAACAGAGGTTGGATTTACTAGCAATTATGTTGCTTCTACAAGTAATATCTTGATTGCGAAAGCAGATATAAATGATAAGAATAGTAGTAATTACATATTATCAACAAGTAATATATTAGTTTCCATAGCAAATCTAAGTGATAGCAATAGTAGCAACTATGTGCGAACTACAAGTAATATCTTAATAGCTAAGGTGGATCTTAATGATAGAAATAGTAGTAATTATGTCGCGTCTACAAGTAATATCTTAATAGCTAAGGTGGATCTTAATGATAGAAATAGTAGTAATTATGTCGCGTCTACAAGTAATATCTTAGTTACAAGAGCAAATCTAAGTGATAGCAATAGTAGCAACTATGTTTTATCAACTAGCAATATTCTGGTAGATATGATAAAAAATAATAAATCAAGTCAATGGACTACTTCTAACCTCAATATTTATTATAATACTGGAAATATTGGTATTGGAACAAATAATCCAATTAACAAACTACATATATATGATGATATATCTAATGAAACTAAATTAATAATTCAAAATAATAAAACAATATCATTATTACCACCCACTGATATAGTGGTTAGTGGTTTAACTTCGACTACAATAGGAAATGATAAAATACTTCAATTTCCTTATACTGGAATAGAAGCAACAAAGGATTACTCATTTACAACAACAGAAGTATTACTATGTGATATTTTAGTAATAGGTGGGGGAGGTGGCGGAGGTAGAAGACATGGTGCTGGTGGAGGTGCTGGAACATTATTATATCATAAAAATATCATTTTAAATGGTACATATAATATTAAAGTAGGTAAAGGAGGTATTGGGTGTAGTTCCGCAAGTAGTATACCAAATAGCGCATTAACAGATGGTCTTGATGGGACTTATAGTCAATTTACAAGAAATGATGGATTACAAAATTATTATGCTGTTGGAGGAGGTAGAGGAACAGCATCAGGAAACTATGTAGCAAATACAAATGGTGGACAGGGATATATGTATAATGCGAATATAACATTATCATCTGCTAATATTTTCAATAATATTTCTATTGCTGTTTTAAATAAGCAATATGTTAATACCTTAATAAGCCCAGAAGGTTGTCATGGTAATATTGGAGGATTACAGCTTACTAATTTTAAAGGTGCTGGTGGAGGAGGTGCTGGTAGTGTAGGAATGAACCATGATGCCGAAACAACTGTGAATGATGGTTATGGCGGCTTAGGTTTAACAGTAGATATTACTGGAACATCTGTTGTATATGCTGGTGGTGGTAATGGGGCTGATTTTAATGGTACGTTATCACAAGTATATGACCCTGCTTATTTTACAATCGAATCAAGAGGAGGTGGAGGTTTTGGTAGTGATATAGGAGCCGCGCAAAATGGCTTAGATGGAACAGGAGGAGGCGGTGGTGGTCAAGGTAATGATACAGTAAACGCAGGAAGAGGTGGACACGGTATAGTAATAATAAGATATAGGAGGTTTCCAACAACATCATCATCATTAGAATTAGTTAGAGGAACAACAACAGATGTAGCGATAGATTATAGCGTAGGTAATTATGATGGAGATTTTAAAGTAAAATCATCAGTATCTGGAACACCAACTGATAGATTAACTATTAGTTCAACAGGTAATATAACTCTTAGTGGAAGTATAAATGCGACATCTTATTTATTGAATGGTTCTCTATTTTCATTACAAGATACAAGCAATTATGTTGCTTCTACAAGTAATATCTTAGTGCCTCGTATATTAACAGAGGTTGGATTTACTAGCAATTATGTTGCTTCTACAAGTAATATCTTAGTGCCTCGTATATTAACAGAGGTTGGATTTACTAGCAATTATGTTGCTTCTACAAGTAATATCTTAGTGCCTCGTATATTATCGGAAGTAGGCTTTGGAAGTAATTATGTAGCAAGGATTAATACTGAATTAAATACAGCATTATCAACAAAACAAGCAACTATTAACAGCACAGCAAACCAACTAATTATAGGGAATGGTAATGGTTTAACTACAACTTCGGCATCACTTACATTTAATACAACTACAAATACATTAGCAACAAGTAATATTAATGTTATTGGTGATTTAACTGTTACTAATAATTTAACAGTTTATGGCAATACAACAAGATTAGAAACATTAGTATATACAACAGAAAATTTGGAAGTTGTTAATACAAATATTAATTCAACAGCTTTCATGGTACAGCAAAGTAATAGTGGTACTAATGATATCTTTGTTGCTTCAAATCAAAGCACAAGAGTTTTCACAATTGCCAATAATGGAGATGTTAATATTATTGGTAATGGTAATTATAAAAAAAATAATAGAGATGTCATACAAGATACTAGCAACTATGTACTATCAACAAGTAATATATTGATAGCTAAGACAGAGCTTAATGATAAGAATAGTAGCAACTATGTATTATCAACTAGTAATATCTTTATTACCAAAGTGAATCTAAGTGATAGCAATAGCAGTAATTATGTATTATCAACAAGTAATATATTAGTTGCCAAAGCTGAACTAAATGATAAGAATAGTAGTAATTACATATTATCAACAAGTAATATTCTGGTAGATATGATAAAAAATAATAAATCAAGTCAATGGACTACTTCTAATAACATTATTTATTATAATATTGGAAATGTTGGTATTGGAACAGCAGTTCCTTTAAATAAATTACATATATATGATGATAGTATTAATGACACAAAACTAACTATACAAAATAGTTATTCAACACCAGTATTATCATTACCAGATGAGATTGTAGTAGCAGGTTCTACATATGGAACAATAGGTAGTTTAGATAGATATATAATATTTACATCAGGAAATTATACTTTTGCACCAACACAAACATTAAATTGTGATATATTTATGATTGGAGGAGGTGGTGGTGCTGGTAATAATTGTGGTGGCGGAGGAGGTGCGGGTGCTTGTATTGTTGCTATTAATCAAACAATAAATGCGGGTAATTATACAATATCTGTGGGGGCTGGTGGAGCGGGTGGTTTAAATAATAATGAAAATGGAACAATAGGTGGTGATAGTTCAATAGGAACATTATATGTAGCTAAGGGTGGTGGGGCAGGTGCAGGTGGAAATAATAATGCTATAACTGGCGGTTGTGGAGGTGGTGCATGTGGAGGTAATGGTGCATTTAGTAGCATTGCTATACCAAGTAGTTTAAATGTTGTTAATGGTGTTACAAATATATCACCATCAACTACTACAACATATTCAGTGTTAGGAACATCAGGAGGTAATAGCCAAAATTTAAAGGGTGGTGGTGGTGGTGGTATTGGGGCAAATGGTGTTAATGCAACAACCGGAATTGCCGGAACTGGTGGTGATGGAGTATATCAAGTAGTAATTAATTCTTTTACATATAATTTAAAAAGTTATTTTACTAATAATACATCATTCGGTGTTCAAGATGGAACTACAAGCAATTATTTTATTGGTGGTGGAGGGGGGGGAGGAGGATACAATTTAGGAACTGTAATCGGAGGTGGTAAAGGTGGTGGTGGCAATGGTCGTGATGGAAATGCAACAGCAGGAGTAGCAGCACTAGCAAATACAGGGGGTGGAGGAGGAAGTGGTGGTGGAAACTGGGGAGATGGCGCTTCGGGTGGATCAGGTCTTGTTATTATAAGATATAGAAGACCCCCAACAACATCATCCGTTATTGAACTGATAAGAGGTACAACAACAGATGGAATGGTAGATTATAGCGTAGGTAATTACGATGGTAGTTTTAAAGTGGTATCATCAATAACAGGAACATCAACAGATAGATTAGTGATTAATTCATCAGGTAATATGACTCTTAGTGGAAGTATAAATGCGTCATCTTATTTATTGAATGGTTCTCCATTTTCATTACAAGATACAAGCAATTATGTATTATCTACAAGTAATATATTAGAATCAAGAGTAAATCTAAGTGATAAAAATAGTAGCAACTATGTGTCATCAACAAGTAATATCTTAGTTACAAGAGTAAATCTAAATGATAGAAATAGTAGTAATTATGTTTCATCAACAAGCAATATTCTGGTAGATATGATAAAAAATAATAAATCTAGCCAATGGACTACATCTAATCTCAATATTTTTTATAATGAAGGTAATGTCGCAATTGGGACATCAAATATATCAACATATAAATTAAATGTTGGAGGAAGTATTAATGCTACTGATTATAAAATAAATGGGGTTGCGTTAAATATTGGTGCTTTATCACAAGGTATGACAGTTCAAACAAAGCACGTAACATATACGCAGATGGATGTTAAAGATGCTGTTGATTGGGATGCTATCAATAATGATATTGTTAATGGATTTGTAATATCAATAACACCATCAAGTACTTCAAGTAAAATATTAGTTAATATGATTGCTCATATTGGAACAGACTTAGCAGGTGATGCGAGATGGTGGGGTATTAAATTATATAGGAAAATTGGTATAGGAGGAGCTTGGACAGAAGTGACAGGTGCGAATGGAACAGAAACAGGAGCATCAGCAGCAACAGCTGGAACACCTGTTTGGTTAAGTAATAATTTAGGTAGTTTAAATACAGCATCAGATGGCGTCGTTTATAGTTATTTTGTAACAAATGTGACAGGAACATATTTAGACGCACCAAATACAACATCAATAGTTTATTATACAGCATATTGGAGGCAGCGTTTAGGTGATAATCCAAGTGTAAGCGGATTTTTATATTTAAATAGGGCAGCTCAACAAGGAGACGCATATAGACCAGCACCATCATCAAGTTGGACAGCTACTGAAATATGGGACTTAGGAACTCCATATACGCCACCTGTTGGAGATACAAGCATAACAATTACATCAGGAAATGTAGGTATAGGTGTATCACCTGATGCTAATTATAAATTAAATGTTGGAGGAACTATATCATCAGTAGTAGCTTCTGGGGTTGGAACAACAGATTTACTTAATTTACGATATGACGCAAATTGGGGTTTACGATTACAACAAAATTATAGTGGTGTTGGTAATATTCAATATAACTTTATACATAGGTATAATGCTACTGATTATAATTCTTTAACATTTAAAGGAGGAAATATAGGTATTAGTAATACTAATCCTACGGGAACATTATGCTTAGGTAATTCTTCATTAGCTGCTGGTAGTGATGGGTTTTTATTAATTGGTAAGAATAATGGAGTAGGTGGAGCAAGAACTCAAAGAATAGGATATAATTCTGCGTTTGATTTAACAATAGGTGATTATGGTGGTGGTACTGGTCCATGGGTTGAATCAGTTAAGATTTCTTATAACGCACCAGTAAATAGTTTAATTGTAAGTGGTACAGGGAATGTAGGTATAGGAACTAATAATCCACGATATAAATGCCATATAAAAAGTACTTATGATGTTATCGCGTCTGGATTACATTTAGACGCAAGTGATGGTAGTTTTGTAGATCAATATACATTAACTATTTATCCATATGTTGTTGGGGGTGGTATGGTTGGTTGGAAGTTTAGAACAATATCACAAACAGGAGGAACTACTACACCTATAACATTTGATAATGCAGGTAATGTAGGGATAGGAGGTAATCCAAATTCTACATATAAATTAAATGTTGATGGTACTATTAATGCTACATCATATTATGGAAGTGCCGCAAATCTAACAGGATTAACAGCATCACAAATACCATCACTTGATGCTTCTAAAATAACATCAGGGGCTTTTACATTATCGCAATTACCTAGTTTAGCAACTTCAAATATTATAGGTCTTGGTACAGCATTATCAGAAAAACAAGCAACTATTAACAGCACAGCAAACCAAATAATTATAGGAAATGGTAATGGTTTAACAACTACTTCGCCATCACTTACATTTAATACAACTACAAATACATTAGCAACAAGTAATATTAATGTTATTGGTGATTTAACTGTTACTAATAATTTAACAGTTTATGGAAATACAACAAGATTAGAAACATTAGTATATACAACAGAAAATTTGGAAGTAGTTAATACAAATATTAATTCAACCGCTTTAATGATACATCAAAGTAATAGTGGTACTAATGATATCTTTGTTGCTTCAAATCAAAGTGCGAGAGTTTTTGCTATTGCCAATAATGGTGATGTTAATATTATTGGTAATGGTAATTATAAAAAAAATAATAGAGATATCATACAAGATACTAGCAATTATGTACTATCAACAAGTAATATCTTAGTTAATCGCATACTAACAGAAGTAGGCTTTGGAAGTAATTATGTTGCTTTTACAAGCAATATCTTAGTTAATCGTATATTAACAGAAGTAGGCTTTGGAAGTAATTATGTTGCTTCTACAAGTAATATCTTAGTTAATCGTATATTAACAGAAGTAGGCTTTGGAAGTAATTATGTTGCTTTTACAAGCAATATCTTAGTGCCTCGTATATTAACAGAGATTGGATTTACTAGCAATTATGTATCATCAACAAGCAATATCTTAGTTGATATGATAAAAAATAATAAATCTAGCCAATGGACTACATCTAACATCAATATTTATTATAATATTGGAAATATTGGTGTTGGAACCGCAGTTCCTTCAAATAAATTACATATATATGATGATATATCTAATGAAACAAAATTAATAATACAAAATAACACAATTATTGCGGCTGGTGCTTTACCAACAGAAATTAGTGTCGTAGGAGCTACATCAACAATGATAGGAACTGACAGATGTATTATGTTTCCTTATGCTGATTCAGGATTAACGAAGGAGTATATTATAACAACTACTGAAAATTTGATGTGTGATATATTAATTGTTGGCGGTGGTGGTGGTGGTGGAAATGGTGATGGTACAAGTAATGAACCTGGTGGTGGTGGAGCTGGCGGTATTGTTTATATGATTAATAAAACTTTAAGCATTGGTACATATAAAATTAATGTTGGTAAAGGAGGAAGTGCTAATACAAATGGAAATAGTAGTACAATTTCAGATAATAATAATAATGGTCTTATATTTGATAATATTTTATTGATAGGTAAAGGAGGAGGTAAAGGTGCTACAAGTCATCCAAATCCTGGTAATGACGGAGGTTCAGGAGGTGGCGGAGGAAATGATAAGACAAACGGAGGATTAGGAACACAAGGCAATACATTTTGGAATGGAACTACATATATTGCTGGTGGTAATAATGGTGGGAAAGCAATTTCATCAAGTAGAGGCGGAGGTGGTGGAGGTGCAGGAGAAGCAGGAGACATAGATGGAGCAGGTTTTGGTGGAGATGGAGTCCAAGTTAGTATTACAGGAACAAGTACATTTTATGCTGGTGGTGGTAATGCTTACCCCAATATATCAACAACAAGAAGTGATGGTGGAGGTGGAACTTTAAATGGAACAAGTTCTGCCACTCAAAATGGTGGAAGTGCTCTTCCAAATACTGGAAGTGGTGGTTCTGGTGCATATGGAGGCGCTCTATATACAGGCGGAGCTGGTGGTAGTGGTATAGTAATCATAAGATACAGAAAAATACAATCAACAACATCATCAATTGACTTTGTAAGAGGGATTGCAACAGATGGGGCAATAGATTATAGCGTAGGTAATTATGATGGAGATTTTAAAGTAAAATCATCAGTATCTGGAACACCGACAGATAGATTAACTATAACTTCGTCTGGTAATATGACATTAAATGGAGATGTTAATATTATTGGTAATGGTAATTATAAAAAAAATAATAGAGATATCATACAAGATACAAGTAATTATGTACTATCCACAAGCAATATCTTAGTATCAAGAACAAATCAAAGTGATAGCAATAGCAGTAATTATGTATTATCTACAAGCAATATCTTAGTTAATAGAATAAATAATTCTACATTTTGGATTCCAGGAACTGGTACAGGTTCAATATATTATAATAATGGTAATGTAGGAATTGGTACTAATAATCCTACAAGTAAATTACATATAGTTAATAGTTCAACATTAAATGATCCATCACAAGGAGGATTATATGTATATAATCCTACTAATACAACTGGGCAAGTTAGTTTTATAACTAATCGTATTGCGGGTTCATCAGCAGAGAAAGTTGTATATGCTCTTGATGTTTCTGGTTCATATGGTTATAGTATGAAAATGAACGCAAATAGTAGTGCTTTAAGGTTTAATAATGACTGGGCTGGTTCAGGAACAGATGTTATGATATTAGGTGGTAATGGTAATGTTGCGATAGGGAATACAGATTTTTCTACATATAAATTAAATGTTGATGGAAGTATAAATGCTACATCATATCTACTTGGAAATGTTAATATATTAACAAAATTTACAGAAACCAGCAACTATATATTATCTACAAGTAATATCTTAGTATCAAGAGCAAATCTAAGTGATAGCAATAGTAGTAATTATGTAGTATCTACAAGCAATATCTTAGTATCAAGAGCAAATCTAAATGATATCAATAGTAGTAATTATGTCAAATCAACAAGCAATATCTTAGTTGACATGATAAAAAATAATAAATCAAGTCAATGGACTACATCTAATAATAATATTTATTATAATACTTATAATGTTGGTATTGGAACAGCGGTTCCTTTAAATAAATTACATATATATGATGATATATCTAATGATACAAAATTAATAATACAAAATAACACAAATATTTCTGCTAGCACTTTGCCTACTGAAATAATTATCGAGGGAGCAACTTCAACTATAATAGGGGCAACTAATAGGGTTATATCATTTCCTTATTCTGGAGCAGGAAATACAAAAGATTATACTTTTGCTCCTACGCAAAACCTTGTATGTGATATATTAATAGTAGGCGGGGGTGGAGGTGGAGGTGCTGGACATGGAGGAGGCGGAGGTGCTGGTCAATTAATTTTAATACATCAAGCAACTTTAAATGCGAATGAAACATATACAATTAAAGTAGGTAATGGTGGTAAAGGAGCAATATTAACAGGTGGTGGTTCATTAACAAGTGATGCTACAAAAGGTATTGATAGTGAATTTGGAAATAGTTCTATAAATGTAATAGCAGAGGGAGGAGGTGCTAATGGTGGTTCAAGTTTAAAAGATGGTGGTTCAGGTTCCGGTGGCGATGGTTATACTCCTGATAGTGGAATCGCAGGCAAAGGATTAAAAAATAATATTATTGATATATTTTCATCAGGTATTGTATATAATAGAGGTAATGATGGTGGAGATGGAAATAATACAGGGGGTGGGGGTCAAGGAGGAGGAGGTGGAGGTGCAGGTACTATTGGAACTACCGGTGGAAGTTCTGCGAATACAACAATAGGTCACGGAGGAGATGGTTTGTCAAGTATAAGTGTAATAAATTATGATTTTAAAACTAATTTTGGTAATTATGGTAAATTAGAAACAGATGGTAATTATTGGTTTGCTGGTGGTGGTGCTGGTGGTATTTACAACACTACAAATGGGATTATTAGTAATGGTGGAAAAGGTGGCGGAGGTTCTACACCTCCTAATGTAAATTTGACAAAAATTGATGGTGGGAGTGGTATGAATGGAACTGGTGGCGGAGGTGCTGGCGGTAGTGCTCATTATGGAAGTGGTGGCAATGGAGGAACTGGATGTGTAATTATAAAATACAGATTACAAACATCAACATCATCATCAATTGACTTTATAAAGGGAATTACAACAGATGGAGGTGTAGATTATAGCTTAGGTAATTATGATGGTACTTTTAAAGTAGTATCGTCATTAACAGGAACTCCTACTGATAGATTGACTATAACTTCGTCTGGTAATATGACATTAAATGGAAGTATAAATGCAACATCATATCTACTTGGAAATGTTAATATATTAACAAAATTTACAGAAACCAGCAATTATGTATTATCAACAAGCAATATCTTAGTATCAAGAGCAAATCTAAGTGATAGCAATAGTAGCAATTATGTATTATCAACAAGCAATATCTTAGTATCAAGAGCAAATGTAAGTGATAGCAATAGCAGTAATTATGTATTATCAACAAGCAATATTTTAATAGCAAGAGCAAATCTAAGTGATCGCAATAGTAGTAATTATGTAGTATCAACAAGCAATATCTTAGTATCAAGAGCAAATCTAAGTGATAGCAATAGTAGCAATTATGTAGTATCAACAAGCAATATTTTAATAGCAAGAGCAAATCTAAGTGATAGCAATAGCAGTAATTATGTAGTATCAACAAGCAATATTTTAATAGCAAGAGCAAATCTAAGTGATAGCAATAGTAGTAATTATGTCAAATCAACAAGCAATATCTTAGTTGACATGATAAAAAATAATAAATCAAGTCAATGGACTACATCTAACCTTAATATTTATTATAATGAAGGTAATGTAGCAATTGGGTCAACTGATACTTCAACATATAAATTAAATGTTGCTGGTAGTATTAATGCTACTGATTATAAAATAAATGGGCTTGCCCTGAATATAGGCTATTTATCACAAGGTATGACAGTTCAAACGAAGCATGTAACATATACAAAAATGGATGTTAAAAATAATACAGATTGGGATGCTATTAATGATGACTTAGTATCAGGATTTGTAATAGGGATAACACCAGCAAGTGCTTCAAGCAAGATATTAGTTAATATGATTGCGCATATTGGTTCAACAAATAATGCTGGACTTGAAGGTAGATGGTGGGGTATTAAATTATATAGGAAGATTGGATCAGGAGGTGCTTGGACTGAAATAACAGGAGCAAATGGAACAGAAACAGGTGCTGCCGCAGCTACAGCAGGAACACCTGTATGGATTAGTCATAATGTAGGTATGGAAGGTTCAATATATGGATATTTAGTAGCAAATGTCACAGGAACTTATTTAGACACTCCTAATACAACATCAATAGTTTATTATACTGCATATTGGAATCAAAGATTAGCTGATAATCCAAGTGCATCTGGTTTTATATGTTTAAATAGGGCTACAATTCAAGATGATGGATACAGACCCGCACCATCATCAAGTTGGACAGCAACTGAAATATGGGACTCCGGTACTCCTTATACACCCCCCTCAGCAGATGGGACAATAAATATAGCATCAAGTACAGTTGCCATAGGAACAACACCAAATGCTAATTATAAATTAATAGTAAATCAAGGAACATCCGGAACAACAGGAGCTACATGTGTTCCTTTAAAAATATCTGCGGGTGCTTTCACAAATGCGGGCAATGAAACAGCAACATTAATAGGTTTAGGAACAGAAACTAATTTTTGGTCTAAATGTGCTATTGGACACTGCCGAAAAGGAGGAGGTTATGATGTAGGTGATATTGTATTTTTATGTAATAATACCGTTGATTCTTCGCAAGTATCTATGGCAAATGAAAAAATGAGAATCGCAAGTAATGGAAACGTTGGCATAGGGACAAATAATCCTACAACAATATTAGAGGTTGTAAATAGTTCACCAATATTTATATTAAGAGATACTAATAATGCCAATGGAAAAATATATTTTGGTAATTCAGCACATGGGGTGGGACGAGGTGCTTCTGTAGGAACAATAACAGATGGAAATGATGTATCTTTATGGACAGCTGGTACAGGTTCAGTAGCATTTGCTACAAATAGTACTGAGAGAATGCGGATAGCTAGTAATGGTAATGTTGGTATTGGAACAAATAATCCAGGACATAAATTACATGTAGATGGTTCTATATATTCATCTGGTTATTTAAAATTACCAGATACAGGAGATAATGGGTTATGGTGGGGTAATGGTAATGCAGCATTAGGAAGAGCATCCGCAGCAGGAAGTTATAGTACATCATCGGCAACAGGTGATATTGTATTACGTTCATCATCCGCAAATAAATTAATACTACAATCAGGTTCAGGTGCAAGTACATTAGTAATTTCAAGTACAAATAATGTTGGCATTGGGATAACAAATCCGGTATCATTATTACATATTAAAGGTACTGATCCAATTTTTACAATTATGGGTCAAGGAGGCGCTGGGGCAAAATCACAAATTAATTTATCAACATATGACCCTACAACTAATGCGGTACCTTGCAGTATAATAGCAACAGATGATGGTAATTTTGGTGCAACATTTCAAATAAACTTAAAAACAACAGGAACAGTTACAAACACACAATTTACAGCATTACAAATTGGTAATACAGGAAATGTAGGTATTAGTAAAACATCACACGCGACATATAAATTAGATGTGAATGGTAGTGTAAATGCGACATCATATAATGGAAGTGGTGCTGGATTAACTGGATTAACAGCAACACAAATACCATCACTTGATGCTTCTAAAATAACAACAGGGGCTTTTACATTATCGCAATTACCTAGTTTAGCAACTTCAAATATTATAGGTCTAGGTACAGCATTATCAGAAAAACAAGCAACTATTAATAGCACTGCGAATCAAATAATTATAGGTAATGGTAATGGGTTAACTACAACTTCTCCTTTACTTACATTTAATACAGCAACAAATACATTAGCAACTAGTAATATAAATGTTACAGGTGATTTAACTGTTACTAATAATTTAACAGTTTATGGAAATAGAACAAGATTAGAAACATTTGTATATACAACAGAAAATTTGGAAGTTGTTAATACAAGTATTAATTCAACAGCTTTCATGGTACAGCAAAGTAATAGTGGTACTAATGATATCTTTGTTGCTTCAAATCAAAGCGCGAGAGTTTTTGCTATTGCCAATAATGGAGATGTTAATATTATTGGTAATGGTAATTATAAAAAAAATAATAGAGATATCCTACAAGATACTAGCAATTATGTGCTATCAACAAGTAATATATTAGTAAATAGAATAAATAGTTCTACATTTTGGATTGCGAATACAGTAGATACAACTAAGATATATTATAATAGCGGTAATGTAGGTATTGGAACTACTAATCCTGTTAATATCTTTCAAATTGGAAATGGTGGTAGATTGAGGATCGGAAGTGGAGATACTGATTTTACTATGATTGGTTCAAGTGATGGTGGTGAGACAACTAATCCTTATAATACAAGAATATTACTTTCCGGAAATAACAGACCTCCAAACTATGGGAGAATTGAATACCAAGCAACAACAGGAGACCATATATTTTATACTACATATAACACTACTGAAAGAATGAGAATTGCTAATAATGGTAATGTAGGTATAGGTAATACTAATCCTACTGGGACATTATGTTTAGGGACAAATACAGTATCAGGTAGTGATGGGTTCTTATTGATAGGTAAGAATAATGGAGCAGGCGGGGCAAGAGTTCAAAGAATAGGATATAATGCGAACTTTGATTTAACAATAGGAGATTATGGGGGTGGAACTGGTCCGTGGGTTGAAGCAGTAAAGTTTAATTATAATGCTCCTGTTAATAGTTTGGTTGTAGGTAGTACTGGTAATGTAGGTATTGGAACTAATAATCCTCGTGCGAGATTAGATTTAACAACTCCTGATAATAGTGTTACTGCTACAAGTTTATTAGATTTTAGGAATATTTCCGATTTTGGTATTTATGCTACATCTATAAGTATACCAAGTAGAGGTAATACATTAGATTTTATTGCGAGAGATTTTAATTTGAACACAGGAATCGCAACAAGAAATTTATTAAGTTTGAGACCAGAAGGTAATGTAGGTATTGGAACAGCTAATCCTCAAAGACAATTACATGTTCAACAAGCATTAAGAATTGGTGGTAGTGGAGCTGTAATAGATTTTGGCGATGATTTGACAACTCAAATATATAGGTCTGGAACTTCACAAGAGATAAGATTTGTTACAGGAAATGTTGATAATAGAATGATAATTAGTAGCGGAGGTAATGTATCAATAGGTACAACAGATACTGCTACATATAAGTTAAATGTTTCAGGAAGTCTAAATGCTTCATCATTATTTGTTGGTGGAACTGCTTTTACAGGCGGTAGTAAATGGACTAATGGTACTGTATCAACTGACATATATTATACTACAGGGAATATAGGTATTGGTTCTACAACAACTCCTATTAATTTATTAGAACTAACAAAATCATCTTATACAGGTGCTTTATTATCATTAGATGCGGGTGCAATAAATGCTGATGCTGGTGTAATGTCTCAGGCAATAGGTAAACCATTATTAAGATTAGGAAGGGGATTTTATTCATCAACAATAGGTGATTATTATGGAATAGGGTTTGGATGGGCACCTCTCGCTTTATCTAATTCATGTTGTGAGATAGGGGTTAAAATTACATCAATTACTGGTAATGAAACCGGAGATATTGTTTTATCTACAAGACCTGGAACAACTGATGTAGCACCAACAGAACGAATGAGAATTAATAGTAATGGTAATGTAGGTATTGGGACATCAACTAATTTAAATAGCAAACTTTGTGTTTATACAGCTAACGCAACAGGTGGGCTTAAATTAGTAGGAGGGACAGGTGTAGCAAATGATAATTGGTGGTTTGGGTTTTGTCATGCAAATACTACTAACGCAGATGATACTGATAGGGCACGTATAGGAGTTGCGATTGAAGCAACAGGTGCTGCTAATATGTTCTTTACAACTGGAAATGGAGGAACACAAGTTGAGAGGATGCGTATCACCAGCAATGGTAATGTAGGAATAGGAATAGCTACAAATATTAATAATAAACTTATAGTCCATCAAGGAACATCGGGGACAGGAGCAACTTGTTTCCCTCTAAAAATATCTGCGGGAGCATATAGTAGTACTGGTAATGGAACAGCAACATTGATTGGTTTAGCAACGCAGAATGACGAATTTTTCAATGCATATAAATGTGCTATAGGACATTGTAGAACAGAAAGTTACGATAGAGGTGCAATAGTATTTTTATGTAATAATACTGCGGATGGTTCAAGTGTATCAATGAGTGATGAAAGGATGCGTATCGCCAGTAATGGTAATGTTGGTATAGGAACTACTAACCCTGGGACATATAGATTAAACGTTCAAGGAACATCACTCTTAAACGGACAAGTATATATAGGTGAATCATCAGGAAGTTCTACAATATTTTTAGGTGGTGGTGCTGCGGGTGATAGTGGATACGACCATTCAGTTATTGAAACACGGAACTACGCAGGAACAGAGAGAACTGAAATGTTATTGTTTAAGGGTAATGATTGGAATGAAGAAAGGATTAGGTTAAGAGCAGGACAAATAGTCTTTGATACTTATTCAACAGCAACTGTTGATAGAACAACAGAAAGTATTAGAATGACTATTACTAGTTCTGGTAATGTAGGCATCGGTGTCACTAATCCTTCTTATAAAATGCATCTTTGTAATACAGCAGTAGTAGCAACAGGAACAACAGGGACTACAAGTATGCCTTTAAGAATATCAGCAGGTGCTTATAGTGATACTGGTAATGGGACTGCAACTTTAATTGGTTTAGCAACACAAGAAACAGCAGGTACGGTATGGACTAAATGTGCCATAGGGCATTGTAGAACAGCACAGTTTGATGTAGGTAGTATAGTATTTTTATGTAATAATACTGCTGATGGTTCAAGTGTATCAATGAGCGATGAAAGGATGCGTATCGCCAGTAATGGTAATGTTGGTATAGGAACTACTAATCCTCGCGCTAAATTAGATATAACAACTCCAATTAACACTGCAACAGCAACAAATTTATTAGATTTTACTGATATTAATAATTATGGTATTTCTGCAACATCAATAACAATATCAAATAGAGGTAATACATTAGATTTTCTTGCGAAAGATTATAATTCAGGAGGGGCAATACAAACAAGAAATGTTTTAACTTTAAGACCAGAAGGTAATGTAGGGATTGGGACTACTAATCCTCAAAATAAATTAGAGGTATGGGGTGTTTTAAAAATAACTGCTAATAGTACTCCTACAAATGACCAATTAGGTGTATATATATGGAATCAAGAAAATGTAGGGCCTACAATCGCAGGTAACAGTTTTGAAGTTAGAACAGGTGGAGATAATCCAAGAATGAGAATAAATACTGCTGGAAATGTAGGTATAGGTACTATTACAATTCAATCTTCTTATAAATTACAAGTTCAAGGTAATACTTGGATAGAAAATCAATTGGTCTTTAATAACTCTTATATAGGTGGAAGTGCTGATTATGCTTGTAATAAAATTATGTTATATGGTGGAGTTAATACACCTACTATAAACACAAATGGAGTATATGGTTTTGGTGTTAGAGTAGCATTAGAATATTATAGTAATAATGGACACATATTTTATACAGAAACTAAGGGTGGAACTACATATGGAACAGAAAGAATGAAAATAGATAGTACTGGTGCTGTTAGTATCCCAGGAACATTAAGTGCTGGTGCGACTACTATAACAGGCAATTCGGTTGTTGTTGGAACTCTTGAAGTTGGTGCTGCAACAGCAGAACTATTGATTTCTGGTAATTCCATAATAACACAAGGAACCGATGCTAATATACCATTAACGCTCCAAACAAAGGGAACAAGTAGTTTTTCTATTAATACAGGAGCTACACCAACATCAAGATTAACAATAACAAACGCAGGAGCAGTTAATATTCCTGGTACATTAAGCGCTGGTGCAACCACTATAACAGGAAACTCAGCAGTTATTGGAACTCTTGAAGTTGGTGCAGCAACAGCAGAACTATTGATTTCTGGTAATTCCATAATAGCACAAGGAACCGATGCAAATATACCATTAACACTCCAAACAAAGGGAACAAGTAGTTTTGCTATTAATACAGGTGCTACACCAACTTCAAGATTAACAATAACGGATGCTGGAAATGTAGGTATAGGAACTATCACAATTCAATCTTCTTATAAATTACAAGTTCAAGGTAATACTTGGGTAGAAAATCAGTTAGTCTTTAATAACTTATATAGAGGAAGTGGTGCTGATTTTGCTTGTAATAAAATAGCTTTATATGCAGGAGGGAATACTCCTACAACAACAGCAAATAATGGTTTCGGTATAGCAACATCAGGTGTAGAGTATTTTTCAGGACTTAATCACATGTTTTATACAGGAACAACCGGAGGAACCGGATATGGAACAGAACGAATGAGAATAGATAATACAGGAGCTATTACTATTGGAGGAACATTAAGTGCTGGCGCGACTACTATAACAGGCAATTCTGCTGTTGTTGGAACTCTTGAAGTTGGTGCTGCAACAGCAGAACTATTGATTTCTGGTAATTCCATAATAACACAAGGAACTGATGCTAATATACCGTTAACACTCCAAACTAAGGGAACAAGTAGTTTTGCTATTAATACAGGAGCTACACCAACATCAAGATTAACAATAACAAACGCAGGAGCAGTTAATATTCCTGGTACATTAAGCGCTGGTGCAACCACTATAACAGGAAACTCAGCAGTTATTGGAACTCTTGAAGTTGGTGCAGCAACAGCAGAACTATTGATTTCTGGTAATTCCATAATAGCACAAGGAACCGATGCTAATATACCATTAACGCTCCAAACAAAGGGAACAAGTGGTTTTGCTATTAATACAGGGGCTACACCAACATCAAGATTAACAATAACGGAAGCAGGTAATGTAGGAATAGGTTCTAATGATCCAAGCAATGCTAAATTATATATAGTTAATAGTTCTACAGCTGCTAATCATCAAGCAGGAACTATTGGTTTATGGGTTCATAATCCTACAAATACATCAGGGCAAAACTCGGTAATATGTAATAAAATAGGTGGTTCATCAGCAGGTAAAGTAATATATTCATGGGATGTTTCTACTTCTTGGGGATGTTCAATTGTAATTAATGGTAATGATGCGACTAATAGATTAATGCGATTTAATGATGCTTGGGATGGTTCTGGAAATGATAGAATGGTAATTAATAATGCTAATGGTAATATTGGTATAGGAAATACAGCTCCTATTGGTCCATTATGTATTGGGAATGCGGCTGTCGCAAGTAGCGATGGATTTTTAGTTATTGGAAAGAGGGATGCTGGTAGTACCAGTAGACAATTTAGAATTGGTATTAGCGATACTACTTTTGAATTTGTGATAGGTAATTATGGCATTAATAATGTAGCAGCAACATGGGTCCAGCAATTTAAAATAGCAAATAGCGCACCTGTCAATAGTATGATAGTTGATGCGACTGGTGGTTTATCAGTATTTGGTAATATAACATCATATTATTCTGATGAGCGTCTGAAAACAAAGACAGCTAATATAAGTGATTCACTTAAAATAATTGATAAATTGAATGGATTTTATTATACACCAAATAAATTAGCACATTCATTTGGAATTAAAAATAATAAACAGGAAATTGGTTTAAGCGCACAAGAAGTTCAAAAAGTATTACCAGAATTAGTTGATATAGCACCATTTGATTTAGAAAAAGACGAATATGGTAATATGACATCTAAATCGGGAGAAAAATATTTGACACTAGCATATGATAGATTAGCACCTATTTTTGTAGAAGCAATTAAAGAATTAAATCAAAAAAATATATCATTGACAAATGAGAATATTGAATTAAAAGATAAATATAATAAACTTTTAGAAGATATTACATTGATAAAACAAACTTTAAATTTAATATAATTATTAATCAAATCTTAGCAGACATTTTGTTTTAATTATGTCATGATTGTGCGATATGTGCGTTTTATTTTTAATTTTACACGTATTATTATCTATCATTTTTTTATAAATTATATCATAGTTATTAATAGCATAATTTATAATACTATTATTGAAAATCCATCTAAAAAAGTTTAACTGACCGATAGTTGTTTCAATATATTCTGTTCTTTCTGTATTGATAAAAAACGTGATACGATGATGTCGGCGAAATGAATCAAAGTTAAATTTACTATATGATTTTAATTGCGCTCTATAATCTTGGTATAGATTGATTTTTTTAAGGTTTCCCTTAATATTATCTGGTAATCCACTATATATATTTTTATCTTCGTCCATCCAATAATAAATGTTATTAGATTTCGCATAATGGGTTACGAGCCATTCAATTATTCTCAATGATAATTTATGTTTACCTTCTATAATCTCTTTTAATATTAACTTATATTTTGGATTTTTATTATAAAAATCAGTTAAAGATGATAATAGAAGATTTTGTCCAAAATTGCTCATATTTAATTTTAGAAATATTATATCCTTTAAGTAAAGAATTATTAAGATATTTATAAATGTTAAAAATATAAAAAAAAAATATAATTTAATATGCTGCTGAACTGCCTATTTCAAGGGTATATTGGCGAAGGTCCGGCTCAATTGTGCTATTTCCCCAAGGACTAACCGCCTTTTGCGGGTTAGGTATTTCAGAGCGTAATTGTAGATTTGCGTTACGTAATGATTGGCCAACAGTATTAATTCCAACATGATATCCAGCTGTTAAATAATTTTGGTCATGGATATCACCGGTTCCAGAAGGATTTATGCGTGCCCATTTACTGTCAGCAGCATCTTTTGGTAATAAATCGCTAGCGGTTAATCTATCGCGGGGGTAGCAAGATTGCATACCTACTTGTGAATTATCTCCGCCACCAATAGAATTTACACTTGAATATTGATCATTAACATTATAATTGTCAGATTGCTGAGGGTCTAACATTTGCGATGTATTGAAATCCGGGTTAGAAGGGGAATAATTGCCTATTCCTGTAGCAGCTAAATTAGGGTCAGGGTTAGAATTTGAGGCAACAGAGTTTAATTGCTGATTAGCAGGGGCATTATTACCATTTGAGCCACCATTGAAGCTTTCAAAATTATAATATTTTTCATTATCTCCTGAAAATCCGGAAGGAACCTGAGAATTATCCATATAATTCATTTGCGATTTATTACTTGAACATTTGGAATTATATGTTAATAATAATAATAGTGAAAGTAATAGCAATATCGCAATTGAAAATGATATAACAACGTTTTTATTAGAACCCATATTATATTTACTTATATATATCTATCTATTATTTACAATAGATTATATTTAAAAGATTTTTAAATATTAATTTTGCCTTCTTGGTAAATTATTAATTGATTAATTTTATTTAATGGGTCCTGTATATTATTACTTGGGGAAGCTTTTAATTCTAAAAATATTTTATTTATATTTAACTTATTTTCTTCTAATTCATTAATATATTTTTGTAATTCTATTATTTTTTTATTCATTTTATTATTAAGTAAACTAATATTATCATTTAATTTATCTATGATATCATCTTTGTTTATCCATTCGTCATTATTGTTATCGTTGCTTATATCCGTTATATCAATAGAACTAACAACCCATTTGTTTTTAGTATTATCAGCATAAAAATATATCCCATGGTATTCAATTTCAATATTTATTATACACTTTTTAAAATGGTTATTTTCTCTTAAAATATTAATAACTTTGTCAACACTATCAATATTATTATTATTATATATTAGTTTAGGATACTTTGTGTTAGTAAATATAACAGATATTGTTTTAGTTTGTTGGCAAAAACTTTTATTATACATTTCTGTCAAATCATTCAGCGTAAAATCCTTGTTGAACCATTTAGGGGAAGAAGTAATAATTTCTTTTATAATGTTATCATCTAGTTTATTAATATTACATATTCCTTCGTTATTTATAGTTTCGGGTATATAAATTGCTATATTATATCCTTTGCTATCAATAAGACGTCTTATTGATTTTAATTTAACATCAGAAAATATTATTTTTATTGGATCTATTGCTTTGGCAATAAACTTATCATCTTTTTTTTCCGGTTTTTTAAGAATAAGCATTATCTATTTTAAACGGTATCTTATAAATGATATTTGATATACGCAGTTAAATATATTATTATGTAAAATTTTATTATAAATCTTAAATTCTATTTAAAATATAAATGAAAGATAATAAAAAAGTAAGTGAATGCGAAGATAAAGAGGAATCATATAATGCGAAGGACAAATGTAATGATAAAGATAAATGTAATGATAAATGTAATGATAAATGTAAAGATAAATGTAATGATAAATGTAATGATAAGGAAAAAAGTAAAGAAAAATATAATGATGGTAATAATGACAATGATAACAATGATAATGATAATGATAGTAATGATAATAGTTTAGTAAATATATTAATAGATTTTATCAAAGATGAGCTACTTAAATCTAATATACGATATGAGATAGTTAAGCCAATACTTATATATATATTATATTATCTTATTCCATTCATAATATTATTAATGATTTTAAATTTTATAACAACAATTATAGCTGTATATATAGTGTTTAAATATCTACTATAAAATATAAAATTAATTTATTATGATTATAATAGAATAAATATGATTTCAACAGTGGTTAATCAGCAAATGAATAATAAAACTAAGTTAAAAAATAAAACTATATTAAATAATAACGCTACACAAAAGAAAGTCAAGACAAATAAACAAAATATAACAAACAAAAATGATAATATTGCTGTCCCAAGAGTAAGTCCTCCAAGAGTAAGTCCTCCAAGAGTAAGTCCTCCAAGAGTAAGTCCTCATCTTTTGAAAAAGCAAGTACATAAAGCACGGACAATAGGTGGATTTGATTTAACACCTTTAATATCCGCAATATTATTAGCAGGTATTAAATTGTCAATAATGCAAAATAAACAAAATAAAAACGTAGTAGAAAAACGTAAATCTGCTAAGTCCACAAAATCTAGAACTTCTACAAAAACTAAATAGTACTTTACATATCATATACCATGCCTTTATTTTTATAAATATCCATTAGGGATATTGATATTAATTTATTTTTATCATCGTTCAAATGTTTATTTTTAATGATAAACCAACCTCTTTTATATACATCCATATTTGTTTCATATGGTTCTCTATTTATTATATGAATCATTCCATTGTTATAGATTGCTATATTATCGCTTTGCGTCATTATTTATATTTATATGAATGCGAGTTTTTATATCAATTTTTTATAAATTGTAATTATTAAATATATATTAAATAATGGACGATGAAATACTAAAAGATTTTGAGGAATTGTTTGATTTTGATATATCAAAGAAGCAATTAATTCTTAATAAGATTATAACAGATGATATAATTAAGGGAGATAAAATAGATATTTCTGACGATGTCTATAAAGATACATGTATAGATAAATGGATCTCAAAATTACCTACATTAGAAGGAAGCCAAATATTAATAGAAAAGTTAATAAAACATCCTATAAATGATAAGGAATTATTAGAAAGACGACAAAAAACATTAATAAATTATGATATAGATATAGAAATACTTAAAGAATATGAGAATGATATACTATGGATTTATAAAATAGCGGATGAAATAAACAATAATTCATCAATTGAAATATTATTCCCATCAACATTCATTATAAATTACATAAATTACATAGAGCAAATATTAGATTTGTATCATTTATATAAAATTTATTTTATTCCTATGACATCTATACTATATCCAGTAAGCGCATTTATTGCACCATATTTATATATTAAAAATTATTTAAAAATGGATATTTCTATTATATCATATATTGAAATATTTTATAATATAATCAAGTTCTTATTTAAAACAACAGGGAATTTTAGGGCTGACATAACAAAATTTATATCAATATTTTTATATGTCGGCATCTACCTATATAATATGTATCAGACCTATGAGATAGCATTATTCTTACATAATACTAAATATAAATTACACGCAAAGATGCAAGGATTAGTACATTTTATTAGGCATTCGCAAAATATAATGAAAAATCTTCCAGCTAATATTATATCACCCTATTTTAATATTAATGAGACATATCAACGTATAAATATTAATAATTCAATGTCAGATATATATAGAATATGGAAAGATGACAATATAAAACGAGATATTTCTTCATTATTAAAAACAATTTATGCGGTAGATGTTATAGATACAATAAATAAATTATTACTATCTGGTGCATGGTCTACTGTTTTATATTCTAATGAAACATTATTATGGGATGCTAAGAATCCTATATTAAAAGATGATCAAATATCAAATCCTGTAAATCTAAATAAAAATATTATAGTTACAGGTCCAAACGCTGGTGGAAAAACTACCTATGTAAAAACTGTTCTTGCGAATGTTATATTAGGGCAAACAATTGGGATAACTTATAGTTTACGCTCACGAATGATATTATATGATACTATAAATTCATTTATGCGCGTTTCAGATATTTTAGGAACACGCTCATATTTTGAAGCGGAAGCCGAGTATTGTTTAAATATGATTAATAAAGCTGTTGATATAAGCGCGCAAAATAAAAAGGGGCTATTTTTGATGGATGAGCCTATGCATTCTACCCCACCAACAGAAGGAATGGCGACAGCATACGCTGTTATTGAATATTTAAGTAAACTAGATGGTATTACATTAATAATAACAACACATTTTCATAAGTTGGTAAAATTAGAGGAATTATATCCTGAAAAATTTATTAATTTATCGGTTGATGCTATTCCGCACAATAATAGGTATATATTTCCATACAAAATAAAACGCGGATTTTCCTATTTATGTATTGCGATAGAATTATTAGATATTAAGGAGTTCCCTTCTATAATTATAGATAATGCGATTAAAATGAAAAACAAAATATGTGATGATTTTAATAAATAATGTATAGTTTTATATTTGATCAAACATATATTAATTTAATGATATTAATAATGATTGTCTTTCTTGTTATGTTTTTATGGAGGAAAATAATAATATTAGAAGGAAACTTCTTTATATTAGAGAAACGTGTAAATTTAATTAAAAAAGATGTTCGCGAAGATAGTTTTTCAAAAAATTTTGAAAAATCAGAAACTATAATGAATGAAATATTTAAAGATTATTGTCCTGCGAATGCGTGTAAAAGCTCTGGATGCTTTCCTTCCGTGGATGATAATGAATGTATCAAATCTACAAAAATTACTTCCAATAATCTACACATTAATGAAGATATGGTCAAGTATATATCATCCCAAACTCCTGATGATATAAATGATAATACTGAAAAAATACAGGAGATTGAAGAAATAACATTTACGAATAAAGCAAATATAGTTAAAGCCGATAATACTATTGATGGTAATAATACTATTGATGTTGATAACACTGTAGAAGATATAGATAAAATGGTGAATAGTATTATAAGTTCAAGCGAAGAGTATGAAGGAAAGGTTACAACTGAACAAACAGGTTTAAATGATAAAGGTGATCATGAACTTGATAATATTTCTATTACATCTGATATAACTTTTACAAGTGATGATAAAAAGAATGATGGAGCTTTACATAAAAAATATTCAAAAATGTCGTTAGATAAACTTAAGGAATTATGTAATACGAATGATATAAATATTGATGGAACTAAAAATCAACTAATAGCTCGCCTTATAGAAAATAGAAAATGAAATAATAATGAAATAATAAATAGAAATAAGATAAAATAAAAAATATTGTATTTGTATAGATATATTAAAATGAGTTATAGTTCATCAAAAGAATTTACTCCTCATTGCCCTATAAAAATGGCTGATGGGCGCGCATTCACAGATTATAGACCTAGATGTATGGTTAATTCTGAATTATTATCTGATGTTCATAATAATTCTATGGTTAGAAGTAGTTATGAAAGTAGAATGTTTTTACAAGATAACGCAGAAAAATTAATGGAACGTAATAGACAAACCATGTTAAAAAATCTAACTCCATGTGCTCCATGCACTCGCCCTTTTTCTGATCAAGGCACTATGTATCCTCAACAATATATTGTAAGATGCGATGGTGTAAGTTGCGAGAAAATTGAAGTTAACCCTGGTGGGCTAGGAACTAGCACTCGTATTTATTAAAATAATTATAAGATTATTAACTATTTATTTTTGTAAAATAGCAACATAAATTCCATTATACCATGTTTCTATTGCTTCCGGTTGCAATGTGTGTGAATTATTCCAAGTTAATCTAATTTCTTTTTCATATAAACATATATAAACAATTTAACATTATATATAATCGGGTATATAATAAGGTATATATGTTCAAAATTCAAATTAATTGTACAACCAAAAAGGATTTAAGTTTTAATAATAAACCAATTAAGCCACAAATATACAAGGAAATAATTCAAAAACTACAGCCATTAAATCTTGAATATATTGAATCTATTCAAATATTATATAAAAATGAGAGGGGAAAATCTTTTACCAAAAAAACTTTTGAAATTTTTATAAATAGTGAATTAAGTAGGGAAGAGTTTAAGGCGTTTATACATAAACTAAAAGATATTGGATTTTACAGTGAAAATGAAAAAAATATAAAGTTTAATGAAATTATAAATACTATGTCTTTTAATTATAATTTTACAACAGAAGAACCTTTAATGATAAATTCTTCAAAATATGCCACAGGAATACTATATAAAAAATAATAATATTTTAATTCCAGCATCCTATTTTATAATAGCGCTTAGTGATGCACCAAATTTATATTTGTTTTCATATTGCCAATCTTTATTACTAAGAATATATATGTATTCTTTCATAATTATAAATTAATTATTAACATTATATATCATTTTTAAAAAAATGATAATATTACAATTTAATTATTGTTTAATATACAATGTTGTTTAATAATTATAATCTAGATAATATTCCTGTTATCAAACAACTTTGCAAGGACATTTTAGGAGGATTTATTGCTAAACGTAATAATTTTAATATTACAGAAGAGGGTAATTTACTTACGGATTACATAAGTGATGTAATAAATCGCAAAAGTAAATTAGAAAAAGATAATGCTATTAAATCTATGAGCAATATATATGAGAATGCTTTCTACAATAGTTTGATGAAACAAATGGGAGATTATTATGATATGTCAGAACCATTACTAATAATTTGCGACAATATTATTAAATATCATTATGATAAAATATTTATATATGGATGGGAAGATAATATTTATGGTGTATGGTCTCATAAAAAAATGTTAGAAGACTATAACAAGGTTAGTATATATAATAGATATATAGATATCTACTAATCAATCAATCCTATACGGGATTTCATTAATGACATTTGATGGGCGATTAGTTATGAACATATTTATTGGAGTATATTTTAAAAATATATCGTTAATTATATCTTTAATTATTCTAAACGAATATGGTATGTTATTATTAGTATTAGAAGATAATTCTGAATATATATTATTATTTAAAATAGTATTAATTTCTAAAATTATATTATTTATACGGTCATCGGGTAAATCGCGATATTTTCCCCAACCTGTTTTTTTATTCATAAAAGCATTTATTATTCTACTATAATCTTCAAACACATTTTTGCTTTCTTTTTTAACAATATCAATATTTTTCATATTAGCATTAATTCTTCTTGAAAACCCATAATCAAAAATAATAATATTAAATTTACAAGATTTTAAATAATAATCTTTCCCATCGCAAATATAATGATAATATCCTATTTCATTATTTAATTGATATAGAAAATTTCCATAATGTGCATCTTTATGAACGTATCCTACAACATTATGAAATGTTGCGATTGATATATAAGTTTGAAATAATATATTGAAAAATAATTCAACATTTGCTAAAACATCGCGAACATTAAAGAGCATTTTCAAGTCTCCATCTGCTAGTTCATTTATACTAATTAGCTTTAACTTTTCTGCGATTTTCTTAGAGCACGCGCAACTTCCATATATCATGAGAAAATGTCTTGAAATTTGCTTTAAAAGTATATGGTTAGTTATCATGGTCATAATATTAACTTCATTAATATTATCATTATCATATTTCATAATTTTTGTAGCAATAGGGAATTTGTCTATAAAATTTGGTAGACTTGTTAAATATATAGTACCGTATTTACTTTTAGTACCAATTTTCTTTTCAAGATTTATAATGTTTCTAATAGTATACCCTTTAACCCCATTAAAAGTTTTTTCTTCTAAACAGTCAGTATTTTTTAATAATGATAATTGCTGTTTAAGTAAATTATAGCGATTGATACGATTTATTAAAATATACTTATTTACACCAAGTTTATCTCTAAGAAAACCTTGATTTTTTTTAACTTTTATGTCTTTATATATATCTTTTGAAAATACACGAAACTTAGAGTTATAAGGAGGTTTTTTAGACATTTTGCTAGATGAATCATTAATACTTGTGGAAATTTTATTTTTATTAATCATTAACTTTCTTTTAATAGCTGCCTGTAATACTCTTATTTTTTTTTCTTTACTATCATTACCATCTTTTTTATCCTTAATACCCTTTCCCTTTGTTTTTTTGATATTTGATATTTTTTTAACCATTTTAATTATATTTAAATAATCTTCTGAACCTTTTCTTGGCATGCACCATTTATCTTTGCCCTCATTATATTTTTTTAAAGCATCAATATATTTCATTTAATATCTAATAATATCTAATATATATTAATAATATTTATTAGAAACTAAAAATAAGTGTTGTTTTATACCATTCAAGATATACACAAAATATTCAAATATTATTAATTATTATGTTGTGCTACTTCTTACATTTGTATTACTGAAACTAAATGAATTATCATGTGATAAAATAAAATTATTTAAATCATAATAAGAATTTACGACATTTTTATTTATTTTTAATAATTGATAATGTGTATTATCTGTTATTATAACGCTATAATTATATTTTTTTGCGCTGTTGAGTAGACGAGATGAACCTGTATTTTTAACAGTATTTTCTAATTTTTCACCTATGCGTGTTCTTATTTTACCTATTATGCCTGCGTTTTTAATACCTGCTTTCATATCTGTTAGTAAATCAATATCATATTTTAACATATTTTTTTTTCCATAATTATAACGATTAATTATATTCAAAGTTTTGTCATTTGTACTATTACCATATTTAGAATTTAATATAATACTCAATACAACTATATTGTATGATTTTTCAATATAATCAATAGATAATGCCATTTCAGGTTCCGAAGGCATTCTTCCAGAAACTTTAAAATGTTTTTTTAATAAAGTTTCAATTTCATCATGTTTATTTAGATCAATATTCATAATATTTGCTTTTTTTAAAGATTTTATCTCTCTCCTATTTACAGATAGTAATTCAGCTACTTCTTCTGTTTTTACACCATCATTTAAATAAAGTTGTGCTAATTCTAGGTATGTTTTAAATTTTTTAATAGTTTTCTTAATATTCGTCTTTTCTGTAAATTTTTTACAAAGGTATTTTCTAAGATGCTTACCTTTTTTTATAGAATATCTTGATGATTTTTTAAAATCATTATTATCTTTTATTACAAGATAAATAGAATTGAAAAAACAATTATTATTTCTACCAGATACATTCAATAAATCAAGTTTATCTTTCTTTTTTGATATTGGTTTCATGATTCTAATAATGTTTAAATAATCTTCTGAACCTTTCCTAGGCATGCACCATTTATCCTTACCCTCATTATATTTTTTTAAAGCGTCAATATATTTCATTTAATAATTATCTTCTAGTATTCCTATAATATCTTTATAATATTTTATGAAAGTAATCCTATTTTTTCTCTATATTTTGTAAGTTTTTTAAATGCTTTTGTCACATTATCTAAAATATTTAAATCAAACTTTTCTAAATAAAGAACAGTCTTCCATCGTTGACCATCCGCATTATTTTTTCTATAAGGAAAATATTTAGTACCTATTATATCACCCTTAGGTAATTTTTGTTGTAGATCAGATAATATATATACAGGGTATGAAGATGTTGGACCATCATCGACCTGGTCATACACAAAATCAGCAAAGATTGGCAAAGTTAAAACTACCGAATTCATAATATTAACTTGATTTGGGAAATTATCATAAGTTGTAACATGAGGGTCTTGTTGTATTTTATTAATAACTCTGAATAATATTCCTCCTAAATTAATATTCAAATGTATATATAAATATCCTATAATTGGATTTTGCGTGCGTTGTTGTAGATAACTTTGAGTATAATCTAATGCGAGATAATTATCATATTTGCAATTATCTATTAGTGCCCTAATATCCATAGATGAATTAAATGTTGGTTTTTTTGTAAAATGTTTAATTTTACGACATATCTCATCTAAATTATCATTTGTTAATTCTTTTTTATTAATTGTATTTATTGGTTTTTCACAATTTTCTATACATTTCAATACGTAATTATATATACTTACTGTATCAAAACGGAAATGGAATTCCTTACCAACTTCATTATAATAAACTATATCTGATACATGTTTTTGTTTGGTCGGATGCATATCATCAAAGTCTTCCTGAGTGTTTGGGTCAGTATCATTTACATAATAACTCTCAGTATCGGTAATGCGCGGGTGGGCACCAAGGCTTGTAATAAATGCCCCTGTTGCTTTATCGTATTTTACAAATGAAACTTTTGGCGGAGAACTGCTACTGCTATAATTATCACTACGACCTGAGCTTGTATGGTTTGCTTTTAATTGCTTGGGATATTTTGCTGATAATGCCTTCAATGCTTTAATAACATTATCATCCTTGTATTTTTTTCTACTAACATGAAAAGATTCACCGTTCCATATATGTTTATTAGGTTTTGCTGAAAATTTTCCTTCGTATATGCGGTCATATACATCTTTTTTCTTTTCATAATCCTTTAATTCTTTCTTCCACTCTTTCTCTTTTTCTAGGTGTTCATTAAGTTTTTCTTCTTTTTCATCATCTTTAACAGCGCCTTTTAAGGATGAAAGCATCTTATATTTTTGTAAATCTGGTGGAAGTTGCGGTTTTCTTGGTATTTGTGGTTCAACGCCTTTATTTGTATTATAGGGGTCTTTAACAGGTTTGTAGATGGTGTTTTTAATATTATTATCACTGTATAATTTCAAAATACAGTCATATATTGATATTAATGTGTCGCATATATCGTCTGACTTTTTCACTACATGTTCAGTAATTTGGCTGTATATATAATATAAATTATTATTTTTATCCGTTCTCTTATTATCATAAGCATTAAAATTAGTCATAGTATATCTCTGATATCTAGATATTTCATCTTTGAAATCTTGATTTGTTGATGTAAGTTTTAATATGGGAATATAATATATTAAAGCTTCTTTATTATAAATTGTATCATTAATTTTTTCAGCAGTTATCTTTGATTCGTGCATATATAAGACATTTTTTATAAAATGACATAAATGATGTATTAATATAGCAATAGAGAAATTAGTATTACTTGGAACAACATGAAATAATAATAATTCTTCAATTGTTTCATGGGCGTGTGTATTAATTGCATTATCTAAACTTTTTGCTATCGCATTATAAATATTTAAATATATATATGGTTCTAATTCTTTAAGATAATTAGCATCATAGCTATATACATTTATTGCTGAACTAGGTTTTTTCAATAAAATAAAATTTGCTATAAAAAGATGGTCGTAAAATATTCTATCCACTATATTATTATTTGCGTCTGTAATAACATAAACAGCATGTATAATTGGCATACTATTTTTAATATCTTTACAATTTTGAATTGATAATGTGCTCTTACCCGCCCCCTTTTTATTTTTTAATATATGCTTAATTAGTTCATCAATAATTTTTGAATATAAAGCAACATATTCACTAGTTGGATTTATGGATACATTAATTGTTGCTCCTGTGAATGGGTCTATTGTAGGATTAGTTTTCCATTGATTAGCAATTGTAATTATATCTATATCTGGCGATTTAGCACGTGTCATAGCACCATTTGTTTGAGATGATGCTGCGACTGGTACTCCTGAAATATCAGATAAAATTTTTTGAATATTTGGTATTCCTATAAAATCATACCCTTTTAAATTTTTTACACACCATTTAATAATAATAGGATAAATTCCTCCCTTATTAGTAAATATTTTGCTTCCACTTAAAGGATTATCAACTCTAAATTGAGAGTCTACATATGGTGCCCCTTTTTTGAGATCATCCAACCAAGCGTGAATACTATTATCTTGTATATTATCTAATTTTTGAAAAATTTCTCTTTCTTGTTTAGTTGTATTACTTGCCATTATCTATATTATAATAATATAAATATAATATAAATATTATAAATATAATATAAATATAATATAAATATAATATCAATATACTAAAATATAAATATAATAATGAATACTCAAACTGAAAAATTAATACTATATACTATTACACCTAACTTTATGTCAATCATAACATTTGGATATTTTAGTATGATATATATTCTTACAAAATATATGAGATATAGGAAACCATATTCTCTAAAATATGCGATGTTAATATATAATAATGCTCAAATAATACTTAATATATATATGATATATGGGTTAATATCAGTTATTTCCTTTCCAAATATTTATGGTATAAATATACCATATACAAGTAATCTAAGATACTTTGTATATGTTCATTATTTATCTAAGTATTTTGATTATTTTGATACATTATTTATAATTTTACGAGGTAAAGAAAAACAACAATTATCATTACTTCATGTATATCATCATAGCACAATAGGTATTATATGGGGTAGTCTATTATATTGCGGACACGGAAATGGAACAGTATCATTTGGTTGTTTTATAAATAGTGTAATTCATTTATTTATGTATAGCCATTATTTATATACATCATTGGGATTCAATAATCCATTTAAAAAATATATTACGCGTGCACAATTATTACAATTTTTCTTGTGTTTAATTCATTCTCTTGTTGTATTAGCAATTGATAATAGTGTGCCTAAAAAATATGCTGTAATAGAGCTTGTTTATCAAACTAGTATGATAATATTATTTAGCAAATTTTATTATAAGTCATATTCTCCTAAAATAGATAATGAAGGATAATAATAAATATATTTAATAATATTATAAAAATGATATAAAAATAAGATGCTATATATATATAGCCCACAAGCACGTACAAATTACTCTAATATAAAAAATGCAACAATACAGATATAAAAAATCAAACTTTGATGAACTCCAAAAAAATGAGGCAACATCAAGAGCAGGTAAAGGATGGGAAACTGGCGAAGAAGAGAAACTACTTTCAATGCGTTTAAATAAATCATCATATGATGAAATTGCTCTTGAACTTAAGAGGACTGTACGTAGTATCCAAACACGACTATATCTGTATATTTGTAAATCAGTTGAAACTGAAAACGGAGATGAAAATATTCTTATTGGTAAATATGATGTTGATTATGATGATTTTGTAAGTTTCAAAACACAGCGACAAGAAAGTAGCCAAAAATCATATAGAAAACCGTATAGGAAATCTTCCAAATTTGACACAACTGCTAATGGCGCGAGCTCAGAATATATTACTCCATACGAAAATAAAAATTATAACATTAAGAATGAGGTTAATTTCCTTCGCCAAGAAGTATTTGAACTGCGAAAATTGATTTCAGCAAGATAATATGAAAAGGTCTTAATTAATATTAAGAAATTTCATTAATAACGAGATAGAACTTATCAATGTGTCTATCTTACCTATATCTAATAAAATATTATTTATATTATTGGGTTCCTGTTCTAAATCCGCATTATTTTTATCTAACTCAACAATTAATGTATCATTTCTTGTTGATATTTGAATATATTTAATTTTACTAACATCTATATAGATGTTAGATAATATAAGATGTTTAGCAATCTTATCATCATTATTATGATTTGTATTATTAATAATTAAGGAAGTATTTAATAATACTTCATTATTAATAAATATTGGATTATTTTCTGTAATATTTGCTATATTTGTATTATTGATATAATTAAGAATATTTAGGATATTAATGATATTTTGTATATCAATATTGCTGTTATCTTTAACAACGCGATAAATCTTTTTAAAATTTCTAATACCTATTAGATATTTCATATATATATATTTTTCATTAAAAACCATATTTTCATAATTATTTCTTAATTTTAAATTTTGTTTTTTGCTATTAGTAGTAGTACCCTTTAAATAACTAGTTGGTATAATATATCCATCAATATTTAAAATAGAGCTAATGAATGATACTATTAGGAATGTATAGCATACAAAATTAAATTTCTTAGTCATATTCCTATTATTAATTTTTTAATTTTAATATAGTCAATTTTTATATAAGAATAAAATTATATAAAAAATGATTATTACAATATATTAATATCATTTACTGATATATCATATTAAACTATGGAATATGATGATGATATTTGGAAAATATTAACAACATTAAAAGATAATAATGAGCAAAATATTTTAAATAAACAAAATTTATCTGATCCAGTAGATTTATTAGATATTAGTAATATTGATATTGTGAATAATAATTCATGCGGGTGTGGATGTAGTGAAGTTATTAGCGAAGATAATATGCAGATATGTAAAAATTGCTCTGCTATTGTTTCAAAGCTAATTGATAATACTGCTGAATGGCGATTTTACGGTAACGATGATAATCGAGATGGAGATCCTTCGCGGTGTGGATTGCCAACTAATAATTTATTACCAAAATCGTCAATTGGCTCTATGATTGGTAGCGGATATAAAGATAATATTGATATCCGCCGTATCCGCATGTTTCAAATGTGGAATAGTATGCCATATGACGAAAGAACATTATGGAATGTATTTGATAAAATGACAGGAAATACTATTAATAACGGGATACCGCAAAAAGTTATAGATGATGCCAAAGTTCTTTATAAAAATGCGTCGGAAAAGAAAATATCGCGCGGAGATAATAAAGAAGGGCTAATAGCATCTTGTATATATCATGCTTGTCTTTTAAACAAAATACCAAAAAGTTCAAAAGATATTGCGGCAATGTTTAATATATCACATGTTACACTTAACAAAGGTAATTCGCGGTTTCAAACACTATTACAAATAAATGTAACATCCCCAGAACCTATGGATTTTATAGCACAATATGGCAATAATTTAAACATGCCTATTAAAGATATTGATAAATGCAAGTTATTAGTTCAATTAATTGAAGATAATAATATAATGAATGATAATTCTCCTACTTCATCGGCAGCAGGTATTTTATATTATTATACACAAGTTAAAAATCTTGGATATTCAAAAAAAACATTCGCAAAAGCATGTAATGTATCAGAAGTTACAATTATTAAATGCTATAAAATTATCAACAATTACCATAATTTTATAATATCACATAAAAGTAATATATTTGAGTTATGAATAACTCGTTTATATATATATATATATAATCCTTTAATATTATTAATAATATGGATAATGAATTATTTACATCAATATGTAATGGTGATATACAAAATAGTATTATGATAAGCACTAAAATAATTTTTTTACATGAAAGTATAGATATGTTAGAAAATGTATATATAAATATATGTGCTTATATTGGTTCATTTATATCCTTGTATGATATAAGTAAATTGACAGATATATATAGTTCTCTAAAAAATATTATTGAAAATGAAAAATTAATAATTAAAGATATATATATAATTATATCAAAAATGTGTATATTATGTGATATATATAATAAACATCCAAATGCTAGATGCGGAAATATGTCTATAAAAGTATTAAAAGACAAAATATCTATATTATTTAATAGCAATGAATTAAAATTATCACATAATGGTGTTATGAGATTTGACGGGATATTACCTCCACACGATCACGAAAATTATAATTTAGCGATTAAGATAGTAGCTATAATAATTAAAACAATTAAATCAACAGATGATATATCAGTTGATGATGGGGATACGCTTGTTGATATATCAAATAAACTAAGACATATTATAGATTATATATTGAGAACTAAATTTAAGTTTGAAACAAAATTTTACAGTAGCGACAACGATAATGCGTGGTTTCTATGGGGAGTATTTTGCGTATTATATAAAAATAAAATATTTAATGATGCGTTCTGGCTATATAATTATGAATATAAAAAAAAATATCGCTCTAAACGTGTAGGTATATTATGGTCTCTGCCTATTATTAGTATATACACTCACAAAAGTGATATATCTAAGGGATGGAGCTCAAAAGAAAACAATGTTATCGCAAAAATTGAGGAAATATCTATTAATTTATACAATGAATTAAGGCGTAAAATTATAAAAGATAATCCTGATAAATTTGAAAAGAAAAATAAGGATGAAGTTGATAAATATGATGGTTTAAAATATATTTTAAATTTTGTTCCTGTTGTAAATTACATAAATGATAAGAGTAATGATAATTCATATAAGAATACATCTCAAATAAACGCACAAATTAAAGAAGATATAAGGCATATATCTTATTAAATTTAGAATCAAATTTGTTCTATTTTATTTATTTTATTATAAAAATTGCTTAAATTTAATTTAAATTATTATAAAACAACAAACAAAACTTGCTGTGAAAACTTGCTGTGAAAACTCTATTTGATAATAATGACGGATTATAGCAAGATGAGATGCTATGATATGAGAATGTATCTGTTAGAATGGGCGTCATATAACCCAGAAGCAGGTATTAAATATATACATAATATGTCTAAGTCACAACTTACACAGATTTGTCAATATACTGAGGATAGATTAAGCAAAGATGAATTAAATGATATAATAAATGTTGTTAAAAACAGTCTTAAAGAAAATAAGAAGAGGTTGAAAAATAAGAAGGAAAATGCTAGCAATGATAATAGCAATGATAATAGCAATGATAATAGCAAAGATAATACTAGTAATTCTAATGTAAATCTTAATAAATTTATAAATATGATTACTATTAATAATGCTCCTGAAACAGTTTATTATACTGCTGATGAAGGAGAAGATTCAGACGACAATGACGAAGAATAAATACTTGTGATATAATGTGTATTATATATTTTTTACATTTATAATACATATAAAGTTATTATATATATTATATATAATAAATATAATAAAATGCCTACAGAAGATACATTTAATGAAAATTTTTTTAAGTTTATTGATAGTCCTCTAAAAGCATATATTCTTGGTCTTGTAGTTTTCAACAAAAAAGACAATGATGATATTGATAATATATGTGTTGAAATTAAACTTAACAATGTCAAAGAACATGATAATAATATGAAATGTATTTCATATGGTTATTATAATGATTTGAAAGAAGATGAAAAAATACATTATCCATATTTCAATAATATTGATATGCTATTAAGATGTCTTAATAATGTAGGGAATGCTAAATATACCGAACTTAGTTGTATTAATGGTATTATTGAATTAACTATAACATCACCGCAAATTAAAGAAGATATTGGGTCTCATCTAAATATCAAAGACTGTAAATATAGTGATTTATCAGATTTTATTACAAAATGTTACAACGAAGATGTCAATACATGTAATCAATTTGTAAGAGCATATATTGAAAAATATGCTAGTATTATTTATGATATTATGAATATTACATTTTATAATGAAGGTACCACAAAAAGTATTGTTAAATTATATGAAATTCCTTGTATTGTACAAAAAAATATTAATAACCAAGTAATTCAATTTAATAGCGTGAATATGATTGATTTTCTTGGAATGATTTATAGTAATTATGATTGTCCATATTATAATAATTACATTTATACTTATAACAATTGCGATGGCAAATCAATTCCTTGTATTAAAGTTTTTAAAGCATGTGATGATGCTGTAATTCCTTCTAAGGCGCGATATTCTGATGCTGGATATGACTTGACAATTATTAAAGAGCATAAAAGACTAACTTCAAATACTGTTATCTACGATACTGGTATTAAACTTGAAATTCCAAATGGATATTATGTTGAAATAGTTCCTCGCAGTTCTATAAGTCGCTCTGGCTATATGTTGGCAAATAATGTAGGAATTATTGATCAGGGATACAGAGGCAATCTGTATATTGCACTTACAAAAATAAATGATGAGACACCTGATATTACGGATCCTGATAATTGGAGGTTGCCATGGAAATGCTGTCAGATGATTGTGAAGAAACAAATATATTCTAAATTGGTTGTATGTAATAGCACTGATATTGAAAAATCAGATAGAGGAACAGGTGCGTTTGGAAGCACCGGTTAATAAGGAATATTCATCCTATTATTAATTTTACTGTAAATATTATCAAATGTTTCAAAAGAATAATTTATAAAAAAATTATTTCGCGAATAAGAATCGCTACATATAAATATATGTGTAAATAGATTTTTTATTTTGTCCCTAATAATAACATTATTAATTCCATAATTCCAAAGATACATGCTATGTTTTTTTATAGGACATACAATATGTAAATTATCTAATAAATGGGTTTTTATTTCATATTCTTTTTTAAGGTATTTATCAGAATAAATGCTCTCGCAATCAATATTATATTTTGATACATTATTAAGAAGTTTTTTTTGCTCTTTTGTAAAGAAATTATATTTTAACAAATTATTTTTTGATAATGTTAATATTATAATATTAGATATAAATGTATTAGTGCGCGTTGAAGAATATATGCGATTATTACAATTAAATATATCTTTTATTTCTGTATTATAAATGAAATCTACATTTTTTGAGTGTAAATATTGAGTTATTTTATCTATTAATATAGATATATCATCTATTAATATATAATAATTATGTGTTTCATTAATGTCAGAAGATAACATAATAAGAGCATCCATAGCAGATATATTACTATATATATATTCAAATGAATCTAAATTATTTTTCAATATATTATAATCAGATATAGTAAGAATAGTTCGGCAAAACTTAACAAATGATTGTGTATTTAAAGATTTATTAGGTATTAATTTTGATTTATTAATAATACCAGATAAAATATTTGTTGTTTTATCATTATATTTTAAAATATATTTCTCATATTTAATTGAAAATTTATTTAATAATTGTATATATATATTATGTGATTTATTAAAAATGCGATAATTATTTCTATTATTTTTATTAACTTTATCTTTGGATAATTTATCAACAATAGATACTTTGTAGCCATTATCTACGCACCTTAATGCTGAATATAAGCCTATAATATTACAACCAACAATAATAATATTGTTTATAGTCATTTATTAATAATAAATAATGAGTATATTTTTATATATGTTATTTGAAAATATATGCGTATATGAATACAAATTTATAAAGTTGATATATAAATAAGATTTAATATATATAAGTTATGATATGGGTGCAAATTCATCAAGACAATATACTTATCAACAATATTATAATGCTGTACAAGAAAGTGGTATGATTGACAATATAGATTTTAAGAATATAGATATAGAAACAATTAATCCTTATGAAGTTCTTAATGTATCTAGACATTTTACTTGGAATGAATTAAAAGCGTCGTATAGAACATTAGCAACAAATACACATCCTGATAAACCAGGAGGTAATAAGGAATTATTTAATATTATAACTATTTGTTTTAAGAAACTAGCAGAAGAACTAAAAATTCGCGAAGAAGATAAAAGTCATCATGACCTTAAGAAACAATCAACTGAATATTTTGATAAGATGACAAATAATATATCTCCGCATCCTAGCGAAGTATTAGAAAAAAATAAAAAATTTACACCTCAACAGTTTAATAAAAATTTTGAAAAATGTAAATTATACGAAGAAGAAATTGATTTTGGATATGGTTCTAAAATGGAAGAATCCACAAAAGTTCGCGAGGATATTAATATAGAGAAACTTATAAAGAAGAGTAAAATAGATAATGAGAGTTTTAATGAATTATTTAATAAAAATGTTAAAGTAAATAAAGAATTAATTAAATACAAAACGCCTGAACCATTAATGCTATCAAAAAGCTTACAGTACACAGAATTAGGAGGGAAACGCCCTGATGATTATTCAAGTAGTATTGAAAAAAACAATACTTTGGCATATACAGATTATATGAGAGCACATGATGGTACACGTTTAGTTGATCCATCATTAATGAAAAATGTAAAAGAATTTAAAAGTGTTGAAGAATATGAAGCATATCGCGAAAAGAAGGCAACAAAAACATTATCAGCCAAAGAATTAAAAAATGAAGAATTAAAAAGGCTTAAATCATTAAAAGACGAAGATGAGCGCCTAGAAAGACTAAAAATATATGACAAAAAAGTTGAGAAGTCTTATAATAAAGCAAGTCAATTATTTTTGCGATAATATTTTACCTAAGTATATTTTTTTTTTTGTTGTTGTAATACATTTAAATAATTCATTTTTATTTTTATGGGTGTCCGCCCAACCATAATTAAATAAATCGCGCGATATTTGCTTATTAGTATATACATAGTTTTGAATAGGAAAATGTCTTCCCCACATTTTCCTATGTATAGAAATAGTTGTTGGACAAGTTTGCTTTTTATCATAATTATAATCTCTAAATATTTCGCCATCCATATAGTCAATCCCATTGTATTTTTTACCTAATGTATTGCCTGAAATATATGGAATATATGAACTACATAAACTAAAGTCAATTAATTCATTTAAGTTGTTAAAGTTTGATATTTTTTCATTTTTCATTTTCATGACATTTGTAGATATTACTGATATTTTATCTAAGTTGCGCGGTTCCATATTATTATACCTTAATTTGAGATTATCTCCTATATTTTTTTGAAATATATGTAAGTCTTTGTATAATGATAATTCTAAAATTTCAGGACCTATTGTATAATCCCATATTTTATCTGGGTCTGATAAATCATCTTCCTGTGTATATAATATAGAACATATAGCTCCTCCTGATATACCAGTAATATTAACATCAGTAAGTGGAAAATGTTTCTTAATATATCCGATTATTCCCATACTATATGGCATAAACATACCAGTACCATATAAATTTATGTTCATATAAGTATTTGATAGAATAAATAGCGACAATAATATTAATAAACGCATATGAGCTTTATAATATATATCATTTTTATTTATATACGAAAATAAAAAATATATATTACACACATATAATATTTTACATTATTATTTTTTGTTATTATTTATGTTATTATTTTACATTATTTATGTTATTATTTTATCTTATATGTTTACTAATTTATGAATTTTCCTTCTTCTTCTTGGGGGCTGCCTTAACACCTAGTGCCTTACGTGGCGCTTTTCCTCCCTTAGGAACTTTTTTATCTTCTTTCTTATCATCATCACTATCTTTCTTATCATCATCTTCTGAATCGTCGGTTTCATTGCCGTCATCAGGTCTTATGGTGTCGTCACCAGTATGATACCCATCATCGCTATCCTTCTTATCCTCATCTTTTTTCATTGATTTCTTATGCTTATTCCACAATTCAGCAATCAATGTAAATATTTCTTCTCCGTTTAAGGTTGGGTTTTCTTCCTTAACCTTTGCGCGATTATCCTGAATGAACTTTTGATAGCTATTAAGAGGTCTCTTAACCTTTTCAATTTCATTACCATCATCATCTACTTCAACCTTCTTAGCACGCTTCTTTGGGATTGCTGCCTTTGTAGCTTTTTTTTCCTTCTTTTCTTCTTTATTCTTTTCCTTGATATCCTTCATAGCATTCTTATAATATTCATCAACCTCCTTTTTGGTATCAAGATTATCAGGCATATTAACCATGATTTCCTTAACACGCATAGCGAAAGTGGTAGAGGACATCTTTTGCTTCTGAGATTTGCTTCTGAGATTTGCTTTGAGATTTGCTTTGAGATTTGCTTTGAGATTTGCTTTGAGATTTGCTTTGAGATTTGCTTCTGTGGTTTGCTTCTGTGGTTTGCTTCTGTAATATTTTTCAATCAAAATAATCAATTTTTAATTTAATTTATGTTTTTTATAACAAATTTATTCCATATATTTTATTAATTATTATAAAATTGATATTATATATTATATATTATATATAATATATTATATATTAATATGCCTACATATTTAGAGATATTACCAGAAGATATTCTAACTATTATATATAAGTATTTGTATACTTTGATTTTGAAGGATTTAAATTATAATGAAAATTATAAGAATACCATATATTTTCATAGATTACTTGAAATTACGTGCAATCCTTTATTTGACAACTTAGATTTTTTAGGTTTGTTAAATATTAATAATAATAAATATGACATATTAAAATATAAAAAAAATAAAATTAATTATCATGATTTTTTCCAGCAAGAAACAGCAATTTATAATAAAACTTACTATACGACCCAATTAAATATAGATGTAGATAAAATAATTATAAATAATCATCCCTTATCTACTCTATATAAAAATGATAAATTATATTATATAACAATACATGCGATGCTAAAAAAATATTTAAATGTTAATAATTTAACTATTTTTGATGATACAAGAGTTTCGCAAAGAATATGTAAGGCAAACTTTATATTGCAAAAAGATGGGCGATTCAATTGCTTGGCGGAATTATTATATCATACGATTGAATTTTACAATATTATAAAAGACGTAATATATATAAACATTGAATTGCTTGAAGATATTGAGAATGAAGGACAAGTATTGACGAGAAGGCAAAGGAAAGATAAATATATTCTTGAAGATATGCGTAATTATCATTTTAGTTGCAAATATATTGTTAGATATGATAATGATGTTGATACTAAAACCGCTATTCCAATTTTATGCCCTTTGTAATAATTATAGACTATGTCTTCTTCTTTTTGATATAGATTTACTTGAATATGTATGTATCCTGTAATTTTTTATATGGGACCCATAAATCTTTTATTTTTTTACAATCTTTCATATATTGTATCATGCGAATTTTATTATTTTCAATTTCTTCTTCTAATTGCTTAATATTCATATCGCTATTTTCACAATACTCTACAATCTCATTCTGTTTTTCTAGTGAAGGGAATGGAATTTTAATTCTTTTAATATTTGCTTTTGATATGTGTTTAATTTCATTGCCTATGTATAAATCATTCATAATATCTAAGTTATTATATAAGTAATAATAAACAAATTTTAAGTTTAATAATGATTTATTTTTATTTTGTAGAATATAACAATTATCACTAGCTGAGAACTCGTAAGCATAATTAATATTTGGTTCCCCACTATCACAAATAATCAGACTTTCACCTTCGTAATCCGGTTCATCTACAAAACTATCAACAATTGACGACCCTTTAAAAAATGGATAGTTGCCTTTTTTGCTTCCATACTTAGTATTTCTTTTACTTCTTGGTAAAATATTGCAAACATCTTCAAGAGTTTTTTCTGTCATATTGCTTATTATATTTATTATTCAAATAAATCTTAAATAATATTAAATTTTTATATGTAAATTATTATAGGTGGTGAGGTAATAAATATACTATGTATTGTTTTGGAGGGGATGTATTATGTTTTAAAACACAAAAAACATCAAATATAATTAAACAAATAATAACATATACAATAATATTTTTACCTCTTGTGGTTGGTATGACAATTGGAGCAATATATGGTAAGAAATGGAGTGAAGATAAATATGAAAATTTAAAAAAATCAAAATATAACCCACCTAGTTATGTGTTTAGTATTGTGTGGCCTATATTATATATAATGATTGGTGTTATATATAGTTATGCGTTATATGATAATATATGCGTCCCTGACAAAATATCAAAATGTGGAACAAAAATATATTATAAAGGATTAAAATATTGGGTAATACCTACATTGGCATTACTATTTAATTTTATGTATATACCAGTATTTTTTGGTGAGAATGGATTGTATAATGGACTTATTATAATTATATTGAGTTTGGTCTTCGCGATATTAACTTTGATTCAATTTTATTCGCAAAAAAATTATAATTCAAATATTAAATATTATGCGATGTTCGCATTATTACCATATATCGCATGGCTATCCTTTGCCACCTATTTATCATATGATTTATACATGTTAAATAAATAAGGGAGATTTTAACATTATTGCACACTTATTATCTATTTTTTTATATAATTTTTATATTTAATAAAGTATAATAATTGTATTTAATGGTAAATAAAAAAATTAAATACAAATAAGGCACATACAATTTAAAATAATCTATATAATGAAAAATAAAAATATGGTAAGATAATGTTATAGTAAAAAAGATGAGCAACAACTAATAAACTACGAGAATTATTATGTAGATATTGCTACTATATATTTATTTATTTTTAAATTATTTTTTGTTATTAGAACATAATTATTCTTTCTATATTTAGTTATGCATAACTTTGATGAGCTTCCGTCCCGTCAGAACAACATCCCGCTGATAGTGGTTGCTATTCCGCTTTGCCTAGCACAACTCATGGGAGCACGTCACATGCGCGCGCGCATGCAAAGATTGATTCGCGACCCGCACATATGGCTTCCTTGGAAAAATCGAACGCCTTGGAAGAACCCTATTCAAAACTGGTGGCATAACTCAAATCCATTTGTCGTGACAAACCCATGGCAGAACTCCAATCCTTGGCATCCGGCGACTGGTCAATCACAGTCCTTTTGGAAGAACTCCTTTCCTAAGAAAGCTCCATCACAAAGCGTATCCACTGAATCAAATGAGTATAAGACTTAATTAACAGGCTATAAAATATTAAAAAATAATATTTAATTTAATTTAAATATATGGATTAAATATGTTCTAATTAATATAAATTAAATTAAAAATTGATTATTTTGATTGAAAAATAATACAAGGACAAACTAAGGAAGCAATACGCAAAGCAACTCAAAGCAACTCAAAGCAAACCACAGAAGCAAATCTCAAAGCAAACTCGCAAACCAACTCAAAGCAACTCAAAGTAAACCACATAAGCAAATCTCAAAGCAAGTCTCAAAGCAAATCTCAGAAGCAAAAGATGTCCACTACCACTTTCGCTATGCGTGTTAAGGAAGTCATGGTTAATATGCCTGATAATCTTGATACCAAAAAGGAGGTTGATGAATATTATAAGAATGCTATGAAGGATATTAAGGAAAAGAATAAAGAAGAAAAGAAGGAAAAGAAAGCTACAAAGGCGGCAATCCCAAAAAAGCGTGCTAAGAAGGTTGAAGTAGATGATGATGGTAATGAAATTGAAAAGGTTAAGAAACCTCTTAATAGCTATCAAAAGTTCATTCAGGATAATCGCGCAAAGGTTAAGGAAGAAAATCCTACCTTAAACGGTGAAGAAATATTTACATTGATTGCTGAATTGTGGAACAAGCATAAGAAATCAATGAAGAAAGACGATGATAAGAAGGATAGTGACGATGATAAGAAGGATAGTAGCGATGATGATAAGAAGGATAGTAGTGATGATGATAAAAAAGAAGATAAGAAAGCAAAAAAGGCACCAAAGAAAGAAAAGGCGCCAAAGAAAGAAAAGGAAACAAAGAAAGAAAAGGAAACGAAGAAGAATAGTTCATCATAAAGAGTTTATAATGATAATAATGTAAATTAGTAAAGTAAAGTAAAGTAATAAGTTAATATTTGTTTAATATATATTTTTTATTTTTTACGTATATTAAATACTTATATAAAAAATGATTTATTAAGAATTCTAAAAAATATAATTATGTTTCTATCTAATTATTTATTAGATTTACCTGATGACATTCAAATATATATATATAAATATGTTTTTAATAATACTTTGAAAGATATTGAAAATAATAATATTAAATCTCTGTATGATTTTTATGATATACTTATTAAATCAAAATTAAAATTAAATTATAGTATTGATAATAGAAAGTATTATATTACCAACGATAAAACCTTATCAAAAATAAAATATATAGAATATTCATTTACACATACTGTAAGTAAGTTTGAATATATTAAAAATATTATTGAAGATTTTACAGCAATAATATACAATGACGATAATGAATCTAGAATTAATTGGAGATTGCAAAAAAGATGTAGTGGGATATATAATGTAAAATTTGTAAATAATACATTTAGGGTGTATGTAAATAAAAATAAATTAAAATGCAAGGTTGATTTAGAAAAAGCAATAATTCTAGGATATGAATTATTATATTATTCATTAAAACTAATAGATAGATTAGAATTAAATCTAGATGACGATTTTGATGATATAATGGGAATTTATGAGTGGTTGGCAAATCATCGTTTGTTAGAATGTTATGTTATTACTAATGGAGTTGTAGAGGTTGGATTAGGTACCTCTATTATATAGTTCCTTTAATGGTTTGTTCCATTTAAGTTTTTCCTGTGTAAGATCGCGACCGCGCATATAATTTATAAATTTAATAACTTCTGTTTTATTGTTCTCTGTGAAAAAATTATTTAATGAGTTAACACAGTCTTGATTATTGTGAATAGATGATAAAATTATACTATTCATATTCTGTTTATATATGTCTGAAATAAATGGTGGTTGCTCTACAAGCCATTCTTTATACATTTTATAATATGTCTCTTTGCTTATTGAGAGAGTTTCTGTTTGGTCATTATCATATGAAATAATCATATTATTCTCATCAAATATAATATCTACTATTTTATTATTAATATTTTCCATTTTATTATATAATAATATTATTTGTTTATATAAGATATAATTATTTAATTATATATAATGAGATATTATGATTTGATAATTGTTGGTGCTGGCCCCTCCGGATTAGCGCTGGCTCATACTACGAGTTCAATATATAGAAGAGTATTAATAATTGACAAAGAACAAGAAATTGGAGGATGCCATCGTGTTAAAAGAAATAGCGATGGGATGTTTACAGAGCATGGGCCGCGTATTTATTTATCATTATATTACAATTTTTTTAATCTCATGGATGAATTAGGATTAAAGGTTGAAGATATTTTTGTTAAATATAAGTATTCCTTTCATGATGTAGCATATAGTAAAATAGTACCATATTATAATTTTTATGAAATAATGATGCTAATTATGGCATATTTAATGTTTTTTATAAACGAAGACTATGGAAAAGACATCAGTTTATACGAATATTTAAGGGGACGTGGTTTTTCACATAAAGTTATAGATTTATTTGACAGATTATGTCGTTTTACTGACGGTGGCAATATATATTCATATAGTTTAAACAAGCTTTTAAGATTGATAGATGTTGATGTACTAATGAAAATATATCAACCAAAATTACCTCTTGACATAGTTTTATTTAGTACATGGAAGAAGTTTCTAAGTAATCGCGGAGTTGATTTTATGCTTGGATTTCAAATTACCGATTATGATATTCAAAATAATAATATTGAAATAATTACTTTAAATAATGGTGAAAAAATAAAATGCGGTAAAATAGTATTTGCTGTTCCTCCTGTTGCTTTATTGAATATCATTAAGTATGAGGATGGATTACGAAATGCTTTTGGAAATTATAATGATTTTGAGAGATGGGTTGATAAAACAAAATATATTGATTATATATCTATTACTTATCATTTCAAAGATAAGTTAGAATTGCCTTTAATTAATGGCTTAACATTTGATACGGAATGGGGTATAGTCTTAATAAATCTTTCAGATTATATGGATAAAGTTGAAAATGAATATTCCACAGTTTTAAGTACAGCAGTTAGTATCTGCAATAAGAATAGTAATTATACTTATAAAAAAGCAAATGAATGTACAAATGACGAGTTAATTAAGGAAGTTCATAGGCAAATTAAAGAGAGCGTCTTTATTGATTTATCAGATGATTACAAAGCAATTGTAAATCCTAATAATTATTATAATGTACATAAAAATAAATGGGAATGTAAAGATAGCGCATATTTTAATGTATATAATGAAAAATATATACCATTTGAAAGCAGTATTAATAATTTATATACTCTTGGAACACATAATGGAAAAAGTTATGTATGTTATACAACAATAGAAAGCGCTGTATCAAATGCTATATATCTTGCTGGTGAATTATATCCGGAAGTTATAAGTAAATATAGTTTATACAGAGGGGTAACATTAAGAAATATTATAATGGTGATAATTATTATAATGTTTATATTAATATTTTATCTAAGTAGATAATAGATAATAGATAAAATTGAACAAGTATGGAGAGAGGTCTAATTATGCTATTACATTCTTTAATTATAGGTGTTGTTTTATATATGTTAATGGTATTTGTATTTAAGCAAAATCAGCAAATGGCAGAAAATAGAAGTATATTAATTGCTTCTATATTATTAATTTATATGATTTTGTTTGGTCATGGATTACCTACAAAAATAAATAAGGATTTATAGTTAATTATCCACTAATTCACTAATGAATTAATTCATTAATTATAATTGTGCTATTTTTTATTTTTTTTCTTAGTATATACTATCATATACGCATTTGTATTTTTATCTTTAAAGTTTATATTATTATCAATATTAGATACATTCATATCATCATATAATATATTACCATCAATAGTATTACATATTGCTGAATAATGACCTCCGTTTAATGAACCAAAGTGTAATCCAGTAGATGAAAATGTATAAATAACATTTTTGTTTTTTGATAAAATGCTTCCTTTATTGAAATTTAAATAATCATTTATTGATATAGGATTGCAATTTTTTTGATGTATATTTATAAAACGTTTAATAATTATAATTAAAACATTAGGTAATTTCCATAACTTAGTAGATTTTTTATAGGATGTATGTTTACAGCATTTTGGACAAAACCAATCACCGTGAATAATTTCTTCTTTCAATAATTGAGATATCATATCAGAGATTTTTGGAGATGACATATCAGAAGGAATATCTATATTAAGAGATGTAAATGGTTCAAAATTATAGAATGTTAAATTACAATTAAGACACCTAGTAGTGTTTAAATAAAAACCTTGTGTATTTTTCTGCCATATAGATATTTTTTTATTAAATTTATGATAATAATAATCATACTTTTTTCTCAATAATTTACAATTTATAAAGGCTTTATTAAAATCATTATCATTGTTATATACTATACCATCTTTTAAACAATCTTCAAACAATGTATCATTTATTTTAGGAGGAATAGCAACTATATCTTCAGATATTTTATCAGATAAAAATGTCCATAACTCACCTATATCAATCTGTTCACCAAAATAAAATATATCTTTAAATATATTAAAAAATGTATTTAAAAACTTACAAGGAATAATTGAATTATTTTTTACATACATAAGATCAATAATTTCTTTTAGCTGAGATGATATAGTATTATCCGCAAAATCATTATTTAAAATTATATTACGTAAAATATCATTTCTAGATATAATTTGAATTAAACTATTAATAGCACATGTAGAACCTCTATTTTCGATTCCTTGCATTATATATAATTATATTTATATATTTTTATATAACATACTCTTAATTTTTATATCTAGAATATAAATAGAAATGCCAACAAAAAATAAAAAGACATCAAAATCTAAACGTGTATCAAAATCTAAATCTTCTAATCTAAGAAATGCCGAAAGTCAATTAATAAATACTCAAAATCAACTAAAATCTGTAACATTATTTCGTATAATTGGGGGGGTATTAGGATTAATAATAAATATTTTTGCTATTATGTGGATATTTAAATTAGAAAATATTGATTGTAAATGTAGTAATAATTGGATGAGACTGTATATAAAATATTATTTACTTCTCATTATACCTATAATATGTATAACATTATTAATAAATGTATATTTATATTTTAACAATCTAGTATATAGCGATATTACAAATAGCCTTTTTAGCTTATATAAATTATTTGCAGGATTTGTAACTATTATTGGATTAATAAATATTATTATATCTATAATATTTATTAATAGACTAAAAGAAATAAATTGTGAATGTAGTGAAGATATTAAACGTGAGGTATATTATATATATAATATTGTATTAGCATCATTAATATGTATTACAATAATACTTTTTTTAATGGCTGTACCTCTTATGTTATCAAAATTAAATAATTAATTATTACCATTTAACATTTAATCAACTTCATCATCTTCTTTTGATGATTTCATATTAATATCATCAGGTGGAGATTGAGCTTGTGGAATATCTACGCCTGATGGAGGTGATGGAGGTACTCCTTGACTATACAGTTTTTGCATTAGTGGATTTACTTTTGCTTCTAGTTCTTTTTGTTTTTCTTTATAAACATCAGTTTCTTCTTTGTCATTATTTTCAAACCATTTAATCCCTTCTTCAATAATAGGATCAAGTTCAGTTTTGATTTCATCAAGAATTGCTGGCGAATCATCGCGCTTTGTCATAGAATTTTTAAGATTATACAAATAATTTTCTAGACCATTTTTAGCCTCAATCTTTTCCTTCAATTTATTATCAGCATCCTTATATTCTTCAGCCTTTTTAATCATTTCTTCAATTTGTTCTTTTGACAAGCGTCCTTTATCATTTGTAATAGTAATATTATTGGTTTTCTTGGTTGTCTTTTCTTCGGCTGAAATATTCATAATGCCATTTGCGTCAACATCAAATGAAACTTCAATTTGCGGTTGACCTCGTGGCATTGGAGGAATACCATCAAGATGAAAACTTCCTAGCAAATTATTATCTTTTGTGAAGCCTCTTTCTCCTTCATAAATTTTAATATCAACTCCAGGTTGATTATCCGAGTATGTTGAAAAAGTCTGTGATTTCTTTGTAGGGATAGTTGTATTGCGTTCAATAATTTTAGTCATCACACCACCTGCTGTTTCAATACCAAGCGAAAGAGGTGCTACATCAAGCAATAGCAATTCACTTGTTTTAGAGTTTCCTTGACCTGTAAGGATAGATGCTTGAACGGCGGCACCATAAGCGATTGCTTCATCAGGATTTAGAGACTTATTTAATTGCTTTCCATTAAAATAATTAGATAGCAATTCTTGAACACGAGGAATACGTGTTGTTCCACCTACAAGAACAATTTCATGAATATCACCTTTTGACATTTTAGCATCTTTAAGAAGTCTATCAAGAGGTTCAAGAGTTCTTGTAAATACCTTGTCAGCGAGTTGTTCAAACTTGGCACGTGTTAGAGAAGTATTATAATCAACACCATCGAGTAATGATTCCACTTCAATAGTAGTAGTAGTTGAAGATGAAAGTGTTTTCTTGGCTTTTTCAGCAGCAATATTTAGACGTTTAAGCGCGCGTGCATTTTCTCGAACATCCTTCTTCATTCTCTTCTTAATATCTTCACACAACCATTCTACAATTAGATTATCAATATCAGAACCACCAAGATGAGTATCTCCACCTGTTGCTTTCACTTCAAAAATACCACCATCAAGAGTTAGAATAGAAACATCATGAGTACCGCCTCCGCAATCAAATACAAGAATATTCCTTTCTTGTTTATCATCGGTTTTATCAAGACCATAGGCAATAGCAGCAGCAGTAGGCTCATTAATAATACGCAGTACTTCAAGACCCGCAATCGCTCCTGCATCCTTAGTTGCTTGCCTTTGCGAATCGTTAAAATACGCAGGGACAGTAATTACAACTTTTTTAAGCGGATGACCTAGAAAAGATTCGGTTGTTTCTTTAAGTCGTTGAATAACCATAGCTGAAATTTCTTCGGGATGAAATTGTTTATCTTCCTTCTTATATTTAACGTTGATTAAAGGTTTATTATTACTATCACCAGTAACATTAAATGACCATAGTTTAATATCTTCCTGAACAACCGCATCATTAAATTTTCTACCAATAAGACGTTTAGCATCATAGACAGTATTTTTAGGATTCATAGTTGATTGATTTTTTGCTGCGTCTCCAACAAGTTTCTCTTCGTCTGAAAATGAAACATATGAAGGAATAATACGTGAACCAGTTTGACCATCAGGAATAATTTCAACTCTGTCATTCAGCCATATTGCTGCGCAACTAGTTGTTGTTCCGATATCAAACCCTGCCGCAATTTCATCTGTATTAACCATTTTTTGATATATATTTCTATAGTTATATATATCATAAAATCTTTATATATTTTTTTGATGTTTATGTGATGATTATCAAATAATTAATATATATATTAATTATAAGATAATATTCATGAGTGTTGATTTAAATAATACTTTTAAATATGATAAGATTGTTATTAATTTAAATAGTACAAATTGTTTGGAATTTACTTCAGGTAAGACAGATTATTATATAAATCTTGCTGAACCACTAAAAAATGTAATTTATATTAAAATGATTAGAGCATCTGTAAAGACAAATAATAGTACTATTACTATCTCTCCATTGAATTATAAGAAGAGCGACCCTATATATATATCGATAAATAATTATGATAGGTCAGTATCATATAAAATATTTACAGAAATAACTCCTAATACGACCAAAAATATAATAACAGGTACTGTGTCTAATACAGGGACAAATAGTTCTAATATTGTTTTTCATCCTTTTAATTATTTTGATTTAATTCCATATTCTAATGATACAATTTCAACTGAGCAATATTCTGAAATATCATATACACAAGCTTCTTTTGATTGGTCAGACCCCTCTGTATATATATTAAATCCACCAGAACAAAATCTTAAAAGATTAAATATTCAATTTAAAAATAAAGCGTTTGAACTTTTTAGCACTACAGATTTGAATAATTTTAATTTATCATTTTGTGTTTATGTTATTAAAAATAGAGTATAATATATAAAAATAACTTAATATAATATATTAAAATAACTTAATAATGAAATTGAATATTTTTAATAATTTTAGAGCAATTTATTATAATACGCTTGCTAACTTTTATTTATGTTTTAATTCATTTGTCCCTTACTATGATGATGTTATTCTTTCATTGTCTATTACATCTTTTAAAAATATACTAAATAATAATAATTTATGTTTGAAAACAATTAAGCAAAACAGGATGATTCAACTAATATATTCTCTAAGTGGCAAAGAAAATCTATTTTTAGATGATGGTGGATTTTTAATTATTGATTATAATGATAATGAAAATATTAAATATACAGAAGATACTGAAAATGACGAGGAACCAGAAGATACAAAGGAACCAGAAGATACAAAGGAACCCGAAGATACCATTGAACCCGAAGATACCATTGAACCCGAAGATACAAAGGAACCAGAAGATACAAAGGAACAAGAAGATACAAAGGAACAAGAAGATACAAAGGAACCAGAAGATACAAAGGAACCCGAAGATACCATTGAACCAAAAGATACAAAGGAACCCGAAGATACCATTGAACCAGAAGATACAAAGGAACCAGAAGATGCTACAAATTCTTACATTACAGATAATATTGATATTATTGATAAGGTAAATAACAGTTTAGATAAAAAAAATAATTAATTAAGATATATACTTTAATGTTAGCTTTTTTTTCCATATCTCTTTAATTTCATCTTCGTAATTAATTTGACCATAGCATTTGCTTTTTAACCTTTTTAAAATATTATTATTTATATTTTCAATAATGTACTTTTCATATTCATTTATATAGTATAGTTTTTCATTAGCCATTACAGGGTCATTTGTATATATTGTATTATATATATGAGTAGTATATAAAAAATACAATATTGTATCTAAACTTCCTAATGTATAATTATTTAAATTATTATTAGTATTATTAATAGAAAAACATTCATTTTTGACATTTATAATATTTATTAAATTAAATATTGTATTATTATCGTTATTAATTATATTAATATCATAATATGTATATAAAATATCATCATTATCAATGCGATTATTAATATCAATATTATAATTACTTATTTTGCTTTTTTTAATAATATTTATTATGTCAATTTTTGTTTTCTCATAGTCCATAGATAATATTGTAATAAACTTAGACTGTTCATTAATCCGGTTACAGCAATTAACATTTGATTTTTTGTACAATTTTAAAGCAAAACTATCTATTATAGGATTTTTAGATTTTTTTATGTATTGTAAAATACTATCTGTTAAATTTTGATATATAGTTGGTATTTTAATACATTTATATTCAATATTTGATGTTTGTATTGGATATGTTGTATTTATTATATTTAATCGTTCATAAATTTTTTCCCATCTATACCCTGATTGTTCAGGGCGTGATAATTCATAATATAAATTTTTCTTTATTATAGGCAATGGGATTATATTATATTTATCTTTGTAATGCTTTAAATTTCTTTTTTCTTTTTTACTATATTTTAATAAATTATCATATATATTTGATTTTATAATACTTATATCAAATATTTGTTTACCATATACATAAACCCTATATGTTCCTTGATGCTTTGCTTTTTTTATCTTAATATATGTATATCCCTTCTTCTTAATTATCTGTGCAAGTTCAATAGAATCATTTAAAGGATTTTTTGATAAACAATCAAAATCATTAATTGTATAATCTTTATAAAATCTTAATTTTTTAGGCAAAATTAGATTTATAACAAAACCGCCATATAATATAAGTTTCTTTTTAATAATAAATTTTGATATTAAATTGATTACATCATTATATTCATTATAGACGTTTTTTAACTTTTTTTCTTCAATCTCCTTAATAATCTTATCAATCTTATATTCCGAATTTGAATTATTCATATCTTCTTAATAATATAATAGAAGTTAAAAATAAAAATTAATAAAAAAATTATTTATTAGCTTTCTTATTATAAGGAACACTGTTGTTTAAAGTTTTACGATCTATATAGACCTTCTTTCCATGCTTATTAATTATAAATTTACCTTTTTTAGGACCTGTATAAACTTTTATATTTCCTGCTATTTGTTGCTGTTGTTGCTGTTGTTGCTGTTGCTGTTGTTGCTGTTGCTGTTGTTGCATTATTTTAAAATCGTCATATTCATTTAATTTTTCAAATAGTTTGTTATATAGTTTTTGTAGCTTTACCTCTCCTCCAATTGCCATTATATTATAAATATCCTAATATATATTAAGATATTATTTAACTATATCTTCATATTCATAATAATTAAACTTTGGCATTATACTACCAACTTGTGTATTTTCTGCTGCCTCTTTTAAATCAGTACCATGAAATAATATAGGTGAGTTTAAAAATACAGGCTGAACTATTTGTTTAGTTCCATAAGAGCATACATTAGGTCTATATCTCATATCACCCCTATATTGTTGCTTATACTCAATTGGATTATATATCCTTCCGGATTGTTGACATGGTGGTCTTTGTTTACATTGTTGTCTTTGCTTACATTGTTGACATTGTTGACATTGGGGTTGTTGCTGTTGCTGTTGCTGTTGCTGTTGCTGTTGCTGTTGCTGTTGCTGTTGCTGTTGCTGTTGTTGCTGTTGTTGCTGTTGTTGCTGTTGCTGTCCATTATATTGATTATATAATCCATTATTAATAGCACCTTGTAGTATATTATTATAGGAAATATTAGATGTACTTAGTGTATTAAGTCTATTAAATGTACTTAGTGATGCGTTAGATGTATTAGATGCGAGTTGTGTATTATTGAAAGCATAGGAAGGGGGTCTATTAAATGACATATTAGATGTATTTATATTATTTTGAGGATTATATTTGTTATTTTTTTCATCATGAGAGTAATAAGTTTGATTTATTGATTCATAATCACATTCATCATTTGGTGTCAAACATGTATTATCTCTTAAATATGGTGTGCACGTGTCTTCTTTTTTATCACTCAGCATTATATTGACATTAAATATGCTATTGCCATCTTTTACAATATCTGAAATATGTTTTTCAGTATCTATATTTATATTTGAACTATTCAATTCGCTTTGTCCATTTTTATACAAAGATACTGGAATTGTATATGCCCTTCTTTTAAGTATATCTTGTCTTTTTAATTCATTTGCTATCAGTCTCAGTTCATACAATATGAAATTCTTATTAAATATGTCTAATATCTTTTCATCATTTAATATATATTCATCCCTAAGATTATTTTCAAATTGTATGTATTTATCGTGCATTAACATTGCTTTAAATAAATAATCATTAAATTGTAAATGTATATAGCATTTTATTAAAATATCTAATAGTACAGTATTTACTAATTCTGTATTATGTTGGTCTTTATAATATTGCTTTATTTTTTCTTTTAGTTGACCTTTTGATATATTTGTAATTAATTCGGGTTTTATATCATTACTTTGCATATTTGTTATTATTTTGTATTCAGACGAATTGTATATTCTTAATTTTAAAATATCCTCATTTATGTCATTTTCATAAAAGTCTTGTAAGTTCTTATTTAATTCTTTATCGGTTGGCTGTCTATCTAAAAGATTCTTATATACATTAATTATAGAATATTCATTAATATTATTATTTGATATTGCAACAGGGTCTTCCTTATAGTTTTTTGTGGTATATGGTAAAAATTCATCACTTATAGGGTCGTTAATTGTTTCATACATATCATACATTCTTTTTTTAAATTTTTCTGTTTCCGTGTTTAAACTTAATTCTTGCGCGGAAGCATAATTAGTATTAGTTGTATCAAAAAAATTAACTTTTCTAGAATTTAAAAGTTCCTCGTATTTACTAGTAAGTTCACTCCTGTTTTCGTAATTTTCATGATATTTTGATATTATTGAAAAAGCCTCTTTAAAATCTAATATGCTATTATTAAAATATATATTCTTAATATAATCACTTAGATATATCGCAATGAAAATGATTATAATTGTTAGAATAGATATAATTAATATATAATTTTTCATAACTTCTCTTTATAAGATATAGATAAAAATAAGTTCGCAATTAATATTATATAAGATTTTATTATATAATATATATAATTAATATTAAATAATATATAATATGGATCACAAAGTAATGTATAATTTTAAAAAAAGAAAGAGGACATGTGAAGATGAAGAGCTAGAAGAAAAAGAACAGGCTGATGATAATATTTACATCATTAATAATCATTTATACTTTTCTTCTGATATTACACCTAAATCAGCTTTTACACTATGTAAATATTTGAGATCACTTGAAATCAAATTAAAAATTGAAAATATTAGTATGTCATCTAGTGTTAAGCCTGAAATATATCTTCATATTACTACAAATGGCGGTTGTATTTATTCTGCGTTTTCAATTATTGATTGCTTTGAAAGTTTAAGCATTCCTGTCAACACTGTTATAGATAGTAATGTATCATCGGCAGGAACTATTATTAGTATTCATGGTAATAAGAGATATATATGTAATAATTCATATGTTCTAATCCATGAATTACGTTCAGGCTGTTGGGGTAAATTAGCTTACTTAGACGATACTTATAAAAATTGTCTTAAAATTCAAGATCATATTAATCAAATTTATTTAGATAAGACAAAGATTACTAAAAAATATTTGAAAGAGATTCTTGTCAAAGATTTAGAATTGAATGCTGATGAATGTATACGTTTAGGAATTGCTGACGAAATTTATATTTCTAAATAATATATTTATTAATTAGATTGATAATAGTATCTATTATTTTTTATTCTTTTTATATATTAGATTAATAATTTAATATATAATAGCAATTAATGAACAAAATATTTTTTAATGAAATTTATATACATATGGTAACTATTACTTTAATATTATTATATTCTATAATTAGCTCTCTATATATATTACTTAATGATGATTACAATATTTTCCTTCGCATTTTTGTAATCTTTATTATTGCTGCGGTGGTTGTTCTTATGATGAAAAAAGAAACTTTCTTGCCATTTTTAGGTTTGGCGCATTTGCCAAATACTTTAATTGCAGAAGAAAAAATACCAAATGGTGCTAATATATCATATTCAATAGATATGAATGATTATGAAGATGGAACAAAAATTATTTATTGGGCTGCTAATAAAACAGATAAAATTATTGAAGACCCTTATGAAGCATATAAAAATTATAATAATGTAGGCGTTACCAAAGTTAAGAATGGTAAAGCAGAAGTTCGCATTTTCTGTCCAGATAGATACAAAGTTAAAAAAGTATTTACTCAATTATTAGAGCGCCATTTTCATTACCGAATTGTTTTTAAAGATACGGGATTTTTAAGCCCTGTAATGACTGTTAAGGTTGATTGTTGATATTTTTAATATGTCTTTTGAAATATAAAAAACACATAATAGATACTAAACTACTATTCATTATTATTCGTTATTATTCATTATTCTTAGAAAGGTACAGTCATCGTCTTGCGACGGAGAGCATTGAGATTTGCTCCTTCAAGATGTCGTGAACAATTAATATTACTAATTGCTGAATCGTCAGAAATTCTAAGACGAATAGGAAGCACATATTTTTCTGTTTCAGTAGCATACTCAAACTCTGATTTAACAGACGCCGAACTTGCTTCATTTCCATATCCAAATCTTGCTGCTGAACTACTACGTGTCCCATCACCACCGCGTGTAGTACTACGAGTAACTGGTTCTTGTTTTAACTTACGAAACACCATAAACGTCAAATAAATCAACCCTGTATTCTGTGAAGATACTTCCATCCCAAGTTTCAATTCATCTTCGGTGGGCTTATATCCTTCATCTAACGCCTTCTTTGCCAACCATTGATACTTAGCATTTGGATTTTGGTCAAAGTTATAGCCCAATCCATTATTAGCAGGGATAGTCCACATTGTTCCATCACGTTTAATATTAATAGGAACTGTTGAATAATTTAAATAATACTCAGGAGCTTCATTATCTAGCGCAAAACCAATTGCGTAATCATATTTTGAATTTTCATTTTTAATAGTAATATTTTCTAGTTTAATAACAAGAGGGCCTTCATTGGTTATGACACGATACCCCTTCGCATAATCATCTCCTTCTCCTGACTCAAATACTTCAATATCATAATTATTAGTAAAATTCTTCCTTTCCTTTTCGCTGATTCCATCAGCATCTTCTTTTCCTTCACCAAACGTAATATCAAATTTGATAGCATGTTTGGCGGTGGTGTAGTTAATAGCGATGTCAGACACAGTGCTTGTAAGCATTTTTGGTTGATAGAATAAAAGATAAAATATTAATCATTTTTTATAATATTTTTTAAAAAATAGAACAAATTTATATAATATATAATAATTATTATAATATGTTGTTAGTTTATAATAGTATAATTATAATGTCTTCTTAATATTTCCTTGTATTCATTCGCAATATTTTCATCAATATGATCATAACTCATTATAAGATGATTGCTATGTTTAATATATATATCAAAATATTTTTTATAATATAATATCATGCTTTCTCTGATATTCAAAAACACGACATTATCTTCTTTTAGATAATCAAACATTTGTTTGATCATATTATCATAAGCAATATTATATATATTGTGAATAGTCTCGCAATATTTACCCTTATTTTCAGTAAAATCTATTCTTCTTCTAATATTATATACTCTATACGGAGGATAATTGCTGTATTTATTAACTATGAGATTATATATTTGTAATTCATAGAATGTTTGCTTTTTTTTTTTTAAAATACTAATTATATTAGTATACCAATTTTTACATACCATCGCATTTATTGCGGACGGATTTATATTAATATGCGTAAAATACAAATCAATTGTTATCGTAGCTGCCATAACCATTATTAATATGTTTTAAACCTATATAATTAATATAGGTTGTATCATTTTATATAATTTATGATATATAAATATTATATTTATAACTTTTCTTATAAAACGGTTTTAGAAAATCTTTATGTATTAAATCGTTTTTACTACATTCGCATAATAATTCTAAATTCCTCATTTGATTAGTAATACAATTCATTAAAAAATCTATTTGATTTTTTAATATGATATTATCATTTATTAAATTATTAATATTAACATCCATTAATATATATTTATTTATTTATCAAAATGTTTATATAATGTGTGTAATATATTTATGATATAATTCATCATATTCTTTACAGTCGCTATCACAAGAATACCATCGCTTAGGCGCAATAACTATCTTTGTTTTATAATAACTAATGAATGAAGCCCATAAGCTAAAATAGGAATTTGCGATTATATTATTTTTAAACATGGACATTAATATGAATTCAATATCATCTTTAATATTTAACTCGGTATCTTTAAATATTTTATCTGAAACAAAATAAACATTATATTCATTTTCTCTATTAACATAATCATTAAAATTATTAATACACCATTCAATATCATCCGAAAATACAACTATATTTTTTTTATTTGCTATTTTAATTGCTTCTTTATAATAACTCATTTCTAAATTATAGTTATAATTTGAAAGGGATAAATAATCATCTCTTCGTATATGTAATGATATCATGTCATCGTCTTTTGTATTATTTCCAAAGTAATCTAAAATGTCTCTATATTTATAATATGCTGAATACATAATATCTTCATTACTATAAACAATACTAATCATCTTCTCACGTAATGTATCATCAATATTTTTGAATGTTTGATAATTTCCCATAAATAAAACGTTATATTTTACATCAGAAGGAGGAACATAATATTTATGAGGAGTTATTATTTCATCATCTAAAATCATTAATTGTATGTTTTTAAACTCGCTAGCAGTTAAAACGCTAAACAAACCTTTAAATAACGTATTCCAATAAGTTTTTCTATGTATTTCAATAGAAGAACTAGAACTACAAGTATTTTCTTTATATTCAAATACTAACTTTCTTTTAATTTTATTTTTTTTTGATAAACGCAAAAAATATATTATATAAGCAATTTGAAATAATTGATTTCCTAAACCTCCTTTAATATCTATGGATGTATATAAATTATTCATATTATATACTATTTAATTATTATATACTATTTAATTATTATATACTATTTAATTATTATATACTATTTAATTATTATATAATATTTAATTATTATATACTATTTAATTATTATATACTATTTAATTATTATATACTATTTAATTATTATTTATTATTTATTATTTATTATTTATTATTTATTAATTATTATTTATTATTTTCCATGTTGCTAATGCTAGAATACCGCCTATTATTTGCGCAAATATATAAGCAAATAATCTTGTAATTCCTATTGTACCTTTAAGATACATTATCAAACTTAATGTTGAATTGAAAAAACCTCCTGAAACTTTTCCAAACATATAAACAGCTGCTAATAAACCAATCGCAATAGGGAGTGGGTCAGACGTTTGTAATATACACATAAAGAAAACATATGTTCCTACACATTCAGCAAATAATTGATCTAGTTCTATTTTATCATTCATTTTTATTCTAATAATTATATATATTTAAAATAAAATACCATCAATATTATTGTTAAAACTTTGAAGAACAAATTTTTTAAGATTTTTCATATTTATACGCGTATTATTTGCTATTTTATATTTTGTTCTGTTAATTTCATTACTATTCACGTCATAATAATATAGTTCAGATAAATTATCAGGGAATGTGAAAATAATATTTTTGACATCCTTAGAAAAATATACACCTTTTACCTTATCTAAATTTAGGTATATTGATGATATATTTATGTTATCTCCTGTTGAAGGTAAATTTTGTAATCCTTTTTTATCAACAAGGTTTGTAATATCAGAAGTTTTAATAATATTTGTGAAATTTGTATTTATATATTTATCCATTCTAAGAGACATCTTGGTTAATTTACTAGATTGTAATTTGTTAGTTAAAGGGATATATAGTGGCAATAAAGATATACTTTTAATATATGATGTTGTCATTTCAAAATATAAGATTAAGAAAAGGATGAATGTATTTGGCATTACTTATATTATATAATAGTAAATTATTATTATATAATAGTATATAGTAAATTATTATTTAGTATATAGTTGATAATATTGATAAAGTATCTTTATCTTAATATCATTATTAATATTAAAATGCTTAGTAATTATTTCTAACATATCATTAACTTTCTTCTCCTTATGTGTAGTTAATTCATTTTCATATATTAAAGTTGATATTTTATTTATCTCATAATTTATTAACCAATAACTAATTTTGTAAGGGTTTTGTTCTATATTATTAAATATAGAACAAAATCTATTAATAGCATCAATAGTTGAGCATGTATTTATATTTACAGTTGTAGGACTCTCTTTAAAATAGCAATAATCACCATATGACAAACATGCTGTTTTCCAACATATATTAGTTAAAATATACCAATTTCTTTTTTCTTTATATACGCCCTTATATCCTACTTTACAATAATATATTTTTGATTGCTCTGCTGTTAATTGTAATGAAATGATATAATAAATATATAATTTATTATATTTTTGAATATCACAATAGGGTATAATAATCGATCCATATTTTGTTTCTATATATATATTTTGCCTATCGCTAATAAAAAATATGTATGTTGAATTTTCATCATTATAATTATAGAATGTTGATATTTTTCTATTGTAATAATTTGGTTCCTCCTTATCAATAATATTACTTCTATAACTCTCATGGCTACATATTGGCATTTTAATCATGAATTTATTCTTAATAATATATATATCAATTTTTTATTTATTAAGATTTTACAGTAGCAGAAAGTAAATTAGTCATCATCCCACTTTGAATAAATGATAATTCCATTGTTGGATTTATTGACAAAGCCACAACTAATATTGTTGTAATAAGAACAGATATTAAGGTTAAAACAGTAATAACCCAACTCCAAATTTGACAATTTCCGGTTGTCAAGCAATCAATATTATACATCCACAAAAGAACAATAGGTAATGTAACTATACAATATATTAAATAATAAACAAATCCCCACATGCCAATCATTACAGAAAAACATATTAAATTAATAATGCTTGTTAAGCATATTAAAATAAAATATGCGCTTGCTTGTGTTGATAAATTAAACATATCTATATCTATATTATAAAAATAAAAAATAAAAATGCCCTAATTATATTGAGAATAAATATGTTATATAATTAAAATTTAAAAATAAAAACTGATAATATTAGCTTTATTTAATTAATTAAAGCCAAGCTAAGAGCAATGTTTTCATTTACTCCTAGATGGATGATGGACCCCGACTTTGAGAGAAACGGATACGTGTATAAACAAAAATTTATTTATACAGGAGATAACCATGACAATAATAACGACGATGAAGACGATGACAAGTATTTCAATGCTCTTATCTGTAAATATAAAAAGATTCATATTTATACTGTAAATGACAATGAAGAAGATATTGATGAAATTAACTCATATAATACAATCGATTATGATGACTATGATGACGATGATGTTAATAATGATAATAATAATTAAATATATAAATATATAAATATATAAATATATAAATGTATTTAATGAAATAATGTGATACAACAGTACACAATTATATAATTATATTAATTGCTTATGATATAGTATATATATTTTTTATATTTAAGTTTTTAACATATTAACATATTAACATAAAAATATTAAATAATGGATCTTGTAAGTGTTGTAATACCTACTTTTAATAGATTTAAGTTTGTATTAAACGCAATACGATCTATTAAAACGCAAACATATAAAAATATAGAGATTATTGTTGTAAATAATTGCTCAACAGATAAATAATATTATGAGTATAATTGGAAAGATGAAGGCGTAATTATGATACATTTAGAGAAAAGTACAAAAGAATTATTTGGATATACTTGCGTTGCGCATGTTAGAAACACTGGTATTGAAAAATCATCTGGGAAATATATAGCATTTTGTGATGATGACGACATATGGTTTCCTTATAAATTAGAATTACAAATAAATGCGATGAAAAGGTCTGGTTGTAAAATGTCATGTACTGATGGTTTATGGGGAGAAGGAGAATATGATAAAAATGGTAGATATAGTATATATAATGCTGTTTTTTTCTTTAACATCTTAAAAGATAAGTATAAAAATACTAATTTACTAGATAATGGATTTCCTGATATATGGGATTTAGAATTTCTTAAAATACATAATTGTGTAATATGTAGCTCAGTTGTAATGGAAAAAGATTTACTTGATATTATAGGTAATATGAAGCATTTAAAAAGTGGTGAAGATTATGATTGTTGGTTAAGCGCATTAAATCATACTAACATTGTATATTTAAAAGATATATGTTTTTATTATGATAGTAGACATGGATATGGATGCAATTACGAACATTGATAAACTAAGAATAATAATAATCCTATTATTACATTAGTTTATTTACAATATAGTAATTTATATATAAATATTATATGTATAATATATACATAATAACATATTATAATTTAAATATTTAAAATATTATATATTATTATGAATACTAGTATTAAATTTTTTTTAATATTAATAAATATTTTAAATTGCTATTCGTTCAACATACCAGTTCTTCGCTTTAATAATAAAGGTTCAAATATTTGCGAATTAAATTATAATAATGTATATAGTTCCTTTTATAAATGGTCTAATGAAAATAAACAAAGTCAGCCTAAAATAATAGAAGATACTTTGTGGTTAAGCAAAAATCGTTTTATTAATCCTACTATTATTATTGGTGTATATAATGATACTTATAATTTGAATTATATATGCTTGATAAGAAGATTATCACCAGAAAATTATAAAATACTTAATATATTCGCAAACCCTTCTAATAATTTAGAGGATGATCTAGAATTATTTAAAAATCTTTTTGAGTTTGCTATTAATAATGGTTTTAAATTAAATACAGATAAACTAAGTGATATAGATAAAAGTAGATATTTATTAACTTATTTGTATTATTATTCACAAATTAATGCTAAATCTTATGAACTTTAAGATATTTATATAAGGATTATGAAGATAATAAATAATTAAATGAAAATAATTGATTGTTTTATTTTTTATAATGAATTAGATATGTTAGAATTAAGACTAAATGAACTGTATGATGTCGTAGACCATTTTGTTTTAGTTGAATCAACTAAAACATTTGTAAGAAATGATAAAGAGTTATACTTTGAAAATAATAAGAAAAGATTTTCAAAATTTTTAGATAAAATAATTCATATAATAGTAGAAGATAAATATATACCAGAGACATCAGACCCATGGTATGTCGAGCATAATCAACGAAGATGTATAGACAAGGGAATAAGACAGTTGAATTTGAAAAACGACGACATTATCATAATTTCAGATGTAGATGAGATTCCTGACTCAAAAACTTTGGTACATGTTAAAAATAATAATTTAATTAATGGTGCTTATGTTTTAGAATATGATTTATATTATTATAATATATACTGCAAAATGAAAGAAAAATGGAAACACCCAAAAATAATTAATTATGGTTGTTATTATAATGATTATTATTGCGACCCTGAGGCTGTAAGAAGCACCGGAACACTTACACTTCCAGTTATTAAAAATGGCGGATGGCATCTTTCATTTTTTGGGGATATTGAATTTATAAAAAATAAAGTAAAAAATTTCTCACATCAAGAATATAATAATGAATATATTCTTGATGATAAAAGAATTTTTAAAAGAATTCAAGAATGCGAAGAGTTATTAGATAATGGATGGGAGTTTGATTATATTGATACAGAAGACAACACATATTTGCCATATAAATATAGAGATTTTAAGGAGTTTTTATGTAAAAAACTCTAAATATATTTTTAATATAGTAAAGGTATCATAATATTACCTTTTTTATATTGAACATACATATTCAACATAAAAACATGCGACATTAAATAATATTTATTCATATTAAATTGTAATCTAAATACTACATACAAAACAGTCAAATATATTTTAGCAACATCTACTTCTTTTACATCATTTTTACTATTATTAATTGTAATAAGGAACGGGGATAACAATGATAAGGCATAGAAAAAATGCCAACTAATATTAGAAATAATACCTTTTCTTACAAGTGTCATTAAAAATGTAGATAATTGTATAGGAAACATTATCAAAAATGAAGATTCTATAATACCAAACCCAAATTTATCATTATCAGTTAATAATAAAGCATTGATAGCAAATATTTGACATATAGCATAATATTTTTTAAGAATTATTTTAACATTATCTTCAATTTTTTCCCAATTTATATCACGTGTTGTTGTTTTATCATTATTATTATATTTTGCTGTAATATAATCCGCAAAAAGATGATGTAATATAATTAATAAAAATTTACCTAGATGATATAAATAATAATACTCGCTATTTCTATTTATATTATAATTAATACATATTAAACTATATGCCATAATAATAGATGACCGTGATGTGAAAATAATATTATGTAATTGTAATTCTTTCCAAATTATTATTTTTGAGTTTAATCTGATATGTGGCACATGAAATATAAATGATGATAGCGAAAGTGTTAAATGAACAACTGGTATGATTTGTGAACTTATATAATCAGCATATAAATACATGTTTCTATGTGCGATTAACCAGTATATACGTAAAAAGTAATTGAATAAGCATCCAAATCCAAGTATTTTATGAATATGATATTTATCATGAGATGTAAATAATTGTTGACGCATATATTATAAATAAATGCTCTTTATTTTTATATAAATAACTGATAAAAATCATTTTTTTTACTTAAAAAATAATAACAAAATATATATATAGAGTTTATAATAATGGGTTGGAATATTAACACCTTTAATAATAAATATCAAATAAAATATGGAAGCAATTCAAGTTATCTTATTACTTCAAATGATATTAGTTATCTAACTATTACTAATGATAAGCATATTGGTATCAATAATGAATTTCCTAGTACTAATTATTTATTAGACATTAATGGAATTACTCATATTAATAGTAATTTTTATGTTGATGGATATTCATATTTTTCATGTAATATATATATTAAAGATAATATATATGTTGATAAAAATATATATATTAAAGAAAATATAATTACATCTAATATTATTGGAGGTAGTTATCATAATACTAGTAATATTATTAAATTTAATAATACTTCTACTAATAATTATAGTAATAATATTGTTGAAATATATGGAAAAACATCTTTATTTGGCCAAGTTTATATTAATAAAGATGATAAAACTAAACCTCCAACACAAAACGACTATTTATTAGATATAAATGGTTCTTTAAGAGCTGATAAAATATATGGAGACGGAACTAATATTAGTAACTTAAATGCTAATAATATTCGTTCAGGAACAATACCTGTATCTCAGGGTGGAACTGGATTAAATACAGTAAATAATAATCAACTTTTATATGGTACAGTTCAAACAAATTCTGGAATTAATACATATAGTATTAACCAATCACCAAATTTAGTTTTTGATGGAATTAAGCTGCTATGTAAAGTGTCAGCTAATGTATTATTTGACGGTACAGTAAGTATAGAGAGAGGAGGAACTGGCAAAGGTTCTTTTAATAAAGGTTTTGTTTTATGGGGCAATGATGATATTGATATTCAAACATCATCAAACTTTAAATTTGAGAACAATACATTAAAAATAGTTAATTTAGAATTAGAAAACAGTATTATTAAAGTAAAAACGGATGGGGGACAAAGAAATTTAAGAGCTTCTGATATAGGAATAGAAAATGCTACTTATACAACACCTGGTTTAATAAAAGTACTCCCAGAAGATTTTGTAGTAATTGATGGGCAATTAAAATTAAAAGTGCAACCAAATACATGGACAACTGTAAGCGGTACAGTTGATAACATATCCAAAATACATTTTCCTTCACTATTAAAATATAATACTGATAATCAACAATCTTATGTTGGTATTAATATAATAGATCCAAAATATGATTTAGATGTAAGAGGTACAATTAATTCATCTAATATTAATTCAAGCAACTATACACTTAATGGCATAAATCTAGAAACAAGTTTGTTACAAAAAGCAGCGGCAGAATCTAGGATTGCTTCGGTGGAGTATATAAAGGATATAGATTTAATTACATCTAATATTTTAAAAGAGAATCAAACAATATTAATAAAAGGTACAGCACTTAACACATATAATAATGGAGAACAAGATGATGTATGGAGATTAAATAAAATTGTTCCGCCTAGATTTGAATCTGTAAATATAAATATAACAACTTTATGTAGAACAAATAAATTAGAAATTTTTAATAATGACAGCATCCTTTCTGATACTACCTTAGGAACTGATGACAGGAATACTAATGAAATATTTAATATTACTACACAAAATAGTGGTATTACAAAAAAATTATTTAAGTTTACAAAAGCGGGTAATTTAATGATAGGAGATGATCTGGATACTCCTAGTATCACCCTTCCTCCGGAAAGATTAACAATTAAAGGAAATATAAGTGCGTCAGGTCATATCCGCTCATATTATTCAGATAGTAGATTAAAAACATTAACATCAAATATTACTGGCGCTCTCAATATTATTGATAGTTTAAGTGGATTTTATTATGTTCCTAATGAAAAAGCCTTGCAATTAGGATTTGAATATGATAATGAAATAGGATTGAGCGCACAAGAGGTTAAAAAAGTAATTCCTGAAATAGTAAAATTTGCCCCATTTGATATACACATATCTAATGAAAAAATTGTTTCTAAAAGCGGAGAGCAATATCTTACAATATGTTATGAAAGATTAGGAGCTGTATTTGTAGAAGCAATTAAAGAATTAAGAAAAGAAAATATTTCTTTGAAAAGTGAAATAAATATCTTAAAAAAAGATATAGATGATATTAAAAAAATAATATATATCAATTAATATATATTATTTTTGCTTACTTTCATAAAAAATTGTATTTGGATATTTTTCATAAAATGCTTCTTTTTCAAGAAAATCTAGTTTTGTGAAAGTACAATTTAGATTTTTTTGCTCATTTATTTTTATACAGCAAAGGTTTATATTTCTAAGCAAATCTTTCATATCATCTTGAAGGTCAAACATAGTATTATAATACTATAATAATTAGTTACTATATACTTATATATTAGTAGCAAATAACAAAATTATATTTAATTATAATTTAATAAAAATAAAACGCTGCTAGCAGGGATTGAACCTGCGACAACTCGGTTAACAGCCGAGTGCTCTAACCAACTGAGCTATAGCAGCATAAAATATTGAGGAACTCTTTATTATTCCTAATCTATATTAACAATTAATCTTTATATAATTTTCTTATTAATGATGAATATATGTGTTCTATAATTTTATATAAATATAAAAAATGATAAACTAGAATCTTATCATTGTTGATAAGCATACAGAGTTTTATTCAATTAAAACAGAGCGACAAGACGACCAAGAACACGAACACAACCAAATATGATTTTGAAATATGTTTTACTAAAATATATACAAAATATTAGAAATTTGCCTATTATCTCATATAATAATGAGAATATATGTTATAGAGATATAAATGCCTTTAATGTATCACCAAAAAAAACAAACGATATAAATAATAAGAAGCGAGAATCTATTATAGGATGTATTGTAAATAATACTGATTTGAATGAATATTACAAATATTCAAGGAGGTGGAACAATATTAGAATTGCTGTTTATAATTATATTAATAATGATTTAAATATTAATAACAAGATACATTTAATACATCGTGCTGGGAGAAAATATAATTATGATTTTGAAATTAGCGACGAGACATTAAAATTTAAAATTGAATTAAAGTTTAATGTAGATAATATAGATAAGGCCCCTCAATTTGTTTCCCCTTATAATCCTAGTAAATATATGACAAGGTCATATGAAGAATTTTATTACGATAATTACTTGCCATTATTAACATCATCGCGTGATGATTTAATAGTTCCCAATAAAAATATTTATTTACGAGAGATAAATAGCACATCTCCTGTGTGTATGATAGATCACAAAAATATATATGATAAAGGTTGTAAAAAAAGTAGTAAATACACTGGTAATATAAAAGATATAGAATTCTATAAGCTTGCGAATAAGCTATCAAGGGAAAGTATTATTAGTTTTATTTCAAATACAGAGTTGAATATAGAAAAATTAAATGAGTATTTAAGTAATACTCAAAATAACAAAATTTATATGCTGTATAAAAAAGGAAAGTTTTATAAGCAAATAATTAATATGGATAAGTATAAAATAACTAGTTATACAATAAATAAAAATAAATTTATTGCGAAAACCTGCGAAGGATATTCTATTAAAATATTGCTTAGATGGAAGAATGGTAATGGTATTGCTTTTCCAGCATTTCAAATATCATAAATATTCATAAATATATTGGAAGTATATTAGATAATTCAGTAGTGTTAATTGCGTTATTCCCAAAATATAATTTAATGAACTCAGTTGTTCTCTCATCACTAAGAGACCTGTATATTTGATTATATTTATAAATTAAATAATCATCAACGCTATCGCTGCTATCGCTATTACCAAAATACTCTTGTTCATCTTCTTCATACTTAATACAAATTAAATGATTTTCAATTAAATATTCTTTTATGTTAAATAAACTGTCGCTATGTCCGCAATTAATTAGAGAATATTCAAAATTATAATTACCTACACCATAACCTCTATTAATAACTAATAAAGGTTCTTTATATCCCTCTCTATTTATATAGTTTTTCTTAGCTGTATTTGTATAATTTTTTATGCTTAACGTATTGTTTTTAATGTCTGTTGAATATATTAATCGTGTTTTTTGCTCATCATCTGTAAGTAAAGACTTGTGTTCATTCCACACTATATTCCCAACATATACTTTGAATTTTAAAGCATTTAATGTTGTAGCATTTATATATAGCTCGTTTAATCTATCAATAACTTTTGTTGTTGCGAATATTGTATATTTATCACTCAGATGTTTTAATATATATTTGTCATTCACATTGTCATTCACAATGCCTTTTTTAATTATAAATATTATTGTTTGCTGTTCAGTTTCTATATAAACATCATTACATTCTTCTATTGATAATATTTGAAAATTATTATATATATATTCTCTTGTTTTATTATAATATAAACAATTTAAAAAACTTTTAGGCAATATAAAGCATAATACACCATTATCATTTAGTAATGATAATGATTTAATAATAAACAATAGAAATATATTTGGACGACCATCAAAATAATTATAATAATACTGATCAACTTCTGATTTTTTAAGAACATAATATGGCGGGTTTCCTATTATTAAGTCAAACTTTACATTAAATTGCGTTTTCAAAAAATTGTCATTGAATATATTAACATTATCAACATTATTATAATTATTTTTAATATTATCATATATTATTTTATTATATTCTACGCCTGTTATAGACGCATTTGGATAATAAGTCATAAGTTTGTCAATAAATTCACAAGAACCACATGAAGGTTCTAATATATTATTAAATATTTCATATTTTAATATATGTAATATTATATCAAGAGATTCAATAACAGTATTTGGAGGTGTAAAATATATTCCATTATCTTTTTTTTCTTTTTTATTTATAAGTTTTGTTAATTTATATGATAGATTGCTGAAACAATTATCATTATTATTAGCCATTATTATAAATATATATAATATGTATTAATCATTTTTTATATAGCTGTGAGTAAAAATTTTTATAAATTATTTAGCTTTGTTTTAAAGTTATCATTTATAGTATTAAATATATCCAGGAGATATTTTTCAAATCCATCTTTGTATGGAAGATTTATATTAATTTCTGTATTTAGATTAATATTTATAAGTTTTGTATTAGGGATATCAGATATTTCCATGTAATTAATAATTTTAATTAAAGATAGACCTTTGATTAAATTTGAATAACCAGATTTGATATTTTTAATAATGAACCTACTTTTAATTTTTTTGTAATCAGGGTTATTTTTTTTAATTTTATGTTTAATACAAATACGTAAATACTTATCATTTTCTGTTGTATATGCTTTGAAATAGTCTGGGAGAGAATCAACATATATATATATATCTTCTTTCTTCTGCGTTACACCTTTTTTAATAAACCAGTCACTCATTGTCCATTCTATTATTTTATATACATTATCAAATAAACTATTGTCTTCACTACTAAAAATATTATCAAGAACAGTATTTGTATTAGTTCCGTCTTTCATATCAATTATAATTGTGTTATTTAATTTTTTCATTAATAAATAATATATTGTTTTATATATATATATTATTTATTATTTATATTATTATATAGTTTTTTATTATATAATTCGTGATATATTATTTATATATATATCTTTCAAAGATTTATAGTCATTTCCTGATATAATATTTTCATCTATTAACCATTTTTTAGAAAGAATATTATATTTATGATTTTCATTAAATAATATATTAATACATAGATACGTAAAGCATACTATAATTAAACTATTTGCGATATTTTTAGTTGCCATAAGAATAATAGCAAACAAAATAATACTCTGGATAACTACATTATTTATTATCTTTTGTTGGGCTGGTGTTAGTTCGATTTTAAGATATCTTCCACCAATTTGTACAAGTATTAAGAAAATAATAGATAACGGTTCTAATGTTATTATACCTTCGGGTATAATTGAAAATGTCATAATCTATTTTTTGAGAAGATTTTTATAGAACTGAATTGTATGATTTAATATTATTAGAGTTATCATGTAATTTGTTGTAATGTATTAATTGTTCTAATATAATATCATTAATATCTTTATATGTATCTTGGGTATTATCTTTTATATTTTTATTATCTTCAATTTGTTTATTTATGCTAAATAAATTTGTATCTACTATATTTAAAATATCCTTTATAAAATCACCATGAGTAAATATTATTATATCAAGTATTAATGCGATTAATGTTAAAAATAATAACAAACCTATCGTAAAATCCCAATATAATATATAATAATTGATGATAAATAAAATTAGAAATATCCAAGGATTATCTATAATATCCAAAATATTATCCGGATATATTGCTGCTGGACGCATTCCTAGTATTATTAAGTAAGAAGCAAAAAATCCTGTCAGTATGCCTTTAAATATATCTTCAATATGTATATTATCCATATTTTCTTCTTTACAATTATATTATATAAATATTTTTATTTTAATTTTTCTTTTCATTTTGTATAATAGAAGTATATAAATAATGAATTATTCAACATTACAAGAAGCATATAATATAGATACTTTTGAAAAAAAACCAAAATCAGTTCAAAAACCTAATAAAAATAACGGTTCTATGGTAGTTTCTACAAATACAAGCCCTTCGTTTGTAGAAACAAGTAAATTATCATTAAATTCAAATAAACTAACAGATTATCCAAATAATCAAGGTAGTTCGTGTTCGCCATTACAAGCTCCTAATTATAATATACCTGTATCTAATGAATGTAAAAAGGAACATGACGACGCAATGAATGTATATACAAATGCTAATAATAATAGTTTTATGATGAATACTTTTCAGAATAATACTAATAAACCTACATTACAGCAACATGAACTGCAACCTATATCTAATCCTTCTTCAACAATGACAAGTTTAAATTATTCAGCTAGTTCCTATAATAATATTAAGGGTTCTAGTGATAATGTAATGCCTTATTATGACGAAGATTTAGAGCAATATTTCAATATAAATAATCTTAATGACGAAGTTAAATACAATTCACATGCGTATATGCCAACAACAAATAAGCAGTCTTATACAAATAATGACACCTCGCAATATGCGAATAATAATAATATCCCTAATAATGGGAATAATCTATTAAATAACAGCAGTTATAATTTAACACCTGAGGAGAAAAAAAGCGCAGAAGAAGCTATACTATTTTTGAAAAGTATAGAAGAAAAAATTAATAATGGTAACGTAAATAGTAGCGGTTATAATAAAACTTCTGTATTAGACCCTGTAATACATCCTGAAAATACAGGACCAGGAGGATTCAAAACAGAAAATATAAATGAAAACCGCGATAACTTAGCAAAGCAAGATACATCAATAAAAAAAGATACAAATGAAAATAATTATATTTATAATGCTATTTTTAATATATCTATTCTTCTTATAATAGGTATCGCAATTATATTACTATGTGACCAAATAGTTGAATTATCAATACAAATTGGTATGAAACGTGCTGTTAATATATTAGAGCCTTTTATAAAAAGCACAACTTCATGAACAAATAATTACTAAGAAGGATGTAATGAATGTATTATTATAAACAATTTTATTATTTATAATTTATTTTTTTAATTTGAATTATTATAATAGAAGATATGGATATTATAGTAAAACCAAATAATTGGATTTTACCAAATCGTATAGGATATAATAATGAGATATATAAAACATTCAATCCTTCAAAATATTCTAGCAAGCAAGATGATGCGGTAATAACAAAACCATGTAAAAAATCAGATGACACTTGTGATATACATGATAACAATATAAAATTGCTACGACAGCAAAAGATTGTTAAAGATTATATGCAGTTTGATGGCCCGTATAGGGGAGTACTTTTATATCATGAATTAGGGTCTGGTAAATCAATAGCATCTATTGCTGCGGCTGAGGGATATATTAATCTTAAAAAAATTATTATAATGACACCCGCATCTTTATCACAAAATTATGAAAGTGAGCTTTTGAAAGTATCAAATATTGGGCGTAATCTTAAAAAAACATGGACGCAAATTAAGGTAAATAAGAAATCGCCAGAAATGATGAGCGAATTATCAAAATATGCGATATCAGATAAATTTGTTAAAAAGGATGGGTTAGTTTGGGTTCCAATATATAAAAATGATATTAAAGGTGCTGAGATTATAATAGAAAAAGTACGTTATACTGATGCGAAAGCAAAAGATAAGATAGATGACACAATTAATCACATAATTAGGAATAGATATACATTTATAAATTATAATGGGTTAAGTGCAAAGATGGTAAAAGAATTAGGTTCAAAACCATTTGACAACACATTTATAATTATAGATGAAATTCATAATTTCATAAGTAGAATAGTTAACGGGTCAAGATTGGCCAAAGCAATATATAATCATATAATGAACGCAAAAGGAACAAAATTAATATTACTTTCTGGAACACCTATAATAAATCAACCATATGAAATAGCTACATTAATCAATCTTGTAAGAGGGCCAATAAAAGAATATAATATTGAACTATTAAAAAAGTCAAAGATTCCTGATTTAAAAGCTGTTATTGAACATTTACAAGTAAAAAAATTATATACTTATATAGATACTATAAATTATAATGAAAATATTTTGTCAATAACATTATTGCCAGAGGATTTTAAAAGGGTTGATAATGATAATACAAATATTACAAAAGATAACTGGGTAAATAGTTCAGAAAATATAGTAAAAAATATTGTGGAAGTATTAAATAAAACTGATATTGTAAAATTATCTATTAAAAATAAAATTATGAATTATGAAGCTTTGCCATCTGACAAGGTTATGTTTAATAAATTATTTATAGATGATGATAAAAATGGAACTATTAAAAATGAAGATTTATTCAAAAGAAGAATATTAGGAACAATAAGTTATTACAGAATGACTGGTTCTGAACTATACCCTAGAATGTTGCCTCCAATATCACGAGAACTTTTTATGGCCGACCATCAAATACAAAAATATTTAGAAGTACGTTTGGTAGAAATTAGAATGGATGACAAAAAAAAACTTTTCAAAAAAGGAAATACAAATGATGACTTAGGGTCTGTGTATAGGGCATTTAGTAGAATGATATGTAATTTTGCGTTCCCAGATGAAATTAATCGTGTATTTCCGCAAGATTTAAGAATGCTAATGAAAAAAGAATTAGTAAATGATGATAGTGATAATAGTTCTCAGTCTGGTGATTTTGATAATAAGCAATTAAATAAAGATGTTGCTGCGGCATATAGCGAACAACTAGATGAAGCAATGGATAAATTGGTCAAGAGCGAATATCTAGATATTGATAAATTACAAAGCGTATGTAGTCCAAAATTTGCGCAAATGTATGAAGATATTAATACATCACCCGGAAGCGTATTAGTATATTCACAGTTTCGTGTTATTGAAGGTATTGGGATATTTAAGGAAGTTCTAAATAGACAAGGATATGCTGAGATAAATATTATTAAAATCAATATTGATGACAAAGACATATATACAATAGATGATGATATGGACATATTTAATAAGAAATATCATAACAAAAGATATGTCATTTTTAATTCTGACAGGGAAAAAACTAAAATTCTTATGAATATATTTAATGGTAATAGCAAAGCATTGCCAAAAAATATACAAAAACAGTTAAAAGATAATGACATTGACATAGACAAGGAGCAATTATATGGAAAAATAGTCAAGGTTATGATGATAACACAGTCAGGAGCAGAAGGAATATCTTTGTTAAATGTAAGACGTGTTTTAATTACAGAATATTTCTGGAACTCTGTAAGAATAGAACAGGTTATTGGAAGGGCAGTGCGAACAAAAAGTCATATGGCTTTGCCTGTTCAAGATCAAGATGTACAAGTTTATACATATTTAATGAATTTTACTAAAAAACAATTAAATGATAACCCTACATTACGTAGTAAAGATAAAGAGATTACAACAGATAAACACATATACAATATTGCTAAGAATAAAGAAAATCTTATTAATTCGTTTTTGAAGATGTTAAAAGCATCATCTTTTGATTGTATAATACAATCAGATGTCAATAAGCCTACATCAAATGGATACAAATGTTATAATTGGCCTATAAATGTTGATAATAATGAATTATCATATACAAATAATATAGAAGCTGATAAAAAAATTTTACAATATAAAAATAGACAACATGTAAAGAAAGATAGAGGACGGGTTATATTAAAAAATGGTAATAAATATGTCCTTCTTAAAAATAAATTATATGATTATTACAGTTATGTAAATGCTAGTATTCTTTTACCTGCTAATATAATACCTTAATTTACCTGATTTTTTCATATAATTCAATAAACTTTTCTAAAAAATACGCGTTATCTCTCAAATGAACATTATTATCTGAAAACTCAAATTTAAATGTTCCATCTTCTCTTGTATAATAATCATATGGGTTAAAATAAACAAAATTATTTTTATTTGATAATTCTTCTAATAATTTATTAACTTTGAAAGTATATCTTACTCTATCTTCGTCTCTTCCTACAAATGGATATTCGTGTAATATTGGTCCAAATAATATTTCATAATCATTTCTCTTTGTAGGTGGTATTACTCCAACAATAAATATATTTATATCAAGACCCTTTGTATTATTTTGTATAGTATTTATATAATTATTTACAAGTTCATATATTATATCATCCTCATTCTTTCCTAAATTTATTTGTTTTTGTACATGACATCTACAATCAACTTCTCCATATAATAAAATAATTGTATCTCCTTTTTGTATACTATCCTTTTCAAAATTAATAATAATATTATCTCTTCCGATACGAAACATCGTTATAGAATTACTATACAAATTAGCATGAGGTAAAGTTAAATTTTTGAAACAATTATTGGCGTGACTATCTCCATATATATATATCATTATTATATATATATTATTTATTTATATATAAATATTATATTCACAATAAAACAAACTTAGTATATATAAATATAAATTATTATATTAAATTAGATATAAATTACTTTTATAAATTTTATGGAGCAAACATTAAGATGTATATATAGGAAAAAAAAATGTTTTAGATTATGTAATAAGAAGACGATAAAAAACACATTTTTTTGCTGTTATCACATACATTCTAAAAAGAAACATTTATGTAAAATATTTTATAATTTATTTGAAGATAAGTATGCGTTAAAATTATATGATATTTATAAATTATACAAATATATACATGATAATGATGGAGAAGGTGAATGTGAAAGTTTTATAAGTATACTATTTATTGATTTACTTAAAATAATTCCAATTACAAAATTAAATAATATTTATGAAAACTATTTTGATTATGATAATGAGAACTCTACTAATACAAATAGTAAAAATACTATATATAATAAAATATATTTGCTAAATTATAATACATATCTATTTAGTAATAAGTGTAATAAACATATTTTAAAAAATTTCCAAAATATTGTAAAATATAAAATGTTATGTATTCAAGAAAGTTCTAATAGTAACCTTTTAAATGATGAAGATTTATTTACGACTGAAAATATTAATAATATACATCCAGATATGTTATTTACTTTTAAAGATATTAAAGGAAAATATGCTTTTAATATTGTAGAATTTGAATATTTTGTAAGAAAATGCTTGGATGATAAAGTTGAACCTTATAATCCTTATACGCGCGAAATATTAGATAATAAAATTATTTGGAGATTAAATATGAAAATAAAATATAATAATATTATTAAAAAAAAAGAATGTGTATGGACAACAGATATGAATGCTTATACCGATTTATCTATTGAAATAGAAAGAAGAGGATTTTATAATAATCCTGAATGGTTTAAAAAAATGTCTAAGCATGATTTATTAAAATGTATTAAATTATTTAGAGATTTTTCTTGTAATATAGATGAAAGTAATAATTATTTAAAAAATATTAATGATGAAACATTTATACACGATTTCTGTAAAGAAAGCATAAAAATGTTTAAAGAGTGTAATGACGACTTATATATATTATGTTGCAATTATATGAAATCACTTGCTTTATGTTCTAATGATTTTTATAGTAATATTCCTGATTGGTTATCTACATATGACACATCATCTTATATTTCTACAATATCTAATTTCACATCATTTATTTCTACTCTTATAAACAATGATAATAATAATTTAAATAATACAAATGATAATTTAATGGTTATGGATAGAGTTCAACCAACCGCAAATATAATTACACCAAGTAATAATTTTTTATTATATTATTATGTAGAATATATGTAAATGAATAGTTATAATAATAATATAATAAAAAATACACCTGATTTTTTGTATATACCTCCTGACAGAAATCAGAATTTTGAACAAAATAAAGGATTCTTTGATATTTATATATGTAAATTTAAAACGGCCGTATATGTTTCAATATTATTTGCCTTTTTTTCATTACCAATCGCATATAAAATACTAGATATGATAGCAAAATTATTTTCTAATAATATTGATTTGATTGATTACGAATGTGAAGAAGCACTGCCACTAGGTAGATTAATTATGTCTATTATTGTTGGTATTATTATACTTATAATATAAAAAATATATATTCACATAATTCACATAATTCACATAATTCACATAATTCACATAATTTACATATTCACATTATTTACATAATTCACATTATTTACTTATATTTACTTACCAGCTTTTTTTACAACTGTCTTCTTTGCTTTTTCAGAAACTACTTTAACAGGTGGTTCTTCTACTTTTACAGGTACTACTACATCTTCCTCTTCTTCTTCATCTTCTTCATCAACATTAGCAAGCTCTTTATCATTTTCGTTTTCATCTTCTTCTTCGTCTTCATCATCATCTTCATCGTCGTCTTCATCCTCAGAAGGAACAACAACTTTTTGAGCAGATTTTGCTACAACAACAGGTTTTTCTACAACTACTTTTTTATCAACAACCTGTTGCTTTTGTGTAATCTTTGCGACAATATCATTATCTACTGAAATATCATCATCATCTTCATCATCACCTCCGTTATTCAATTCATCATCACTGTCAGGAACAAATGTTGGTTTTGACATATTAATCTGTTGGAATTTTGATGATACAATCTTCCAACTACACCCAAAGATACCAGCAGAAAACCAAATACCACTCAATTGAATAATAAATTGCGCCTTTCCACCTTTAAGATTTGACAGAATATCATTAAAATTGATTTCATTGTTATCCATATCATAGCAATCAAAGTCAAACTTATTTTCAGAAGAATTATATGGAATCTTTGCCTTGAAAGTTGGCGGATATTTATTAGCATATTCTCCCGTTACCTTATCTTTATCATGCTTAACAATTGGAGTAAACATAGCAGATACAAAATCTTTGTTTCCACTACAATTATTCTTGAACCAAGCAAGACGATTTGTGAAAGCATCATCAATAATTTTTTGCTCCAATTCCTTCATTTTATCGTAAAATTGCTTAATCTTTGGATTTTCATCCATTCCTTTAAATGATACAGTGATATCATATTTGCGTTCTTCATCCTTTCGCGTGTCATCTTTCTTAATAAACTGCATATTGTCATTAACTCCATAAGGAATATTGAGAATAGGTGTTTGTAGATTTACCTTATTTCCATTATAATTAATGTAAACTGATTTAGCGCCTGATTTCATAATCTTGAGTTCAGAATACTTAAGCTTGTCAACATTAAAATTTTTAGCGAGAAGAACGTTCATTGTTGTATTATATTACTTGTTTAATCTTTATATAAAGTAAAGATACCTATCAATTTTTATTTTTTAAATCATATTTTTATTTAAAATTATTATTTTTATTAAAATTATTATCATAGTCATATGAGTTTTATATAATTATTTATTTGCGATACTACTATTTATATGCCTTAAAATAATAAAACCAATAGTTGCCATATTTATATATAAATGCAAAATAAATATTTAATATAATTATGGGATCCCAGAAAATTTTGACGAATGAGAAATATATTTATAGTGATAAGGAATTTCAAGTATATAAAACAAAAAAAGGTGCTAAATTAATAAAAATAAATAATAATTATGTTAATATTAATGATATATCTATTGTTTCTAAAATAAACAATAAGAAACGCGATGATATTATATTGAATAATATAAATGAATTAAATAATTTAGATATTAATAACGAAATACCAATAAATGATAATGAAATTAATTATAGTATAGACGGAGAAGAATATATTGTTATATAATATTATTAGTGGTTAATATATTCAACCTTAAATGATAAGAGAATCAAGAATGTTAAAAGTGACTTTGTGAAATCATTAACGTCTATATTAGATATTCCATAATAATTATTATACTCAGTAACAGCATTGTCAATCCCATACCATACTATCATATTATTAATATCATATTTTGAAATAGTTCCCATGCGATCTTCAATAAAATTAAGTAAGTCTTGAATAATTGTAATATTATCATTATTGAAATTACAATCACAATAGCACATATTGTCATATATACTTTCGCATATATCATATATACTTTCATGAATATTGTCAACCATCACACATTCATACATTATAATTTTTATGTATTGATTTCTTGATTTAAGTTGTGTTAGGATATATTATCATTTTTTATTATTATTCAAAAAATATTATTAGTTTTATATTATATTAAATTTGTTAAAATATATTTATGTATGTAGAATATATTGTAATAAATATACGAATACTGCTAATATTATAATATTTACATTAGCATCAAAATTTGCGAGATATGAAGCAATTAATCCTGTGGCAATAATCATTATACTGTCTCCTATTATTGCTTTATACGATACTTCATCTGCGTAATCTTTAAACAAATCTATTATTTTATTAGCACCTCTTGGAATTATACTTATCATTAAATAAAATAAAATATCATGGGTAATTTGTATTACTAGCATAACTAATATAAAATTAATGATTGAAAATGTATCAAAAATATAATAATATATTGCCCTTGCTATGATAACAACTATAAATATTACAAGAACATCTGCTAATAGAGCTGATAATAAAAACTGTTGATACCATATCCGTAAATATTTACCTAACATATTTGAATATGTTAACATAATAACTACTATTTCAACAACTAGTATAGCATTTAAAATTGGCAAATAATCATTTATATTGTTAAAGTGTGCTATATCTTTGAACATAACTCTATATTATTATAAATATATAATTATAAATATGATATATGGCCATTAAATAAAAAAATAAATACATTACAAATACATATTAATATTAACAATTATATATTTATACTTTGCGAAAGTCATAGAGAGTATCTGGCGTTATTATAAAATGTGTTGGGTCATATGTATGATTTTCATAATATTCATAGTATCCAAAATAATTAACTACTAAGTTATATTGAATACAATAATCTAAATTATATTCAATATCATAACTATCTCCACCACAGTACGCATAATTATAAATAAATTCCTTGAATTCTAGAACAATAAGTTCTCTAAAACCATCAAGTACATTTATATTCTCTTTCTTTAAATCATCTACAATATTATCAAGCTGAGATGTAATACTATAATCTTCATTATTTGTTTCTTCAATACCATTCCTTATTAAATATGCTTTCTTTTTTGTATTCATTATGTGATATGAAAGTATATCAAATATTTTATCAAAATATTCGCGTGCTTTAAATCTGTCAATACTTAAATTAATATTTTTGTTTAAACTTGCGTTTTTACAGATACAAGACAATATCCTTGCCTTATTAATATCAATAAAATCAAATACTTTCTCGTTTGTAAATATAATTTCGCTGAGAAGTTCATAATTAATAGCACTCATTGTTAATTTGTCGATTGCTTATTGATTGCTTTATTGATTGCTCAGTTGATTGCTTATTGATTGCTTATTGATTGCTTGTTGATTACTCAGTTGATTACTCAGTTGATTACTCAGTTGATTTGTACTAATTACTTAATAATTAGATATAATCAAATTTTAAAAAAATAATTGTAAATTAGAACATTTTATTTCCAAATATGAATTTAAATCTAAACTAATAAATTATATTATGAACTTGAATGCGAATTTGAATGTGAACTTGAATGTGAATTTGTATATACACCAATTCCATATGTTTCTAAATTTTTAAATTTTTTCTTAATTTTTTTTGATATTTTTCTTAACAACACAATATCAATATCATTATTAGTAAATATTAAATGTTTTAAATTTACTAACTCTTCTAAAGTTTCTAAAAATACATCAGTAAATATCAAATCAGTGTCTGATTCAGTTTCCGTATTAATGTCGGTATTACTTATTTTTAATATTTTAAGGTTAACTAAAACCCTTATTTGTTCAATCAATATATTAAAATAACCAATAGACCCTTCATATTTATATTGAAAATTGTTTATTTCCAATTCCTCTAATTTTTGATAGTATTCAATATTATAAATTAATTTATCAAAGTCATCATCGCTAAAAAACGATAAAGAATCTAATACTAACTTTTTAATTTTTGATTCATCTAATTTTTTTAAGTCCCAATATTTTTCAAAAAAATCAGTACAATTTTTATCAATTAGAGTATTTTTTATTTGTATTTCTTCTACATTTTCAAATATTTTAGTATTACCTACAAGATGTATAAACTCTTCATCGCTAGAAAAAGATGTGTTATTTAATATTAATCTTTTTATTTTTGATTTATCTAAATTTTTATCTATGAAATCAATAATAAACTTATTTATTTTTAAGTTGCTTAAATCAACAGTTTCTAATTCAATAACTAACTTTTTTTTAGCAAAAGATTTATTTGCTAAGTATACTTTTATCAAGTGAAGAATATCTAATCTATTCAAAATAATAATTAATATATCGTCAGGTATATTATCTAGTTTTATACTTGATGTTTTAGTTTTGGAAGATGCCGGCGATGTCATAAGTGAAGTTATTTTAGGAGATGATTTAGATTTGTTAGGTTTTGCTTTTAATGGTAACTTTTTTGAAGGTGAAGACATATGGTATAATCTATTTATCTACTATTTATTTATTTAATAATTTTTATAGGAAATAAATAAGTTTAATTGTGCTTATATTATATAAATTAATGACCATTTTCCTTCTTCATTACATTATGTTCATCTTCATACGTAGTAATATGCTTAATTCCATTAATTCCTCTAATTCCATTAATTGGCCTTCCATAAATTGTGGAATTTATGTATCTTGATGTATCAGGAGAAATAAGATTATGTTCAAATATTAAATGTTTAAGATTTACTAATAATTTCAAAGTTTCTATAAATACAATAGAAAATGGTTTTTCTATATTATTCTCTGTTTCTTCTTCAATATCTATACTTTTTATTGTTAATTTTTTTAGATTTACTAAGAACCTAATATTTTCAATCAAGAGAATAAAATAATTATTATAATGACTATTAATGCGTTTATATTTATATTGTTGTGACCAAAATCTACATATTTGTAGTTCCTCAATATTTTCAAATTTTTTAAGATATTTTATAAATTCATCAAAACATTTTTCGTCTTCAAATGTTATATCATCTAATATTAATATCTTGACTTTTGCTTTATCTAAATATTTATTTATGATATCAATTATAGTTTTATTAATTTTTATTCTGGTTAAATCTAATTTTTCTGATTCAATAACTAAATTTTTTTTAGCAAAAGAATGATTTATTCCTTTTAGTTTCGTTGACCTTTTTAAATCTAAACGACCGAATATATTTCCTAGTAATTCATCAGGCATATCATCAAGTTTAATACTTGGTATTTCTGCTCTTGAAATTGAATGTTTAGGTGGAGAACCAACCCCCCCAGCTTTTTTAGGTGGAGATTTTGATGTTTTGGATCTAGATTGTGGTTTAGGCACCTTTTTAGACAGAGTTTTAGGCGACCCAGCAGTCTTTTTAGGTGAAGATTTTGATTTTGCGGTTTTAGATGTCTTTTTAGGTTGAGTTTTTGATTTTGCCGGTTTAGGTGGGTGTTTTATTTGCGTTGGCATATATAATGGGTATCTCTATTTTAATGCTATTTATTTTTTTAAAATTATATATGTTATATTTTTTAAAATATTTAAAAAAAAATGATTATAAAATTTAAAATTAACAACAAGAGCCAAATAACTGAAATTGAAGAACAAAGGAAATATCTGAAATCAACAACCGAGCAAAGCAAAATGTCCATGATTAATTACGAACTTCTTAGCGAAATTATATTTACAAATGACAAAACTTTTACAGATGTTAATATTAAAAAAGCAAAGATTATAGCACGCACATGTAAAATAGCAAGATTAAATAAGAATATTAATTTGAGTTATGACAGATGTAAAATAGATATATATTATAAGCAAATAATGTTTTTATCAATGGAAAAAACAGAAAAAGAATTTGTTAATGGAGGTAAATTTGATGTGAATACTGGTGCGATGAAGTTAAATATTAATAAAAAATATAAAAGAAAGGTTTATAATATAATAATAAATTTATTGAAAGAAAATGAGTATATAGTTGAGGGTGTAAAAGAAAAGATGGTTAATGAACAAAAGAAAAATATTGAAAAATTTTATATAAATCTTCATGTAAAACATGCAATCGTTATGGCATATAATGATATTACAGATGACGACGTGGATACATTTGAAGATGATGATAAATATAATAATGTAGAATTTGAAATAGCGTTTATTATTACAATGTTCAAATATAACTCATATTTTATCAATATGCTAAGTAAAACCCTTGTTAATGAAAAAGATGTTATAGATTATATTAGTAGTAAATATTATACCAATAATTGGTATACAATTCCTATAATATTTCCAAAATGTCTATTGGACGAAATAGCAACAAAGACATCATATGATTAAGCTTGTCTTAACAAGCTTACATAACAATATTATATATATATATATTATTTTTTATATTTACTTATCAATACTTATTTTCTAATTCTAATACCCTTCTCATATAATTTAAATTAATTAATGGAAGAATAGGCGAGCATTCCCATAGTTGTGTTTTGAGAAATGTTTGAATATTATACTTTACAGGATACATATGAAATAGACCAGAATATATATCCATCATATATCGCTGATGTTTTTTAGAAAGTAAATTAATGCTATATTTTGGCAAAACTATTAATAACTGAATATACGATGGAACAAAATCATTATCATTATTTAAAATAGGTACCTCATTTGCTATTGAATGATTAAGTATATCTTTAATTGTAGGCGGATAATTATAAGGATAATACCATTCGCAATCTATATTCATACCCTTATAATATGAATAAACCCAATATATCCCTTTAATATAATTATTACATGCGTTAAACATTACAGTTGAATCAATAGATATATTATTGTCAAATATTATTCTATAATATTCTTGGCGCCATTTATTAGGACTATTGTAAATAGTATGAATTAAAGGGTCCTTATTTTTTAACCCATAATAATCACTTGGTGTATTTTTATTATCAGGCGGTCTTTTTTTAATATATCTTTCACATATAGTATGGATATCTTCATCTTCTGAATTAGCCAAATCTTTGAAAATATTAATGAGACAATTGTGATTTATTACACCACCAACAACTAATAACCCGTTAGTTTTAATAGCCCTTTTTGTAGCTGATAATAAAGTATCAATGCCATTATTTTTTAATTCAATAGTTAATAAATGTGGGATAAAATCATTACCTAAAATTGAACATGCTGTACAGTATGTATCTATCAAATCATTGTCATTGTCAATTGTTTCAGAACTAATATCCCAATTTGTTTTTAATTCGCATAATATTGCTTTGCGTAATTCCTTAATATTTAAATAATTATAAACCGTATTATTTGTATGAGGGTCTTTCATCTCTCTCATCAAATATATGTTTTCCCTATGAGACATTAGTGATAATATAATTAAATCAGCATCAAGTCCGTGAATGATTATTCTGTCATCAATAGGGTCATCTTTAATCATTTTAAATATTTTATGCTCTCCTTCGCCACACTCATTACTACCGCTGTAAATAACATTATTTTTATTGCTGTCATCATTAATATTTCTCCTAATATATGTGTTTAATTTCTCCATAAATAATGTGCCTGGTGTAATAGCATTTGTATCCCAAATAATATTAACATTATCTAAAACATTTTTATAGATGTTTAAATATCTACGCTTTCTTTGCTGAAACATTTTTGCTAGTGGCGCTACACCATCCGCGCAAATTATATATTTTTCTGCTTTATAAGTTTCAATATAAAACTGTATCCTATTCCAAACTCCCTCTATAATCTCGCTTTCAATATTATCATTATTTGCTTTTTCTACTGTATCCTTGTATTTTTTAATAATATCTTGCGCGACATTATGTATAATGCCATTGAAATCTATACAATATATATTTAAATCAAGTGGTTTATTATTTGAAATAATATTATTGTATTTTTGTGTCAACGAATAAAAATAATAAGGTATACCCATATTTATTAATAATGTGATTATATATTTATATAATTATCAATATCATTTTTTATTTTTCTTTCTATCATATTAGAATATATATATAATATGCCTGCCGCGACTACAACTAGTTTAAGTGATGTATTTTTAGGCTCGGAACAATCAAAATATGCGGGTATAGCCCTATTTATAACTATAATAATAATATGTTTATCAATATTATTTACGAGTAGCAAAATACCGATAGAACAACGATTAGTATTTGTTATATTTATATTAATAATATCTATTCCTTCTATATTAATGTCTCTATTTGAGTTAACATGTATTGTTACTGGTGGTAATTATAATACTAGATGGTGGTGTTGGCTTCTAGCATGGGTATTAGCGATAATGATTATATTTTATTGTATAATGATTATAATCTCTCTTTTTATATCAATGTCAACCTATGATTTAGCAAATGAAAGAGTTTCAGAAGATACAGCAACTAATAATGTTAATAGCACAGATGCGAATAGTTACGCTAAAAATATTATGAACATGTATGAAAATGATTTAAATAATCCCAAAGAACAACAACTGTCAAATGAACATTCAGCAGAACATTTACCTCAACAATATCAACCTCCTGTACCTCAACAAACACAATCAACCGTTCCTCAACAATCGCAACATATGGATGTTCATCAATTACATTCATCACAACCAGTTAATGGAAATTATAATGGTTTTGATTCGTCAGATAACCTATCGCCCTTAGATACAGCTTTTAATACTTTTAAAACACATGAAAAACAACCGGTTAATGCTAGACCGGCAGAAGTAAATAATGTAGAACCTTACACAAATGATAACATTGATAAATTTAGTCTATTTTAAATAATTTATATATTTACTCATATTACTATTTATACGCTCAATATAATCATAATCCCAGCCTATAAATTTAAATGTATATTCTGTATATTCTTTTTTTGGAATATTATAACCCTTAATATAATAACCTTGAAAATCATAAATAACATTAATGTCTACACATTTTAAAAGCGCTCCCATATTTAATAAAAATTCACATTCAATATTACTATTAGCAAAAAGTGTCTCTAAATTATCGTGAATATTAAAAGGTTCTGAAATGAATGTATAATTAAAAATGTCAAACATATCTCCGTCTATAATAATTTTCCATACAATATGTTTATTTACATCATTGTCATAATTAAAAGCATATTTAATTGCTATATATTCCTGTATTGATGTTGATAAAAATATTTCTGTTGTAATTACCTTACCTATATGTATGTTGTGTAGCATTTTTTTACATCCAGGATATTTAAAACCGCGATATAAAACTAATTTTTCTTTATTTTTCCCATATCTAGTATAACGCGGTGTATCCGCAATCGCATATATAGTAGGTAATTTTTTTCCTGACATTAAAGAATTAGATAATATCTGTATATTTTTAAATTGACCTAGAATAAAAGAATAAATATCTATTTTATTAATTTCCATATAGTTTTCATATTCTTTAACTTTGGGATTAGGATAAAAAAATATGTTATCACGTACAAAATCTAATAACTCCGATTTTGAAAAATTATTTAGAAATAATTGCTGATTATTTATTAATAAATATGTGATTATATTGTAATTTAATCTGTAATAACCATCGCTTCTGTATAAATCAAAATAATCAGAAGCATCATCTTCACTCTTCCATTCATATATAAAATCAGCAATGTTTATTCTTATTCCATTTCTTGAAATTAAAGATTTATATGTATAATCACGCAAACTTGGAAAATATTGTATTGTTGTCATTACATAATATAAATAAAAAGATTTAAGAAATCGTCAATATTATAATGTAATGTTTTAATTTATAATTATGAAAAAAAAAGAAGACGACCCTAAACGCTTAGGATATTTTAGACCGCAGATATGTAGAAATTGTGGTATCAATGGTCATTTATATAAAGATTGCTTGCATCCTATAATGAGTTTTGGCATTATCTGTTATAAAATAGATAATGGAGAAATTAAATATATAATGATTCAACGCAAAGATAGCTTGTCCTTTATGGAATTTGTTAGAGGAAAATATAATCAGACAGATTTTAATTATATTAAGCAATTAATTGACTATATGACTGAGAATGAAAAGAAAATGTTATTAGAAAATACATTTGATAGCATTTGGAATTATACATGGTGCCAAACATCGCAACATAATTTCAAACATACAAAGGAATATATTGAATCTAAATCAAAATTTGATTATGTTATTAATAATATCAATCTTAAAAATATATTAAAATCAAACAAGATCAAATGTAATTACTTAGAGCAAGAATGGGGATTTCCGAAAGGACGAAAGAAAATTAGGGAAAGTGATATTGATTGTTCTATTAGGGAATTTTGTGAAGAAACGCAGTTATTCAAAGATGATATTCAAATAATTAAAGAAATATATCCATTTCAAGAAATATTTTTTGGGACTAATAACATATTATATAAGCATGTTTATTATATCGCAAAAATTGTTAAGGAAAAATCTAAAATATTCTTAGATAACAACTGTATAGAGCAAATTAGAGAGGTTCGTGATATTAAATGGTTATCATACACTGATGTGTTGTCTCATATTAAATATCATAATATTGAAAGAATAGAAATTTTCAAAAAGGTTCACAATATAATTAAAGAATCGTTGCTATTATAAATCTTCTTTAATCTAAATAGAAAGGATTAATGATTAAAAATAAAAAAAAAACATCTCCTAAACCTATTCAAACATCTACGCACCCAATAAATTCCCTAAATATAATTAAAAAAAGAGGAAGACCTAGAAAAGTACCTGTTAAAAAAACAACATCTCCTAAAAAATCATTATCAGATGATAAAAATATTACGAAACCTAAGTCTCCAAAGAAATGCCCAGAAGGAAAAGTATTAAACCCGAATACAGGTCGCTGTATATTGATAAAGAATACTATTAATAAAAATATTGATAAATTTAAGTCTCCAAAGAAATGTCCAGAAGGCAAAGTATTAAATCCTGATACAGGTCGCTGTAATAAAATAAAGAATAAACCTGAAAATATTGTTAAAAGAGGAAGACCTAGAAAAGTACCTGTTAAAAAAACAACATCTCCTAAAAAATCATTATCATCTGATAAAAAAATAATATCTTCTCCTGGTTCATCGTTGTCTGCTTCATCTAATAAATCTAATAACTCTAATAAATCTAATAACTCTAATAAATCTAATAACTCTAATAAATCTAATAACTCTAATAACTCTAATAACTCTAATAACTCTAATAACTCTAATAAGTCTAATAAATCTAATAACTCTAATAACTCTAATAACTCTAATAACTCTAATAAGTCTAATAAGTCTAATAAGTCTAATAAGTCTAATAAGTCTAATAAGTCTAGTTCTTCTATTAAAAGCGACCATTTTGAATTATATTATCCTGATTTAGATGACCCAAAATTTACATCTAAAATATCTAATAATAAAGAATTTTTAATACATAAAATTCCAGATTTCCCTATAATAAATAATGTTAAAGATTTTGATGAAGTTTCTAATAAATTATGTGGGAAGTTTGATAAAATGTTGTATCAATATTTTATAGGTCAATATATATCATATAGAACACCATATAAAAGTGTTCTTCTATATCATGGTGTAGGTGTAGGTAAAACATGTTCTGCTATTACTATATCCGAAGCATTATTAAGTTCACAGACAACTTCCGAACCTATGATTTGGGTTATTATGCCTCAATCATTAAAAAATAGCTTCAAATCGCAAGTATTTAATATTGATGATTTTGACACATTTGAAAAATTATCTAATCAATGTACAGACCAAAATTATATTAAATTATTAAATATTTATAAATCTAAATTTAATAAAGATAATAAAGATAAGGATAAGGAAAAGCTTAATGAACTGAAAAGCGAACTAAAAGCGATATTAAAAACTCGCTATGAAATTTTTACATATGACCGTTTTGCCAAACACATAAAAGAAAAATATACTAATAAAATTGTAGAAAATAAGGTTATTATAATAGATGAAGCGCATAACATTAGAAGTACAAATAAGAAAGTCAAGGATACATATGTAGCATTAACAAAATGTCTTAAAGCAGGTGTTAATAATAGATTAATATTATTATCTGCTACACCTATGTATAATGAACCAAGAGATATATTAGAACTTTTAAAATTACTAATTATAAATGATAAGCGAAATAATATTTTAAATGATAATAAAAAGATATTCAATAATAATAAGGCGTTTAATATTGATGATCCTAATGTCATTAGCCTTATTAAAAAATTATCTAATACATATATTTCTTACTTAAAAGGTAAAAATCCTTTTACATTTGCTTTAAAATTAAATCCGAGTGATAGTGGAATAAAGGTATTAGAAAAAGCACCTATTAAAGACCCCAATAATAAATTAATTAGCAAAGAAAATATTGAATGGTTTAAAAATATAGACGAAGATATTGTAATATCAAAATTGGGACAAGCTCAGAAGATACTTATAGATAAACTTGAAAATATTGATATAAATGATGATATTGATGTAGAAGAAGATGATGACAACGATGATAAACAAAATAATAATATGAAAATATTACAGCCTATGAATATTGTATATGATACTGAAATAGGTATTAAAGGGTTTTATAATTTTTTTAGTAAAACAAAAGAAACAGACCCAATAGAATTAAAATATTTTGAAAAATATAAGGATGCGCTAATGCCAGATGAAGAACATTTAGGTAAATACTCGGGAAAGTTTTTAAATGTTTGTAATTTTATTCGTAAATCAAATGGGATTGTTGTAATATACTCACGTTTTTTACTATCAGGTATAATTCCAATAGCAATTTGCTTAGAACACTTAGGATATACACGAGAAGGAACTAATAATATTTTAAAAAATGCTAATATTGTAGAAAACCCTCCAAAGTATGATGACATTAGTAATCCAAAATATTGTATTCTTACAAGTGACAAAAAAGAATATATGGGGAATACTAAAATTGATGATTTAATAAAAATAATTAATAGCGACAGTAATTATAACGGTTCAAAAATAAAAGTAATTCTTATAACACCTGTTGCAAGCGAAGGATTGAGTTTTTATAATACTCGCGAAATTCATTTAATAGAGCCATGGTATCATTTCAATAGGTCAGACCAAATTGTTGGACGTGGTATTCGTAATTGTAGACATAACAGACTAAATATTGAAAATCGCAATGTTTCTGTATTTATGCATGCTAGTGTAAATGACGATGAAAATAGAGAAAGTATAGATATAAATGCTTTTAGAATTTCTACAAGAAAATATATTGAAAGTAAAAAAGTTGACAAGATTATTATGGATAATGCGATAGATTGCTATTTAATGAAAAATATTAATTATTTTCCAAAATCTATTTTTAAATTAGATAATGTTAATATTCAAACATCACAAGGAGCACAAATTAAATATAATTATGGCGAAGAAGAATTAAATGAACCAAAATGTAATGCTGATAATATGGATGTTAAAATAGATGCTACTGGGTTTCGTAGTGAAATTTATAAACATCTTTTAGCAAGTATTAAAAATAATATTAGAAATATAATTAATAATATAATTAAAAATAATATTGAAGATGCAACTAATATATATATTGATTTTGAAACGTTAAAAAATAATATTGGATTTAAAATTGAAAATGATATATTAATGTATACTGTTAAAAATATAATATATCCTAATACATTTATACCTAATAAGTATATTATTCGGTATAAGAATGGGTTATTAATAAATCCCATTGAAAATGATAGAAAACACAAAATCATTAGGTATAATAATGAGATATTAATAAAAACAATAGAAGATGTTGATAGTAAAAATTCAAATAAAGATAAAAGCGATAAAAGCGATGGATTAAAGATAGATGAAAACAAAAAAGCAATTAATAAAGTAATTAATAAGTTAAATATTGATTATAATGATGCTAATAAAACAACATTATCATTATATTTAAAAATTAATGCTGGTGAATTTAAAATATTAATAGGTTATATATTAAAGTCATATCCTTCTACAATTATTGATGATTTTGATAAAAAAATTCAATTTATATGCGAATGCTTATATGAACAAGGTATTTTAATAAAAGCACAAGATATCCCATCTTATGCTGATAATAATAATGAATATATTGGGTATATTAACATGTTTAATGAGAATAGTGAAGATGACAACACATATATTCAATATAATGAAAAAGACAAAAAAATTAGTAAAAAATATAAAAATTATACAGAATATTTAAAACATATTGATAATAAACAAATAATATCAATAAAAAAAAATATTAAACTCTTCAATATGAAAACAAATAATGAGCAGAATGTAGGCCCTTCATCAACATATATTAAAGAATTTTTCTCAAATCGCATTAATAATAATAATTATATTCCAAGTGATATGACTAATGAAAAAACAGTATGGGGTATCATAGTTCGCTCTAAAAATAAATATATATTGAAAATATTTACAATAGGAGAAGGAAAAAAAACTGGTAGAGTTTGCGAAACTTTTACCTACGAAGACCATACATTATTTATAAATCAACTGACAACAGCTAAGCAAACAGGTGTTGCTAAAACAATTAAGATGAAAAATAATAAATTATTATGTAATTATATTGCTAATACATTAATTAATAAAAATAAACTAATTTTATTTCCTCTATATAAACCTAAATTATAAACATAAACTATATTTTTGCTATTGTAATCCTTCCTATATTTTTTTCTTTATTATATAATACTACTTTTTCATTATAATAAATTTCTTTATCTAGAAGAAAAGATATAAATAATGCGGTTGATTTGTTCCATCTATTATTGACTATACCTGACATTATTTCAGCACATTTTGTCAGTCCAAATATCTTTGTAAACTCTTCCTTAGATATCAAAGTTATTAACACATCTTTTATATATTTTGTTGAATTATCAAATGACATGGTTTCTTTGATAATAACATCAAGTGGTTTAATAGTTTCGTCTTTTTTATTTTTAGATATAATAGGTGTGTTTTTATGTAATACCTTATCTTTTTTAATAGCAACTTCGCATACTTCACATACATCTATTGTTGGCTCAATTTTTAACTCTTTTAGAATATCATTTTTTTTTATACCAGTTTCATGTGTATATTGAACATGTTTATTAAAAATGGTTGGGTCAACATCTTTCCATTCACTCATAGACAGATCATTAGAAGCCTTTAATTTATTATAAATAACATCTAACATTTTTGTATATTTCTTAGTAATATCTATATATCATTTTTTTATGTAATTAAATAATCCTCGTATGTTAAATCATTTTCTAGGCAAACATTATAATTATTATTTTGCTTCATAAATTTTTTTTTAAGTAAGTAAAATTTCATACTAGAAGAGAATTTCTGCTTTTGGTTAGTTATATTAGCCGACAATCCATTAAGCGAAGCAACATTGTTATCATCGTCAACATTTATGATATTATCTTTATCATTGGAAGTATTTTCAATATTTTCATTATTTTCATTATTTTCTTTTGTATTAATGCTATCATTCAGTAATGTTTTCATTAATTCATATTTTGATATTTCATTTTGAGATTTAATACAAAAAATAATATAATTATTCATTTTAATAAGTAATTCTTCGTCAATCCAATTAAGATTCAAAAATACACCGTTATTATTTTTAGTATAATTTGCATTTGTATCTAATATTATTTTAAATAATTCCAAATTTTCATTATCGGTTAATTTAGAAACATTAGCCTGTATTGTTTTACATAAGTCAATTTTATTCATTATAAATATTAATAACAATAAGTTATTTTTTATATATAAATTATTCATAATCATCGCTTAAATATTCTTCGACATCTTCTTCGCCATCTTCATCTAAATCATCAATATCATCTTCTTCTAATTCTTCCTCATCTTCTAATTCTTCTTCATCTTCAAATAAATTAAAATCGCCGCCAGTATTTTTTTCATTTTCATCATTAATTATTAATTTTCTAACAGTAACATTATCAGTCTCGTCATCTTCTTCATCATCATATGGTTCGTCGTCATCCATCAATTCATCGTCGACATATGATAATATATCTTCTTCTTCGTCATCTATTGACGGACTATCATCCTCGTCCTCCTCAATTACGCTAATATCATCATTATATTTATCCTTAATAATTTTTCCAATTATAGATATCATTTTATCATAAAGAGTAAATTTTTTACCACATACAACAACATTTATTTCATCTCCTATGTTAATATTTTCAATATTAACATCTGAAAGTATTCCCGAAGATATCTTTGGGATTATTACTTCCAAAATTGCCATATCTTCGTATTTACCGATAGCGAGTAATCCAAGATTATTCTTTGCTTTAACAATACATTTAACAATAGAATCTTGCGCTGGATTGCAAATCTCCGCAATACAATTTAAATCATATGCGATATTACCATTAAAATGGGATTCTTTAATATAACCGGGCGATCTTTTAATTAGCTTAATACTATCCTTTTTAATGTATCCATGCTTACTGCAACTATTTTCTAATGTTGCTTTAATTTTTGTCAAAATTGTATTTTCAAAATGTTTATTTAATTCATTAGGAGTTAATATAATTGTAGTATTAAATTTGATAGGCATAAACATTTTTGACATTTTAATAAATTTAATTTATCTATATGAATATATCATTTTTTTTATTTATATAAAAAAATGATATATAAATCTATAATATCTATATTTATTAGATAATATAGATATAATATGGAAATATTAAAGGATGATGCTATCTTCACAATTATAGATAATATATCATTAAATATACATGAAAATATTGAAAATATTATCAAAGTTGAAAACGTTGACTTATGGTCAGAAGATAATTTTTATAACTTTGTTAATATAATGAATAATGAGGGATATATTAGAGATGAAGAACCTCAAACTCTACATGTATATTCAACCGATTATTTATTAACTATTAAGAACTCTAAGAAAATATTATATTATTGTAATAATAATAATTACAAATATGATGAAAATTATATTGACTGGTATAAACATAGTGTAGTATCTAAACATGTTGTAAATACATTATTTGATTCTAATTTGATATTTTTAAATATTAAAAAGTTAAAAATAAAAACAGAAAAGAATCCTGATGTAAATTGGGATAGTATGCGAAAATATTTCAAAATTAATAAATGTATCACTTATACCGACCCCAAGACTAATATCAAATATATAGTAAATATTACTAAAACACATGACCGAGATTTTTATGAAAAGACTGACGAAGATTGTTATACATCACTGAATAAATCTAAGATTATTAATAAAACACAGCAATACGAGTTTTATATAGATATAACAAATACTGATAAAGATAATATAATACCGTCAATTATTAAAATGGAGCAAGCATTACATTTAAATAGTTTTATAATTTCTAAAAATCAACAATTAGATGTTATAAAAGATTATGGGAATCTTGTTAAAAATGATATTTACACTAGAAGATTTGATGATAAAAAACCTCCTTTATTGACTCCAAAACCTTTCACTCTTGAACGAATGAATATGTTAAATCCAAGCGATTTTGAAAGTGGCTATGGTATTTCAAGTATTTTATCAGAATATACAGTAACTGAAAAAGCAGATGGCGAGAGACTGTTAATGTATATAAACAGTACAGGAGGTGTTTACTTAATAAACAATTCGCATCAAGTTATTGATACCGGGCTAAAAAGTCCTAGCGAATTATATAATTCACTTATTGACGGTGAATATATAACATGTAATAAACGTACTGATAATGCTTCTATTGGACTATATGCGTCATTTGATATGTATTATTGTAATGGGAAAAAAATAACACAACTTCCTTTAATGGCGACGTCTGATAATAGTTCATCAGAAGGTTCGCAAAGTAGATACAATTATTTATTAAAAACAGAAAAGTTATTAAAAAGCAATAATGAATACGCGATTGATTACATTGTCAAGGAGCATATGTATTCAAAAGATATATTAAATGATTGTAAAAAAATACTAACACAGGAAATAATATATCAATATGAAATAGACGGTTTGATTTTTACACCAGCAAAACTTGCGGTTTACTCTAATTATGCGAATAAACCAGAACCTATTACTGATAAACTTGGGTGGAATAAGGTGTTTAAATGGAAACCACCTGAGCAAAATAGCATAGACTTTTTAGTAAAAAAAGGGGAAATCATTACAATAGATACCGTTAATTATGTTGAGTTTAAATTATATGTTGGTTATAATGCATCTCAGATTGAAAACTATAATATGAATGATGTATTTAATTATATTTATAAGTTTAATCAATTTAGAGATAAAATAAAAGAAAGAGAAAAATATGTATGTCGGTTGTTTATGCCTGAGTATTATTATGAAAAAGGGATTGAAAAATCATTAATTAAAATGCTTCCGAATAAAGAAATTAGATGCGTTAATGGAGATAAGATAGATGATGAAATCATTGTTGAGTTTAATTATGATAGTAGCGAGACAAATCCTTCATTGCGGTGGAAACCTATGAGAGTAAGGGAAGATAAGACGCGTATATATAGACAGGGAGTATTATCAAAAACTCTAAATGATTTTAGTGTCGCTTGTAATATATGGAGATCAATACATAACCCAATCTCTCAAAATAATATTATAGGTAATGAACGTATAGCCAATAATATGGATGTTGCTGAACTAAGTTCAGAAGATATTTATTATTCGCGAACTATACAGAATGAAGCAAGACTGTCGCATCAAATGTTGGTATTTCATAATCACGGAATAAAAGACCTTCTTTATTCTAAACCTTCTAAAAAGGGTTCCATAGTTGAGTTAGCTTGTGGTCAAGGTGGTGATCTTAATAGATGGATTAAAAATGAATATAGGTTTGTATTGGGTGTAGATCTAGTAAAAAACAATATATATAGCCCTAATCACGGAGCTTATGCGCGATTATTGCGAGAGAGGAAGAGATTCTTTATTAATATGAAAAATGTTAATAATATGATATTTCCTGAAATGGTATTTGCTGTTGGCGATTGTAGCAAATCAATAAAAACAGGGGATTGTGCTATAAGCGATGACCCTTCAAGAGATGATAAAGACAGTTATAATGTATTAAAAATAGTATTTAATAAAGGTAATAGAAGGATAGATACGCAATATAATAAAATTATAGGAAGAGGTGTTAATGGTTTTGATGTATGTTCTTGTATGTTCGGTATCCACTATTTCTTTAAAAATGAAGAAACATTAGATGGATTTTTACTAAATGTTAGCCAATTATTAAATGTCGGAGGAGTATTTTTCTGTACTTTTATGGATGGTGAAAAAATTGAAACAGATATTAAAAATAACGGCGGAGATAAAATAGAAGGTTTCAAAAAGTTATCAAATAGAAAAGAAGATAAAGGTGAACCTATATGGGCTATATTGAGATCTTATGATAAAGATGAAGTATCGCCTTACAACAAGCAAATAAATGTATTTATTGAAACAACAAGTAAATTAATCCCAGAATATGTTGTATCATATGAATTTTTAATAGAAAAATGTAAAGAATATGGATTAAATATTAAAGAGAGCGAGTTGTTTTCTGAAACCTTTAATAGATTTAAAAGTAATATAGATGATTTGCGCGAAAATAAAGAAAATCTTTATAAATCTATTATAGAGTTAGACAAAGAAGAAAATAAAGACCTAAAACGATTTAGTTCTTTCAATCGTTGGTGTATATTTGAAAGAGTTGAATAACTTAGAAATTATAATTTATTATTATATAAAGAAAATTTATTTTTATAAATATATGTAATAATGATATTATTTTATAGTGATTTTTGCAATTATTGTAAAATGTTATTAGAACATATTAAAAGATATGATAAGGATAAAACAATAAAACTTGTTTCTATCGATGATTTACGTAATAAAAATATTAATATTGAAAGCAAAATTCATTCTGTACCAGCATTTATGATATTACCTAGCAAAGAATTACTATTTGGTAAAGATGTATTAGATTACCTATTATTACCAGGTAGAGGTATTCTATGTAGTACTCAAAATACGCGAATGGATAAGACACTTTCAGGTACTGGTAGCAAAAGTGATGGTATTAGTATTACAGGAGGAAATGATATTAGTCCATTAGTTAATTCAACAAATGATAATGAACCATCTGCTTTCACATTAAATTCAACTTCATTCTCTGATAATTTTTCTATAATAGAAGATGAAACAAAAGAATTAAATGATAAAAATTATAAATGGGATTTTATAACAAATGATAATAATATGAGTGATGGTATTAATAATATAAATATTAATGAAGATACATCTGTTAAAGGTACTAAGAATCTTCAATCAATTGAAGAATTACTAAAATTAAGAGATGCTCAAAAGTTTTAATTAGTTATTAAATATATATAAGGAAATATCATAATATATTTTATAAGGGTTATTAATGTCAAATCAATTTATATTTAATCAATATTATATTGATTTAATAAAGCGTATCAAATCGTCAGCTAAAAGTATGAGGGATAATGAAAAGGCGGATGATTACACATTTGGTAAGGGAATAATTAAAATTATTAAAGAGAATTATATCACACTTGATAAATCATCTGATGAATATATCATATATTTAAAAGCTATTCCTGAATCATTTTGGATTTCGTACACTAATATTGATAATATTAGTTCATCTAGTGATTGGTTTATAGATGATGATGTAAAAGATGTTTGTATATATAAAAATATATCAGTTACATCTATTAGAAAACTATTAAATGATGATTTTCTATGTCATCATTTTTTCTCTGTATTTTATTTGTTTATGAATGAATTAAGCGATGATGATGTTAAAATATATTTATCTGTTTTACAAGATACAAAGAATGAAGTAGATACGGATAGTATTACTAATGAATTACATAGAAAGATTATTGTTAGATTGAACGAATTAAAAACAAAGAAAGGTAAGGATGCAAGCGGGGGTATAGATATGTCTCAAATGGAGAATACAATGCTTGGAAAACTTGCTAAGGAAATATTAGAAGATGTTGATGTTGAAAAATTACAAAAATCTATTGGTGATAATGGTGATATTCTAAAAGCGATTGGTGATCCTGATAGTGGTTTTAGCGAACTTATTTCTAATGTAAGTAGAAAAATGGCAAATAAAATTTCAACAGGAGAATTAAAGCAAGAGAACCTTCTTCAAGATGCTATAAAGTTTGCGTCAACTATGCCCGGATTATTTGGCAACCCTACTAATCAAGGAAATGCTAATAAATCAGGTGGTACAGGTGGTACAGGTGGTACAACAGGACAGAAAACCAATGAACCAGATATGGCATCTATGATGAATATGATGTCATCTATGATGAATAATAAGGAAGGGATGGATATGTTTAAAAATATGATGGGGAATATGAATAATCAAAAAGGAGGGTCGCGACAAACTATTAATAAATCAGCCCTTAAAAAAATGGCGACTGTTAATAAATTAAAATCAAAACTTGCGAAAAGGAATGAGAAAGAATAATTAAAATAATATAGATATTAGTAGAATAAGAACAAAAATAATGTTTTGGTTAGATAATTTAAATATACTAACAATACCTGTATTAATTCCTGATATTAATATGACTTTTGAAGAAAAATTAAATTCTATAATAAGAGGATTATTATTTCTAGGAATTATATTTACATTAGTTTTTAATGATTCAAAATATATTTTATTTGTATTAATAATCATGATAATTTCTATTATTATATATAATTATCAATATGAAAAAAATAAGCAAATAGAAAAATATTTAAATGAAAATAATCTTGATATTATAAATAATAAAAAATGTGTCAAACCTACAAAAGCAAATCCATTTATGAACCTAAATATATTAGATCGTAAATATGATAAAAATAACAATATGTTTTCTGCGTGTTCTATTGAAAATTCAAAAATAAGCAAAAATATTGACAAGTATTTTAGTGAAAATGTATTTCGTGAAACTGATGATTTATATAATAAATCATTATTACCTCGCCAATTTTATACTATGCCATCCACAACAATACCAAATAATAGAGAAAAATTAGGAGATTGGTTATATAATAAAGGTCCTTCGTGTAAAGAAAATAATCTTAAATGTCCTGATAATAAATACAATGATCTTAGAAGATCATCTCATTTATAATATATTTTTATTTTTTTTATAATATATATAAATATAATATATAATATATATGATATATATACCTATTGGTATTGATTGTGATGTTGGTAAATTTTTAAAAAGACACAATGTAAGAAATATGGCATTTCCGTTTGATTGGAATGTTTCGTATAATGGTGTATCTAAATGTTTTGAAAATAATTTTGCGAATTTTTCAGAACAATTTAATAAAATTAATAAATATGATGTTTTCTTCCTTCATGACTTTCAAAATGATGCAATAATTAATTCAGATGTAGAAAAATATAATAGACGATGCGAAAGATTAATTAATATATTGGAAACTACTAATGATATTGTCATTTTCATTAGAAAAGGTCATATTAGCAGACACCACATAGAACATCATGGTCAAGATAAAATTGCTAACGATATTGAAGATGTTAAAAATTTAAATAATATATTACAAAATAAATATCCGCAATTAAAATATAAAATTGTTTTGGGGTTAGGGTGCGATATATGTTTTAATAAAGATACAATATATAAATGCGATAACAGCGATAACAGTGATAACAGTGATAACAGTGATAACAGTGATAACAGTGATAACAGTGATAACATAGATATACGCGGTATAGATGAATATAGTGGTTTTTTTGAATATATATCAAACACCTATATTACAAACATAAATAGCTAGTATTCCCGTTCATGAATAAATTATATTATGAATTATTTTTTAACATTATATATTCTAACCTTTTTAGCTTTTGCTTTACCTGATTTATATTTTTGTTTTGCTTTATTTGCTAATATAAATGCTTTTTTTTTATGATCACAACCTTCATTTATTATTTTGTAATCAACCGCCGCCGCTTTTCCTGATGTTAAAGCGCTTGCCAATCTTGCTAAACCCCATGATTGGGGTGTTTGATTTGGTCTTGAACCAGATGAATAGTATGCACCTTCGCCCTTCCTAAGAATCTTAATTAGTGTTTCTAAGTTACAGCCAGTTTTTAATGCTAATTCTTTGGTAGGTGTAATGTTTTCAATCTTGTATATTTTGTGCGCATTTGCTATATGGTTTGATTTTTTGCTTTTAAAAGATGCTACTTTTTCTCTTGTATAATATATCCCTTTTTTATATTGTTCTTGTGATTTTATCAACATTTTAACTTGCTTTTTATTATCTTTCTTATTAAGCATTTTTGGTAAATATCTCATAGGAACCTTTATAATATTAGAAGCTTCCTTTAATTTCGTAGGTTTCATATCTCTAATATATATAAAAATAAAAATTGATAGTATAAATATAAATAATATTACAATAAACAAGATAATAATGCTTTCTGGAAAATGTATGTGCCCTTGCGGTGGTGGTCAGTCTTGTATTGTAGATAGACGCGAGTTAAATGATTGGGTTCATGAGGATAATTTATTTAATGAAAATAAGTTGCCTCTCAGGAAACACTGCTTTCAACAGTATACTAATAAGCAGTTGAATGTATTAAATAATTTTCATAATGATAATAGTTTATGTTAGGCTATTCAATATCATAATATGGATAATTATATAAATAATAAATAAATATTCTATATAATGAAAAAATCTACAACAATTACATATAATATTGAAACTTGCGGAGGGGTTTCAATAAGTGAATTAGAATATAAGGATTATGATAAAAATTTAGAAGGAGAAGAAAATTTGTTATATTACAAGGTAAAAAAAGTAAATAATGTTTCTGATAATGAAAAAATAAAAACAATAGGCAATATAGATGAAATAGGTGAATTAAACGAAACATTTAATAAAATTTGTAAGTTAGAAAATAAAATAGATGAAACTATCGGTATAAGTAGCAATAATAAAGAATGGAAAATACATGAATATAAAAATCATAAACTAGATAAAGAATATAAACAGGGATACGAAACTATAAATTTTGATATAAATTATGATATATTACAAAAAAATGAAAAAAAAAATTATATTAAAGATAATAAATAATTTTTTTATTTATTATTTACAAATAGATAATGAATAATAATAGGTTTGACGCTTCAACAAGTATATGTTCTGATAATTGTTGGAAAACCGCAAAAGATTTAAATAATAATAAAATATCCGAATATAATTTACATCCAAACAATTTTGTAGATTGCGAAAATCCAAATGTTAGAATGACTGATAGTTATCTAAATCATCCAAATTTACGAGGACGCCCTGGCTATGGTTTAGCAGAAGATTGCCTAATAGATAATGATTCTATGCTTCGCAATAACCCAGATGGAATTACACAGGATCGTTGTAGAATACAATTAAATAACAGAATATTTACATCTGGTCCTAGTTTAAGATGTGGAAGTGGAAATATAGGCGATGAATTAAAATTAATTGAGGGCGCTGATACAAACCCATTTAAATGTAAGAAACAAATAATGGAAAAAGAGATGAATAATTTTATACCATTATTAGATTTTATGAAAGATATTCAGAACCCTGACAATATAGTTCCAGTATGGACAAATGGAGGTGAAGATACACGCTCATATATACATCGTACCGAGTTCAATAAAAATTGCAATTGGATTGGCCGTAATAAAAATGTTTCCATATAATAAAAAAATATTATATAATAGAAGATAATATGAGTTTTAATAGAACAACATACGACACTTGTTCTTACAAGCAAGAATTACAAGAAAACGTAAGTACATTAAGTTATTTACTTTCGCCTTATAGATATGAACATGTAGATAAATGTAGACATCAATTAGGATTTATAGGAGGGACCGCAGTATCACATGTTCAAGGTAACTTAGTGGATTTAGATAGTGAATTAAGAGGACAGACGAGATTTATTTCTAAATGCGGTACTAATCAATATGTCCCTACAAATGATGGAATAATTAAAAATGATAAAACCCCTCCAATAGATACAACAATGCTTCATCTCCCTGCTTGCCAATCAATAATGTATAGAGAAGTTCCTATGCCACCTCCTATTAACTATAATAAATGCAGTTAATCGCTGCTATTAATGTGGTTATAGCAATAATATAATATTTATTTTTTTACATTAGCACATTTTACCTAAATAATTAATTAGAAAAAACCATACTAAATAAAATGGACCAAGCATAAACGCTGAAAATGCGAATAATAATCTAATTGTAATATCATTAAACATCCCTTTCCAATCGCATGTGAAAGATAAATATGCTGAAAATATAGATATTAAAAATGTTAAAATATATAATAGCACTATACATATATTGTCAATAATACCCCATCTATAATAATAATTAGCATTATATCCTAGCATTAGAAGATATAACGCACTAATTACATCGTGTTTTACAACATCATTTTCTATTACATCATTAGTGGTGTTATAATTATTGGCAAATCGTTCGCTCTCTTTATATAAATTACTAGCAATTAATGGTAATAATATAATCATATCTATTTATTTATGTATAAAATAATATATTATTTTATTAGATATGAACCAATTTATAGATACTAGGTTAAATTATGATAGTTGTAGTTACAAAGAGCAATTAAAAAGGTCGGTTGGACCTGGATTATATCAATTAGAATCGCCTTATAATGATTGTCCTGAGTGCTTTCAAGATGTACCAAATGACCCAGCATTAATATATCAAAATTACGGACAAAATACGTGTAGTATGAAAAAGGCTGTTGATGATTCAAGCGAACTTCTTGGTTTAAATTATAAGAAATCTAAATGTAACGCTAACGAATATTTACCAGGTAGATATGAATCTACAGGATGTAATATTAAAGGCGCTGATAAACCTCGTTCTTGTATAGTGCCGCGCGAAGATACGCGACTATCAAACCCTCCGTGTACTTTAAAAGAAACTGGTATTAATAGATGGGAATGGCTATGTTTTGACCCACAAGAACGCGCAATAGAAGCATTTGATAGAGTTCCAGTAAATTATAGAATGGTTGCGAAGGACAATCATATTCCATGTATAGAAGTTCCAGAAGACCAATCTGTATTTTTTCCAAAGGATAATAGTTCTAAGTTAATAACAAACTTAGATGAATGGAAAAATAAATCAAGTGCAAATGTATCATATTCACCAGGATATCCATATGGTTCAATGTATCCCAGTGTAAAATGTAAGAATTAAGGATATTATTCCTGTTTTTCCCATACTTCATAAAAACATTCTCTGACTTTATCAAAGATTGGCATTTCATTATTAATTGATTTGACATAAACACGTTTAAAATTAAATTTTTTAAACTCTTCATCAACAAAAAGTTTATGATTAAAATTATTTAGAAAATCATTCTCTATTATAATTTTTTTAAAATTTTCTAAAAATGTAGGTTCATCACGAAGTATATAGTATAAGGCACCTTCACAATCCGCGACTAATGTATTAAATATCATATTATCATATTTATTTTTAATATTACTCCATGTTGCTGTTTTTATTGTTGACCATGTTTCTAATTCTTCATTATTCATTTCATTCATAGGTTTTGTATCCCAACCATTTTGATATAATTCGTATTTAGATATCGCACAATCTTCAATATGAAAATTAAAATTATTTAAATCTCTATTTTCTTTTAATTGCTCTGCGATAAAATAAAAACTTTCAAATACTACTAAATTTTTACTGTCATTTAATAGAGACGCAATTATACATGAATTTCTTCCAATATTACCTCCAATTTCTAATACAATATCATCGGGTTTAATAAACATTACAGACATTTCTTGCTCTGGATATTCTTCTCTAAAATTACCGTAATTTAATTTTAATTTACTATGTAAGTCTGTTAATTTATCAGTAATACTCTGATCTACGCTCATTATATATACTTAAATATAAAGTCTTTATATAAAATACTATTTATATAAATAATATATTTACTATTTTTTTTCCTATATTCATTAGAGGTTAATAATGAATTTATATTCAAATGACAACGACATCCCATCAATGAACAATATTTATAGTTCTAAGTATTGGGAAAAAGTCAAAGAAGACGAACAAAAAAGGAGCAATAAATTATATGAACAGGCAAAAAAACCTTATGAAACAGGTATAGTAGCAAAACCTGCTTATTCAGATATGTTTGCAAGAATTGACTCTGATAATCTAGAAGGTTTAAGTGGTGATAATTATGTATCATCTTTATCTGGTGAATTAATTAATAAAGGTGATTTTTCACATAATAATATGACCCCTTTTTTAAGAAAAAATGTAACACAAAATACTAACATTGAAAGTATGTCATCTATGCTAGATAGTAAAACCGGAAATAATCAATTCTGGCAAAATAAAAAAGAGGTTCCATGCTTATTTAAACCTGAATTAAACATGGGGGGAAATGTATGTGGTATGAAAAACAACGACGACTTTCTAAAGTCGCGAATAAATAATTCTTCGCGTGTAAATAATTTTTTCCCAATAGAAAAAATAAGGGTTGGTCCAGGTATCAATAAAGGGTTTGATGCAATGCCTTCCGGTGGTTTTCAACAAATGGACACAGCAGATTATGCCAAACCTCGCAACTTAGATGATTTAAGAAGTAAAATTAATCAAAAACAATCATATTTTGAATTACCCATAACCGCGCCACCAAAAGGAACAATACAGCGAAGTGTTATAACACCCTTTAATAAAAATCGCCCTGATACAAATTACGAGGTAACCCCTGATATGTGGTTAAAAACAACAGGAGCTATTACAAAAGAAACCATTAGACCATCTCAAAATGTAAGACCAACAGCGCGCCCTGAATTTCACGTTGATTATAGGGGGTCTGCTAATTACAGTATTAATTCACCTGGCCAAGGTGTTGAAAATGATTATGGTAAAAATAATATAATGATATATGATAATGAACGTAATATCACCGGAACCCGAGCAGTAGTATCAAATGTAACATCTATTATTAAAGCAATTGCCGCACCTTTAATGGATGCTCTTAAATATACTATGAAAGAATATAATGTAGAGTCGGCACGCGCAGTAGGTAATCCTAGTATTCAAATACCAAGTAAAGCAACAACATATGACCCTGATAATCATATTATGAAAACAACGGTAAAAGAAACAACAATACACGATAGTGAATTAACAAATTTATCAGGTAACAAGGAAACATATTCAGCTTTAAATGATACTGCTAAGACTACTGTTAAAGAAACAACTATACACGATAGTGAATTAACAAATCTTTCAGGTAATAAAGAAACTTACTCAGCATTAAATGATACTGCGAAAACGACTGTTAAAGAAACAATGATACATGATACAAATGTAGCAAATATTAAAGGAGATAAGAATGCTGGATATATATCATTTGAGGAAGAAGCAAAAAAGACCCTCAGGCAAACATTGCCAAAAATAGATAGTATCCGCAATATAGGAGGCACAACTTACAAAGTAACATTATATAATCCTGATGAGATTGCTAAAACTACAACAAAAGAGACCATGATTAAAGGTAAGTCAGAGTATGGATTTTTAGGAGGAATATTAGAAGGTTTATTTGGAGGTTATTTGAGCGCAAATGTAGACCTTAAAAATACACAGAAACAATTTTTATCTGATACAAATGAATATGGAATAGCTGGGTCTAGTGGAGATTTTAGACAAATGGATAGAACAGCTGATGAAAACGCTGAAATTGACGGAACTCGTGAAGGTATTATGATAAGCGCTGGATATACCCCTAATCCAGGTAATGTTAATATTATATCAGATCCTTCTGAGATTGAAATGTCTACAAAGAAACCATTTGAAAATAGTATAGCTGCGCGAAATACAGGCAATGTAGGAAAAGTATATCAAACAACTCCTGTATTTGATGATTGTAGTATAACAAAAATGCCTGGAATATCAAATGCTTATTCAAATAGGTTAGATAGCGATTTATTAGAATCCATCAGTACAAATGAATATGCCATTAAGATCAATCCAATTATTAAGGGATGTAAAATATAAAAAATTATATTTATAAAAATGATATAAAGATTAACTATATTATATAGTATGTAGTGGAAATGAGAATAGTTTCCACTACAAATGTTCGCGTGGCCTAATTGGTTAGGGCGTCGCTCTTATGAAGCGAAGATTCTGGGTTCAAGTCCCAGCGTGAACAATTATTTTTATTATATAAATATATAATTGAATATATATTTATAAAATTAACTAAGTAAATTTATGAATAAAATAGCATTTTTATTTTTAATATACGACATAATTAATCACGAAAATATATGGTTTACATTTTTTAATGGAATAAGTAAAAATAAATATAACATTTATATTCATTATAAAACTAATGATAAATTAGAATTTTTTAATGAATATAAGATTAATAAAACGGTTAATACTAGGTATGCTGACATTTCTATTGTGAAAGCACAGAATATTCTTCTTAAAGAAGCTTTAAAAGATATAAATAATAAACATTTTATATTTTTATCAGGTTCATGTATACCATTAAAATCGTTCAATTATATATATAATACTCTTGATATCAAATATTCATATTTTCATATAGCTGACCCCGACGATTGCTTTCCAGATTGTGAGGTTGTCTTAAAATATATTCAAAAAAAACATATTAATAAAGCATCACAATGGTGTATCCTTAATAGACGCCATAGCGAATTATTAATAAAAGGTGAAGAACAAGCTAATAATTATTTATTATGGTTTAAAGATACTTATGCGCCTGATGAACTATGTTATATATCATATTTATCATATATATATAATGATTCATTATATAATGAACTTATAACAACATCCTATATTTCATCACCAGATGAAGCGACAACATTTGCGAATTGGGAGGATATGAATTATAAATATGTATCTGATAGAGAATTAAAAAACTATAAATATATTAATGAAGATGAATTAGAGCATTTATTAAGAAGTAAAAGTTTATTTGGAAGAAAGTTTAAACCATCTTGTTATTATTCTCTAAATAAAAGGTTTTATTATGACAAAATTACTGACAAAGATTATAATGTTTCTAATCAATCCTATAAGGAACTTCGTTAAGGACATTTGAAGGACGATTAGTTATGAATATATCTTTTGGAGTATATTTTAAAAATATTTCTTTAATTATATAATTAATTAATCTTTTAGAATATGGTATCTGACTAGTAGATGTAGATGATAATTCCAATTTTGTATGATTATCTATTAATTTATGTATTTCTAAAATTTCATCATTTATATTTTTAATAGGTAAATTAGGATAAAATCCCCAACCTGTTTTTTTATTCATAAACGCAAAAATTATTCTAGTATAATCTTCGGATAAATTTCTGCTATCTTCTTTTACAATATTTTTATCTTTCATATTAGCATTAATTTTTGTAGCAAAACCATAATCAAAAATAATAATATTATATTTACAAGATTTTAAATAATAATCTTTACCATCACATATATAATGGTAATATCCTATTTCATTATTTAATTGATATAGATAGTTACCAAAATGAGAATCTCCATGAACGTATCCTGCTACATTATGAAATGTAGCGATTGATATATAAGTTTGAAATATTAAATTAAATAATAATTCTTTATCTGCTAATATTTCTGTTTTATTAATAAGCATTTTTAAGTCTCCATCTGCTAGTTCATTTATACTTATAAGTTTTAACCGCGCAGCTATTCTTTTAGCACAGAGGCAACTTTTATATATCATAAGAAAATGTTTTGAAAGTTTCTTTAAAAGTATGTTATTTGTTATTTTTGTCATAATATTTATTTCATTTATATTATCATCGTCATATTTCATAATCTTTGTTGCAATAGGAAATATACCTATAAAATTTGGTATACTTGTTAAATAAATTGCACCATATTTACTTTTAGACCCTATTTTTTTTTCAAGATTTATTATGTTTTTAATAGTATATCCATCAAAACCATTAAAAGTTTTCTTTTCTAAACAATCATTATCTTTTATCAATGATAATCGTTCTTTAAGTAAATTATAACGATTAATGCGATTTTTTAAATTAAACTTATTTGCGACTAGTTTATCGCGAAGAAAACCTTGTATCTTTTTAGCATATATATCATATGTGAATACACGTGATTTTGAATTATATGAAGGTTTTTTAGAGCTATTGCTATTAGAACTATTAATACTTATTTTATTTCCACTAGCACTTTTTGATAATGATGATTGGCGAATTGATGCTGTTGGAGAAGCAAGAGGAGGGGAACTATGTGACGGGGTTCTACGCGAAGGTGATATATGAGATGGTGATTTATGTGATGGAGATTTATGCGAAGATGATTTATGTGATGGAGATTTATGCGAAGATGATTTATGTGATGGTGATTTATGCGAAGATGTTCTATGCGAAGGTGATTTATGTGATGGGGATATATGTGATGGTGACCTATGTGAAGGTGATCTATGAGATGGGGATATATGTGATGGTGATCTATGTGAAGGTGATCTAAGTGGATTTTTTAAAGTTTGTAATATATTAGGATGTTTTTTTTCAATTTTTTTTAAATATGTACTCTTTACATATCTATCAGTTATAGGATTAATAACATGGTTTAATGGATTTTTGATACATTTAAAAGTTTTAAGATCTCTAATTCTATTACTTTTACATTTCTTAACACATCTACCAGTATTTGGATTTATTTCCTTATCATCTGGACAAATTTTTGGAGGCATATCTTCTATATAGTAAAAGTATTTTATATTATATAATACTGGTATTTAGCTTGTTAAAAAATAAATATACTATAATATTTACAAATATTTACATAACATATTTCCCATAGCACATACCTCTGCCGTCTGAATAATCTGTTCTATTTAATTCAATTATCTTATTTTTTTCTAGAAGTTCCATCCATGCTTTTGTAGGACCTACATTCCAACATTTTAGCCAATATTGACTAAACATAGTATCGTCGATAGCTACAATTGTATCTTTGTGAGCTAAATGATAGCAATTTTCTAGATCACGTATTGCTGTTTCATAATCGTGACCACCATCAATAAATATAAAATCAAATTTTATACCCTTATAATTTTTATAAAAGTTTGGGACACACATCTTACTATCGCCAATAATTAATGTATGTCTATTTGGATATATTTTATCTATATATGCTTTACCAATTAATACATAAGGATGCTCTCCAATATCAAATGATGTTAAAGATAATTTGTCATTATTTTTTAAGAATAATTCAGCTGAATGTCCTCCATTAAAACCAATTTCCATAACATTGATATTTGGGTCATTTGTTAATTTTACTAAATCTAAATACTGTTGCGCACAGCCAGAAATATTTCCTTCAAAATTTTCATTTCCTTTTTTATTTAAATTTTCAATTAAATACGAAGTTAAATCCCCCATATTTTAATTATATAGTAATAACGAATTCTTATATAAAAATTATATTAGATATAAAAATATCTAATATATATTATATAAAATGAATAATTGCTATCAAGATTGGGAACCGGTTGTTATTAGAAGTACAAATGCTGTTAAATCAAAAAATAAAGAATTACAGCAAACAGTGGAAAAACCTATGGGCAATAAAGAATTTCTACGATTAAATAATGAAGAATTACCAGCGCTTAATAAAATAACACACGCACAAGCGCAAGCTATTTCTATAGCAAGAAATGCTAGTAAATTAAAACAAAAAGAATTAGCGGCCAGATTAGGAATTCCTGAAAAAATTATAAGGGATTATGAAAATTGTTCTGTCATTAATTTTTCACCTGTCTTATACAAACGTATACTGAAAAATCTTAATGTTGACCCTAAATTATATATATAATTCATTAAATATGAATAATTATTCGCTATCATCTGAACACTCTGATGACACTGCCGATGAAGCATCAGAACCTGAATTACCATCAGAACCACCGCTATTATAGGGTTCAAATCCCATTTTCATCGGAGATGTAATATTTCTAAAAATACTAGGGTTAACATTTGTTTTTTTTATTTCATATAAATTATTATGATCATTATCAAATAATCCAAGAGACGTGAAGAGATCTGTATCATCACTATACGCCATATAAATTACACAGAATACTATTGATAATATTATTACATATATCATAATATTATTTGCTGTAAACAAGTCTTTATTAATATCATATGGTTGAAAGTTAGGCGCGCTAGTATCTCTATTTATACTATCAAAATATTGATAAGCTCCAAAAATTAGTGTTGATATAACTATTGAATATAATATATACATATCTATATATATTTTTCTATAATTCTTATATTAATTATAACGCGCAAGAATTATTTAGGTTGCTTTTTAACAAAACAATTATTTATAAAATCTATAATATCTTTTGGTTCTTCATTTAATTTATTAGCAACCTTTTTTTCCTTTTTCATATTAGTAATCATTTTTTTAAGCTCCTTTATTTCATCTTTTTTTAAATTTTCATCTTTTAATTTATTTTCATATTCATTGATATTTTTATTAATTTCACTCAATCCATTATCATTATTATGTTGTCTATTCACATCAATCAATATATCGTTAATTACCGGATAAGCAAATTGACTGCGGTCATTTGTTCTATCTATATAACTTACTAATCCTGTAATTCTATTCATAAACTCATTTGAACCATTTTCAGTAAATAATCCATTTTCATTACAAAACATCTTTTTAAAATTTTCAAAATCTTCTGGGAATCTTTCAATATTTTCTAATAATAAATTTAGTATTTTAACTGAGCTCATATAATCATCTGTAATTGGTGTAGCTGTCATAAGTAATAATTTAAGTGAATCTTTTCCAGATACTTTATATGAATTTTGTATCATACTTTGTAGAACTTCCGGATTTGGTTTTTCTAACGCCGACAAAGATGAGCTATATATTTTGTGTATTTCATCAATTATAATTAGAGTTTTTCTGAAAGGGTCTTCTGACCCATTCAACCCAACCATTTGTTTATAATATTTATTTTTGCCTTTAATTAAATTAGTGAATTGCTTATAAGATATCGGCATAAGCCAATTTTTACCTAAAAATTCCATGCGTTTTGCTTTTGTTGATGGTAATATTTCGCCATTTTTAAGACGCTCTTGTATTATTATATTACACACATCACCAAACATATTTTTCCATATGTCTTCTTTTAATGTGTGTCTTGTTACCCATAATATCTTGTACCCTTCTCTATCAAATGTATTTGTCGCGGTTGAAATAGCTGTGCAAGTTTTACCAGAACCCACACTATGAAATAAAAACATACCTTTATAAGGCGATTGAGGTGTTAAAAATTTTTGAACAAAATTTTGTGTATTTGAGAAAGATACTAATTTATAATCCTTTTTATCTTTAACTATATCGTCGCTAATAGAAACGCATTTATTTATAATATCTATATTATCCCATTTGTATGAAGCAAAATGTTTATCAATATATTTATATAATTGAATATTTGTCAATTTAGTTTTAGGAGGTTCTGGTTCAAATACTTTTTTTTTATGTATTAATTTATTTTTATATTCATATATAAATCGCATCGCATCCGCATAGTTTTTATCATTAATAATATTATTTGTTTTATAATAATTTAATTTGTCTATAATTTGGTCTCCGTATAATTTTAAAAAATTAATTGGGTTCATCCATATTTTATTTATAGCATCGCAAAAGTTTTGATTCTTATCTATAATATTACATAATAAAGGTTTTGGATGTTTATTATTTAAATATTCAATTAAATCATTATCTTTAATATAATTATTAACCTTATTTTTAATATTACCCATATATAATTTTTTATTCTTAACAATAATATTATCAACGCGCGCACCAACCTTCTCAATAATAAATACAACAGCAATAATAAGTAAAGCATTCGCAGAAGGAAAATCTTCAAGCATACCTTGGCAATTCTTCTTACAATCAATTATATTATCATTAGTATATATTTTACCGCGAATATTATTAACTACTTCAATATAATCTTTGCGTTTTGATTTTTCAACTTTTATATTATTTTTAATAATTAACGAATCATAAAAACGATTATTCTTATCTCTTAATAAATGTAAATTTTCTGTAAGAGGAGTATCAACAGCAGAAGCAATTATAATTGCTTCTATATCAGCAATAAAATTAAATGCGCTAATATTTGTATTGCTATGTTTAAGATATAAATCATGAATAGTTATATCACTATCATATTTTATATTATATCTATAAATATTTAGAGGCCATCCTACATTTGGTATAAATGGTAGCCCGGATTGCCCGCAATATCGCGTGCCTCGTCCAATAACCTGTGTATATTCAGCTTTTGTTACTAATGGTTCTAATATATGCATATATTTAACATCAAATACATCTAGACCTTCCTTATATCCGGAATCTAATATTATTATTCGCATGTTTTCACCATTGATATTTGATGGTCGTTCGTTCATACGTGTCATCATATTTTTTTTCAGTTTAGTTGTCAGAGGTTTTTTGTATACAGTCGATGTTGTTAAAAGTCCAAATGTTTTGTTTTTATCTATAATATCTTGTCGTAAATCAAATTTATTTGAATATACAAGAGAGAAATTATTAGCAATTAGTGATGAAGCAACCATTTTAGCTCCATAAACACCAGAAATATCGCTATATATTATGTGTTTATAATATTTGTTATCATTAATCATATCTTGTTCATCTAATAGATTTATTTTTTTAATCATTTCATCTATTTTTGGTGATAATAAATATAAGTCTTTTTTTACAATATCTTTATCAAATTTGGGTGAATCAAACTTATGCTCAGGTTTAACATTCGCCCACGTTCCAGTATTACGAATACATAGTGCCTCATTAAATTTTTTACTCATTATATTAATAAGTTTCTATATAAATATAATATTTAAACTCTTGAATATTTAAAAATTCTAAATATTATTTCACAAAATTAGTATTGGGATTTTTGCTTTTTTTGTGAGATTATACTGATACAATTTTATATTTTTTAGTTATATAATCTTATATAAGATTATATGATTATAAGATTGTAAGATTATATGGATATTCCAATTGTTATTATATGCTATAATAATTATAGATATGTACAAAATACTCTATCACAAATTTTAAATATAAATAAAGAATATTATAAGAATATTATAATAATTAATAATAATAGTACATGCTTAAACACTATTAAGTATTTAAATAATGTTGATGTTCGTGTTATAAATAATAAGGAAAATTTAGGACCTTGGATTACAAATACTAATAATAAACATATATATGATATTTTACCTGAAAAATTTATATTGACTGACCCTGATTTAAAATTTAATAAGAATATTCCAACAAATTTTATTGAAATATTAGCAAATTTGTCAGATAAATATGAAACATCTAAAATAGGTTTTGCGCTTGATATTTCAGATCACGAAAATTTTTTTGCTACTAAATATACTCATGATGAATTATCTATATATGAATGGGAAAAATCATTCTATGAATTAAAGATTGCGGATGATAAATATGAATTATATGATGCTGATATAGATACAACCTTTTGTTTAATTAACAAAAAATATATATATATCAACAAATATAATATATTAGAAGATTATAATATAAAAATTAGAGTAGGTGGCAACTTTACAGCAAAGCATATACCATGGTATATAGATAATGAATTATATAATGTATATGATAATTATATTAATAATATTAATACAACATCTATTTCATCTATATCAAAAATAATCAAGTCATATATTGAAAATAAATATTTTCTAATTTATAAGAATAGCGAATTATTTTTAATTGAGAATAATTTTAATAATCCTAATCTTTCTTTTTGGAAAGATATGTATGGTGAATGGGAAAATGATACTTTTAAAGTATTTGATAAATATTTATCAAAAGATAAGGTATTTATTGATATAGGAGGGTGGATTGCAACAACGTCAATGTATGGATCACGAAAATCAAAACATGTATATACAATTGAAGCGGATAATTTAGCATTTAATGATATGGCAACCAATTTAAAAACAAATTGTGAAAATAATTATACTCTCATCAATAAGGCAATATACAATATTGATAATAAGAAAATAAATTTTGGTAAAAACTTTAATTATGCTACTTCAAGAATTAATGATAGTATGTCGCAAACTTATCCAAAAGGTGTAAATTATGATGAATATTATGTTGTAGAAACAATTACATTAGATACTATAATTAAAAATTATGACATTGATGTTGCGAATATTTCATTAATTAAAGTAGATATTGAAGGAGGCGAAGAAAATATATTAGATGAATTGTTTGATATTCGCATTAAACACGAGGTCCCATTATATATTAGTTTTCATTATTGCTGGTGGAATGATAAAAATTTAGACAGGTTTCCATTTTTATCTGAACAAAATAAAAAAGACATTATAGCAAATCCATTTGTTTCTATACTTTTCTAATTATATTAAACAATTAACATTAAAACTAATCACTTTGCGATTATATTCTTTATCAATATACAGCGACCAGTCTTCGGATTTAATACTTTGCCATCTGGACATTTCTTTGGAGACTTAGGTTTAGCAATATTTTTATTTATAATATTCTTTATCAATATACAGCGACCAGTCTTCGGATTTAATACTTTGCCATCTGGACATTTCTTTGGAGACTTAGGTTTAGCAATATTTTTATTTATAGCATTCTTTATCAATATACAGCGACCAGTCTTGGGATTTAATACTTTGCCATCTGGACATTTCTTTGGAGACTTGGGTTTAGCAACATTTTTATTTATAGCATTCTTTATCAATATACAGCGTCCTGTCTTAGGATTTAATACTTTACCATCTGGACATTTCTTTGGTGATTTGGTAGGAGACTTTACAGGTGAATTTCCAGCATTTATATTGCTATCAGTAGAAGTATCATGTTTAGCATCTTTACGAACATATATCAATAGCCTCCCCCCTTTACTAAAATTAAAGCAGAGATCTCTAACTTTTAATTTCTTTCTTAATAATTCTGGGATACATTTTGCGGTGTTTAAACAGAAGTCATTATTTTTAATGATATTCCAATTGTATTTCATAAGTTCACAAGGTATTTCTCTTGTTATATTTTTAGCCATCACGGGGTCCATACTGGTTCGCGTCCAGCCATTATAGACATATTTATTTTTTTTACAAGTAATTCCTGCTATTGCGTGTCCACTATATTTATTAATGTTCCAATTTGCCAATATTACAGAATCTAAATTATATTCTGCGCCGTTATAAAATATTTGTTCGCGCATAGATTTTAATTCATCTTTTGCGACGCCATCATTTATTATATTACTTGGTAAAAGAAGATTATAAAGTCCATTTCTTTCATTATCATTTACCCTAATAATTAATATAGGAGGGGCATTATTATTTTCAACATATTTATATTTTTTCACTTTTATCCATTCTTCTACATTAAAATCTATGCTCATTTTCTTCTTTTTAATTGTATAGTTTAGTAAATCATAATCTTCGTTATAATATGAATATGCAACAGTATTATCTTGAATTGAATAATCAAACATTTTATAATCTACATTTAATAATTTATATAGTTTGCCTATATAAACTTCCGGAGCAAACCCGCAAGTAACCTTTTTAGGGTCATAAGGAAAACTCTTTTTATTTTCAATATTTAAGTATGATAATATATTTAAAAACGTATCATCTTTAAACTTCTTGTAATCATCGCTTTCTTTACTTTCTACTTTTAAGTATTTATCATCCAATACATGCTTTAATAATGTAAATAAAGACTTCTTTTTATTCCAACCATTGGATTCTTCTAGTAATATTTTTCTACTACGCTGACTGTAAAACATTGCGACAAAAGTTGCCATAAACCAGCATATAGGACCAACTTGTTTTGGAGTTAATATGTGCGAACATATATTATGCTGCATATTTTAAATATCTATTAAATATATATATTATTTATAAAATTTTGAAAATAAAAAAATAATATACTTTCTTTATATATAAAAAATGATATAAAACTTTAAATTAAGTTATAATAAAATGATTAAAGTTCTTGTTTTTGCTGTTATTATTTTGAATTATATTAATAATTCAAATGGAATAAATATCCTATATGGAAGTCCTATTTTGAGATGTAATAGTGCGCCAAATCTGGCATTAATATATAATACAACAAATTGTAATAATGATATAATAACATGTTGCGAATTTAAATCAATTATTAAAAATAAATATAAAAGAAATATGTATCTTCGTTCAAAAGAAAAATACAATTATGATGCTGATAAATAATATAAGACTAAAATAAGAACATATATATAAAATATATGTATCAAACCAGCATTCGTAATAAGAAACAAAAAAGTCAATTTAACAAGGTTTCAAATAATAACTATAATATTGATAGCGAATACGAAGTATTTGCGTATGTAATTAAATTATTAGGAAATTGTAGGGTTCTTGTATTATGTGATAATGGTACAGAAGCGGTTGGTGTGATTAGAGGTTCTATGAGACGTTTTAATAAACGCGTATTAATTGAGGCAGGCGATATTGTTGCTGTATCTATAAGAGATTTTCAAATAGGAAAGGTTGATATTGTTCATAAATATAATGCTGAACAATGTAAAATTCTTATTAATAACAAAGAAATTTCGGATACATTAATCAATGCTTACAATAAGGTTAATATTTGTACTATCAGTAATCCTAATGATGCTAATATAATATTCGATGATGACCCTGGCGTAGAATGTAAAAAAGAAAAGGTTGATTATAACGATAATATATTTTTATTTAATAGCGAAGACGAAGATGAAGAAGATGATAGTATTTAAATTTTATTTTTATTATCTAGATTTTTTGAAATTTATAATAATTTATAATATAATATGAAAAATAAAACATATATAAAATATAGAGATATAAAATATTTTATTAATTTAAAATGATATTTAGTGATGAATATACCGCATTTAATGTTGTTTATAGTACAGATTTTTCCTTATTAAAAATAACAGGTTCTATAAAAAATCAAGTTTTATATAATAATATTATAATAATCGCACCAAATCCAATAGATAGAATGAGTAATTATTCTGGTTCAGGCCTTCCTTTCCCAAATTATGAAATTGCATTTGAGAATACACCAAATATTCATAATATTGATAGTTCTGGTAATTTTGACATATCTTTTAAATATCCCAATAGTTTCTATATCCCAGATGGTATAAATAAGATAAAACCATCTTTATTTTTTATATTTACAGATTCAAACAATAATTCATTTCGCCTTCAATATGAGTTACATGATATAAATGCTCTTAGAACATTAGTTAATAGAAGTTCTCGTAAATCCCCCGAGTTTTATGGTGCGAAAGATTATATTCTTCCAATAGATACTGCTGAAAAAGTAATGTACGCATATTCACGTGCTAAAATAGAAAATGATATAGGATAATAACAATAAGCCTATTCTAAAATATACTAGAATATATTTGTATTATTTTTTTGTAATAATTATAAAAATTGATTATTAATTAATAACATTTATAATTAAGAACCAACCCAATAATTGATTGCCAATTCTCAATTGTCATAAAACTCTTTTGTGAAAATCTGTGAATCCTTGCGCATTAACTTTGTTGTTAATTGAAGAAAAGTATTAGAATGGAAATTGTCAGAATGAACTTCGTGCCTGACCGTATTAAATATATATTGTTCAATAATATCAAAAAAATAGTATTTGAAAATAATGGTATTATCTTTGGTGGGTTTGTCAGGGATATGATAATTAGCGACCACTATAAGACAATATATAATAATCGCAATGAATATGATATTCACAAGTTTTGGAATAAATTCTACCAGCCGGAAACAGCAGCACGCGCTCTTGTTGCAAAAGATATGGATATTTGTATGTATACAGAAGATGATATTTCAAACTTTCTTATCGCTCTTCAAGATGTATTTAATACAGAGAATGGTTATTCTAATATATCTTCCTCTATCTTATCTGTGTCTGACTGTGACCGATATTTTAATTTGCCAATCAAAATGCACAAGAAAATTAACTACAAGGTTACCATAGGAAAAATTCCCTTTGTACATAGTGGCATTGAAATGTCTTTTGACTTTGACATTCTAATACCTATAAATACAAAGATATTGCCTCCCTTCAATAAATTAGACTTTCTATCTAATGTATTTATTTTGACTAAGTACGGTGTTAGTATTTCTAATAATACAGGAACTATTATTGATACTATGAGCATTCTACAAAAACAAAAAATTACAAATATTATTATGAATGATATTGTTGAGTTTAAAACTCAGTTTTGTATTGCTAATCGTGATAATGATTATACATGTGGAGATTTTAATTACAATAGGAAGGTATTTGAGCGTATTAATAAGATGTTATTTAGAACTTTTAGATGGAATATCACAAATATGCCAATCTTGATTTGCGATTACAAGAGAAATCATACTAATTGTGATAATATTTGCTGTATTTGCCTTTCTAAGTTTAAAAATAATGATAGAATCATGAAAGTATATATTGATAATTCCACAAAAACAGAAAAAGTATGCTCTAACACTCACGATAAATGCTTATTTAAATACTTTGAAACACAACTAGAATCAAGCAAAAACGATGAGGCGTTTGTTGCCTCAGACAGTTTTGAGTTTAGATGCCCAATGCGAAATGTAATTAATTTTAGGTTATATTCAAAAAATACTAACAAAATAATTAGTGACAAAATGAATGAATAGCAGAAAATGCTAGATAATATCGAAGGATAACTTACATGGTATGGGTATGGGCATTAGGATTAATAGTTGTAATTAGAATGTTGGATAATATATATATATTTTTTTATAATTTTTAGAAAGCTCTTAATGCTTTATTAAATACACAACCAAAGGTATAACTTACTAAGGATATCAAAACAATAACAATTAAATTTGATATATTTGATACATAGAAAATATCGCAATGTTCTGTAATATGAAGAAATACTTCAAAAATTAATATTTTTATAAACATACCCAATATAATATCAAAACCAAATATAAATCCTAGTAAAAAGTTAACTAATATATGTGTAAATAAATATATCTGATTTTCTATAATATTATTTTTATTATTGGGATAAAAAAATATATCTAAGTCATGTATATTAAATATACATCTTATTATTGTAAAAATTAATGTAGTTGTAATAATAAGCAATAAATATACGTAAAAATAGAAGGTATCCATTTTATATTTGTAACGTATGGTATTCTAATATGATTAAATAATTTAAAATAACAATGTGTTAGTTTACTAGTTATTAGTTTATATAATATGTTTCACATTTTTCATTTGGTATATGTTTCTTATAAATTAACTCAATTTTTTTATTGATATTGCTATTAGAATAATAAAAAAGAATATGTCTTGATAATATATCCTTTACAAATATATTCTTATAATATTCTTTTATTTTGCTAGCTTTAATAGACATTATCTTTTTAAAAATAGTAGCATTTTTAACTATATCATTATTAAATAATAATTGTGCTTTGTATTCTTCATTATAAGAACTCAAATTAAAAAATTTCTTATTTTCATATAATACTTTAAAATAATTTTTAGCATTTTTTATGTCTTCATCTTTCATATCATAATTTTCTAAAATATTTATTGTATTTTCTAAAAATAATGACATATTTATATGTTGGCATTGAGAAGTTATATTATAATATGACATTTCCGCATTATAATTATCTATATTGATAGATAATCCAATATAATAAATGATGCCAAGTTTTTTGCGAAGTATCTTGTAAAATATACCACTATTAAAGTTAAACAGTATTCTTTGTATATAATATAGTATTAAATGCTCATCTGAAAGGAACGCAATTTTCTTTGATAAATGAATTACAATTGAATTATTAATATCTATATTATCATTCTTAATATTGACTATTCTTAATTTACTAATATGTTTTAGAGTTGGATATACAAGGTTTGATTTTTTATATTTAATAATTCCAAAATATTTTTTAACATTTTTAATAGTTTCATTAATTTTGTTTGAAGGGCATGTTATTGTTATAATAAGATTATCTGTATTTAAATGTTCGTTTATGTATTTGATTACTTGCTTATTATCAAAATATTTAATATTTGTTATCATATTTTTATAATCTTCAATATATGAATATTTTGGATATAGAAACTTAAACATATTAAATTTAAACTTATAATTAGAATCTGAAATAATTCTTCTATATTCTTGAATAACAGCACCCTTTTCCTTATTTATATTTTTGTCAATATAAAATTTATTAATAGTATTTGATAATATATCCATATAAAATTCTAAATCTTCATAAAGTCCTGATATATATATGCTAGTTTCATACTTAGTTACATAAGCATTTGTTATCCCCCCACGTCTATATATCTCATTATTTATATATGTTACATTTTTATATTTTGTTGATGTTAAACGAGCTAGTAAATGTTCACAATAATGTGTAAGCCCTACCTCGCATTTTTTTTCTTGATAATTACCTAATAAATAATTTGCTGATATATATGTTAATTTTGTTTTCAATGGTACTATTATAACTCTGACACCATTATTTAACTTTAATCTTTTGACATTAATATCCATATATCATCTATAATATATGTATATATTTACATATCTATTGGTTTATATAACTGAATATAGTTAAATAATATATTTACATATATATAAATATATTCCACATATTTTAGGTTATTATAATTATTTAACATATCATATGTTAGGTATATTTCAATAAGTTTTGGTATAATAATAGTATATTTAGAAACATATGTTGTGAATATTGTAGGAACTATAATTGACGTATATAAAATAGGATTTTCAATCTTGTATGAAAGATACATGTGTATAAATTGAAGCATGTAAATAAATTTGTAAAAATAATAATCTCTTCTAAATATATTATTGATATCTATATTATTAACTGATGTATCTATCCATCTTAAATAGTGAATAAATGAGCTAGATAACAATAATACATAGTAATTTGTTTTAGTAGATATAAAATACAATAATAATATATATTGTATATTATTATTACCTATATAGTATTCAATATCATGATATACCTTTGTAGTTATTGTCATACTTTTTGCTAGACATTTTATATATTTATTTTGAGATTTTAAAGTAAATAATAAAAGAGCTCTAAATAATTTATTGTACATTATTGAAAGCTTACTTAGAATAAAACCAAATACAAAGGCCCATTTAGGATATACGCAATAATGTATTTTAAGAATTACGCGATACTTCTTATTATAAATAGTGTCATTATTAATATCATTATATCTAATAATTGGTGTTACATAATGACATTCTCTATTAAAATCAAATCCAACAACATCCCCTGTTTTTATTATATAAGTTTCTGGAATTATATTAAATACTGTCATTGTATCTCTATTATCATCAAGACCAACAATAACTCTATAACAAGAAGCAAATGGAATATAAAAGAATGGTCCATCAATATGCCTAGTATAAAAAATATTATCAGGAGCATTTTTTTTAAAATTCTTATTATTATTTAACGGAGGTGATACATAAATCTCATTCATATCATCTAAAATATCCACAATACAATCATTTCCAAATGATGTTTTAAACATCTCTATAATCTTATTATTTTTTGAAATATCGCAGAATAATTCATTTATATTTGATGGTAAATCTTTACACCACCAATGTGTTGGTGTATTAATAGAGGGGTCCTGTTTAATTACCCAAACTCTAATTAAATTAAGCAAATAGATATCATTATTTAATTTACAATTTAAAACTCTTGAATTCTGAAATTTCCAAGGCAAATATAAAAACATTATATTATTATATTTATAATATATTTTATATAATAAAAAATAAAAAATTGATATAAGTAGTTTGTTATAGTATTAATAAACATCAACAGTTTAATCATGAACTCTGAACATACTACTGTACCTAAGTACACTCTCACAGAAAATGGAGCTATCGCATTGGATACAACTGGAAATTTGATTACAGACTATTTCATGATGTATACACGAAATCTTACAAAGGAAAAGAACCACCAGTATATTGAAAAGTGTTGGCGTATTAGCCCTGAAAAAACTGTTGCTGTTATTTTTAATGGACGTGATAGGTTAACAGGAAAAAAGGAAAAGTCTGTATCTAATCAGGGTATGTCGTGGCTCAGAGATCACAAACCTTATACATATATGAATAATATTCTTACATATGTAAATAAATATGGAAGATGGAAAGATTTGCTATATTTATGCTACATGGATAGTGGTGATGGAGTTATTAATAAGAATTATGAATTAAACCTATTTGCTAATAAATTGCGTGATGATATTACAAACTTAAATGAAGAAAGTGATGAAAATAAGGTTAATAATATCTCTCTATGTGCGAAATGGGCTCCAAGTGAAAATGATAGAAATGATAGCCGGAAGCATTTCGCAAAGAAAATTGCGACAATTCTTTATGGCAAAGAAGATAATAAAAAAATGGAAAAATATAGAAAAGATTATCTAGTGCCTCTTAGAAAAAAAATTAATATTGTTGAAAAACTCATGTGTAATAATGAGTGGGACAAAATTAATTACGAGTGTGTTCCTGGTGTTGCGTCTAAACGACTACATAAAGCATTTAATATTCATGATGGTGAGAGATATAGCGACTATTTATCAAAGGTAAGAGATGGAACAGCAAAGATTAATGTTACAGGTATTCTTCCTCATGAATTAGCAAATTATTACGTTAATCTCCGCAATACTCAGGATGAATATGAAGAAAATGAAACAATTGAGCTACAATGGAGAACTATTGTAGATAATGTAAAAAATAGTGGCATTCTAGGAAATTCGTTAGCAGTTATTGATTTATCAGGTTCCATGTTTTCAGCAAGCAATGGAAGTATTCCGGCGCAAGTAGCAATTTCACTTGGAATCATTACATCACAATGCTGTAATGGAATGTTTAAAAATAAGTTTATTACATTCAGTGATAAACCTGAATTAGTGTCACTTATTCCAGATGATTTATACAAAGAATATACTGAAAAAGGTATTGAGCCATCTTTATATACTTGCTTTAAATCATTAATAGATGTTGACTATGGCTATAATACAGATTTTGTAAAATGCTGCGATAGTATTATTAAATATGGTAAGGATAATAATGTAAATGACGATGATATGCCTAAAAAATTATTTATCTTTACTGATATGCAATTTGACGAGGCAAATGTAGATAATGAAAATAAAAGCGTAGAAACTGTATATAAAACTATTGTAAAAAAATTTAAAGCAGAGGGTTATACTCCTCCTAAGTTTATATTCTGGAATCTAAATTCATCTCATAAGGAATCATTCCCTGTTAATTGTAAAACAGAGGGAACAGCAATGATTTCTGGATTTTCAGAGCAACTTCTAAAAATATTTATGAGTTATGATGAATTTAATGCCGATCTAATTGTAGATGAAATACTAGCGCCTTATATTAAGGAAATTATTATAGACCCAGATGAAATTTAATATCATGATATTTATATTATGTAGTAAAAATAAAGAATAATTTATATATTATAATTTTTTATTTATCGTCTAAATTTAGTAATTAACTTATCGTTTAACTTCTCTTTTTTGATTTTGTTAATTTAGATGCTGTTTTCTTAACAAAAGAACCTATGTCTTTTGTTGATTTAAATAATCTTCCAGGACTGCTTTTTAATGATTTAACAGGATTTTTTATAACTTCTTCAACTTCACTTTCAAAATCTTGAATTTTTACAAATAGGTTAGTTATAGTGCTTATTAATATAGGAATTATTATTATAGTAAATAATAGTATTAAGAATAGGAATAGAGATATCATAGTTCCTATGGCTATAATATCACGTCGTAAATCTTCCGAACACTTGCATTTTTCATTCATTAAATATCTTACATAATCAAATGAATAGTATATATATACTACAAATGTCAGGAAAAATACAAATGAACCAAATGCTAATAATTGAACAATTACATTACCCATATTTTTAGCAATAGTTTTCACAGATATAAAAGCGGTAATAAAGAAATATACTAACGCAATTATAGTAAAATTCTTTATAAACTCTTTGTTGCTATGTTCGGAACATGCGCAACCAATATTTTCTAATTTGTATATATAACTCCAAATTATTATAAGCAATAATACAAATATTAATTGTATAAATACACTACTATAAAAAGATAATGCTGTATCGGACTCCTTCATTATTTATTCTCTATTATAATAGTAGAAATTATTTATTTTCTATAATATTATATATTAAAAATTTTGTTGAACTATCAAACTTTTTAATATCTAGTAACTTTATTTTGTTTATTATAGAAACATCTTTGTGATTATTTAATATTTTTAATATTTGCTCCATAAATATATCCACAATATATTTATGTATATTAGGATTATTTATACATTCAATCATATAATCAAATATATTATTTAATAGCAATGATATTTCATCCTTTTTATATTTTATCCATATAATATTTATATTATGTATCCCTTTTTTCCATTTAATATAATCACAATATAATTCATATTCATTATTCTGTAATAATAAATTATTTTCATATATATATTTTGGCGGTTCCCATTCTCTATTATTTATATAAATCTTCCATAATTTATCAATAATAATATTTAAAAACTCTGTATCAAAGTAGTCTAATAATCTAATATATAAATTATTATCATTTGTAGAAACTTTAATATATGACCATATAATTAGAAATACTTCTTCGTTCATATTATTATTTATAATTTCCTTGATTTTTTCATAAATTATATCTTTATTCTTCACTGATAATTTATTTAAATATCCAACTAATGTCCTCTTTGTAGTAGATATATCAGAAAAATCTGGAATGATAATATGAACCTTCCCTTTATTATTTGTATTTAATCCATTCATTCCAGATTTTTCCTTTCTATAAAATAGCTTTTTTTCCCATATCATTTTAGGGTCGTACAATGAATTAAAACAATTACATGTTTTTCTTAGATGTTCTGCCTTATTAATAATATTTTCAGGGATATTTATATTATTATTATATCTATTTAGGAATATAGATAGATGTATTTTAATTACTTTATCATCCATTATAATACTAAATATATTTAATAATCTTATATATAAATATTATATATATAATATATATTATATTATATATATAATATGAAATTAGATTTAAAAAATAATTTTGTGGAGGAATTAGATAATATTTATAAATCTCATTTAATATATAGAACAATTGTTGTTTGCAATGATGATGTATTAGAGTATAAAAAATTATTAGAAAATAAGGATTATAGTGTATATGTAATTGATACTATTTCAAATATTAACTACGACGCATTAGATTATAGAATATTTTTAATTAAATCTGATTTATTTGAAGATTTTTTGAATAATATAATTTCAAAAAAAATGAATGATTTTTATACATTTATAAAATTTACATATGAAAATGATAGTTTAAAAGATACTATTTTTAAAAAATATAATAATAATCTAGAAATTATTAATAATATAATTTAAAAATATAATTATAAAATATAATTATAAAATATATTAATAATATATCATTATGTTAGAATAAAATGAAAATTGGTAAAGGAAAAGGGATATCAAACTATGTTATTATAATTTTGATAATATTTGTATTTGCAGTATTAATTGCCAATAAGCAAATAATACAAGAAAGTTTTTTTAATAGTGATAATAAAAGATATAGTGTAGAATATTATTATATGGATACTTGCGGGCATTGCGTAGAATTTAATAATTCTGGTATTTGGGAAAAACTTAATAATATTGCGTGGGTTAATGTAACTCTTAAAAAATACAATAGAAGTGAACACTTAGAACGCGTTAAACTTCTAGATATATCTAGTTTTCCAACAATAATTGTTATTGATAAATCAGTAAATAATGATACTATTATTGCTTCATTTGAAGAAGAAAGAACATATGAAAAATTATATAATTTTATAAAAAATTATGATTAAATATGAATTAATATTGTTGTCGGTTTTGCGACATATATGGTTATTTCAATTGTAAATTATTGAATGCCTTATTAAACGCATCATTATCATAGGCAAAGTTATATACAATGTTTTTAACCTGTCTATTGACATTTACTTCGTGAATACCTTTGATAATACATTCGGCTACCTCAATATGACTGACATTCTCGTGTTTGAAACTTCCACCAGAAATTAGACAAATACGCACATAATCAATTTTTTCAGTATCTATTTTATTGTTATAATGGTAAATTGCGTTTGCTATATTCTTACCAACTATATACACTGCGTTTTTAAAATTATCTGATGTGGTTTTTTCTCCTTTGGGACCTACGCAGTAGATCATCGCTTTATTTGCTTTATTATAATAGGGGTTGTTTTTCAATATATCTATGAAAATGTCTCCTGGATACAAACTATTATTTAAAAAGTCGCAAATACGGCTCTCAGAAATATACAGATACATATCTTTAAAATATGGATTTTTTTCAAACTTACCTCCTTTTTTAAATGCGTCAAAATGATGTAAAGTTCCTGCTTTTGAAATTAAATATTCATTATTCACAATATTCAAATATTTAGTTCTTGAATATATATCAGGAATTAAATCTTCTTCTTCCTCAACATTATAACAATCCATATAGCAAGATAGATGCATCTTTGTAGATAATTCATATAATTCGGTATCGCTATTGTTTGTTCTAATTGCGATGTTAAATGCTTTGTTTATAGCACCACCTCCAACATATAATTGTTCGTCCCCTGCGTTGAGCGAAGCCATAAATGTTGCTGGTTTGTCTTCTGTATTTTGATATATATATCTTGATTGCTCATAAACAGGTGTAAAATATTCTTTTTTTTCTTCAAATGTGTATTTGTATGTTTCCATTGCTACTTGTGCTGTGTTATCCATAACTTGTATTGTTTTAATTAAATATAATAGTATATAATATTATCATTTTTTATTAATTTTTCTAGAATACAAAAAACTTTATTGTCATGCTACTAATCAAGTAAAAAAACATATATATTTTACATTTGATTTTGCAAATTATTTAGTACCCAATGTAAGCAACAAATTGGTATTATTTTGTGGTAACATTAACAAGTTGGGGAACCATAATGTAGATATATGTTAATTATAATCCTTATTATATCTTCATTTATAATATATTTATCATTAATTGATATGATAATATTGGTGACTTGCTTTTTATCCTCAAAGAATGCTGAAAGTTCTTCAATATCTTCTGACATTCCTTCCATATTTTTTGTTAAATGCTCAATCGCAAGATTATTATAAGCAAGGCGCTTTGTTTCAAAGTTTTTGATATTTGACAAAGACATATAATTCATACGAAAGACTTCCAAATCTTCTGGCGAAGTGTAATCCATTCTTTCCAAGTTGAATGGATTGACCTTGTAATAAGCTGCTTTCTGATATATATCACTAATACCCCTGTCTCCGTATTGATGTAGTTCATTACCAATAATATACAGATTATCAATAGACCAAATCCTATCAGTATCATATATCTGATAATCGAGGTAGTCGCTACTTTCTTCAAATTCCTGTACAACAAGATGCTTGTCATTCGCAAGCATAAGCGATAAGTCATAGTAATATTTCCAATACTTGTTTTTTTGAAGTTCTTCATATGTAATCACAACCTCTCCTACACCCTTCGCATCCATATAGACCATATTGCCGTATCGGATAAAGAGATGATAGTCAATATTTTGATTTACATGCGTTATATCAACAACACCTGTAAATTCAACGTTTGTGAAGGTGTGATAAGCACGCTTATAGCTCGTCACAATAGAACAGTTCATATTTGCGTTCGTTAGAAGGCTGGATGCGTTCGTTAGAAGGCTTGTTTGCGTTTAGGAAAGCGTTCAGTTCGAAAGCTATCTTTTGGCAATATGGGCAGTATAAATGTTTAACATTTACAATCATTTTTCTAATAATAAAAGTAAAATTAGGACAAATTGTGTTGAGATATATTATGTTTCTAATATTTTAGTTTTATTTCTAATATGCTTTTATTAAATCTATCAATATATGAATTAAATATTATTAATATATAAGATAATATTAAAGTATCTTAATTATAATATCTTAATATGGGTGGAGGATTAACACAATTAGTTTTATCTGGACAGATGGATTCGTATATTCATATTAATCCATGTATCAATTACTATAAATATGTATATAATAGACATGTTAACTTTTCTATGGAAAATAAGAGAATAGATAGTGAAGGCGGAACATGGGACCTAAATATACCAACAGATACAAAAAAGTATATATTCAGGGTAAGACGTTTAGGAGATTTAATCAGTAATATGTATTTATGCTTTAATTTGCCTGATATATATTCTACTGATGAACATAGATTTAGATGGATTAATAATATTGGTCATAACATTATTTTATCAGCAACAATATATGGAAGTGGTAATGTAATTATTGATAGAATATATGGAGATTGGATGAATATATGGAATGAATTAACTAATAAAGATGGCATTGAATATAATAAATTAATAGGGAATATACCTGAATTATGCGGACCATCTAATAACAGCACAAGATATACTATTAAAAGTAATGTATTATTTAATAAAACATATCCAAGCTCAGGCAAAATCAGGGATACAAATAATCCATCAATAAGAGGAAGATTACTACAAGTTCCCTTAAATTTTTGGTTTACACGTAATCCATCATTAGCATTACCATTATATAAATTACAGCAGCAATTTATTACTGTTGAAGTTGAATTTAATAATATTGAAAAATTATATCAAGTATGGTGTGATAAACTTAAATTATATGTTTCTCCTTATTTCTACAAGATAATATATGGATTAAGTAATTTTAATATTACAAATTTTATAAATAGAGAAAGTTATCTAACTTGTTATTTAGATATTACATATATATTCCTTGAAAGTGTATATAGAAGTGATTCATTTTCAAAGGAAAGTATTATAAAATATGTAGTAGAATATGTTACAAGAGATGTTAAAGAAGGAATAAGTTACAATGATTCTTTTGTGAGTAGTGACGCAATAACTGCGAATAATCATATTAAAGAATTAATATGGATTTTTCGCAGACCAGATATAGAATTAAATTTCAATATATACGATAATTATACAGCTTCGCATTTGTACAATGAAAATATGGGAATATTAGAAAAAGCTGAAATTACATGGGCAGATACTATAATTCGTACTAATGAAGCAGCATACTATTATAATAATATTCAACCATACCAATATCATACCAATATTCCAAGAACAGGGATATATTGTTATTCATTTTCACTATTTCCAGAAAAAATAATGAGTGCGGGTTCATATAATAATCAAATGATTAATACAAAAATTAATATTACTATTGATAGTAGTTATAAAACAAAAGATCAATTCAAATATTTATTTGATTTGATGGAACAAAAAAGTGTTCCTTATGTTCCTAAAAAAAAGGATGATGTTAAATTTGATCTTATAATATTTTCAAAGGCAACTAGTGTATTTTCTATTAATAGTGGTAGTGGTAATTTTATATGGAAATAAGGATGTTATTTTTAATTATTTTTATATATGTCTTTAATAAAAAGAGAATGGATTTACTTGTATTGATATTAATATTATTATCAGGATATATAATTAAATATTTAATAGATACTATAAATTCACTTAATAATGAGATTAAAGAGATTAAAATGAAATGTATATCAACAAAAAATAATTTAACTTTTGAAACTAACAGTAAAAATCCATCTGACCAGATTAATGACGCGCTAATAAAAAATATTGTATATTTTAAGAATTATTTTGATAAATAGATATAAATAATAAACGCATATATATTTAATATAAGACATCCCTTATAATTCAAATATATGCCTCGTAAAGCAAAAGTTATAGATGATAAGATAAGTGAACCTAAGAAAAAGAAAAACTTAATGAATACAATAATTAAAGATATAACCGTAGTTGATAATGAAGATATTATATTACGATTACCTATATCAAATGCGCAAATAAATAAACTCAATATTACAGATAATAATATAAGTAATGAATTTCCAGAGCCATATGAGCCAAATTGTTTTTATATAAATGAAAATAATACATATAGTACGATACAAGACAATATAATATTTGATAATAATACTTGCGATTATTCTTTAAAAAATAATCAAAAAGACGAATTTTTAAATTCAAATAATAATTGCTATTGGTGTTGTCATCCAATTGAAAATAGAACTTTTGGGATGCCTTATAAATATAATATTAAAACAGACACCTATGTATTATTTGGAAATTTTTGCTCTCTTGAATGTGCAAATGCTTATAATTTTTCTTCTCATTGTGGAAGTGACAAAGTTTGGGAAATTAATAGTTTGATACAAATGTTAAGCAAACATTATGGATATACACACCCAATTCGTCCAGCACCATCTAGATTTTTACTAAAAATATTTAATGGTCCTATGTCAATAGAAGAGTTCCGCAAAGGGCATTATACAAATGATAAGACATATATTTTAAATCTTCCACCAATGATATCTACAAATTTTAGTTATGAGATTGTAAATACATCGTATTTAAAAAATATAACTGACAATATGCATATAAAATTAGATAATCAAAATATTAATACTAAAAAAAATAAAAATTCAATTGATAGTAAATTAAGTATTATGGTTTCTCAAAAAATATAAAAAATGATATAAGGACACATATTTATATATATACGTACAACTAATAAATATGAGCAATATATTCTTTTCTCCATATAGAATTTCAACTATAACATGCAACGCTAATATTGGTAATAATATCAATATAAATCTCGGATTATTATTTGATAATATTAATATTATTGATAATATTGTAGAAGGAATTGATAAAGGTATTGTATGGGTTCAATTTATGAAAAATGGCACTGATGTATCAAAAGGCGTTTACCCTAAAAAAAGAAGGAAAAGTAAGAAAAATACTATGAAAAAAAATAGATTTGATAATCAGGTTACCGTCATATATAAGTTTAATGATAAATATATACCTAATGTTAAGATATTTAAAAATGGTAATATTCAATTAACCGGTATTAAAGATATTAAAGATACAGAGCATATAGTTAATCATATTATTAATGATATTACATTAATATATAATAATATTGATAAAAATATTATTGTGAATGTAGAACCTGACTATATTTTGGATTTAAAATATCAAAACTTTAAAATTCGCATGATTAATACTGATTTTAAAGTTTATTCTGACCCTGAATTAAAGAATGGTTTTGAGATTAGAAGAAAAGAAATACATAAATTATTTATTGATGATGAACATAATAATAAGTGTAGTTTTCAACCTGGAATATATCAGGGCGTAAAGTTGGAATATTTTTGGAATATTAATAATAAAAACAAGAACGGAATATGTTCATGTCCTAAATTTTGTTATGGTAAAGGTACAGGGAAAAATATTGGTGATTGTAAAAAAGTAACAGGAGCTTTATTTGAGAGTGGTAGTGTATTAATAACAGGTGGTATTACATTTGAGCAAGTTGATGAAACTTACAAATATATATGCGACTTTTTAGAAAAAAATAAAGAGATAATTAAGAAACCTCATCCTAACACATTATTAACATGACATGAAAAGTTATAATTATTATCACCACCTTGTAAATTATATGTTTTATAATCATTACTATTTATAGTATTATTACCAGGTCTATTATATGATGGAATATGATGACTAGCGTAAAATTGCGAGCTGTATGCGACAGCATCTGGTTCAATGCGAGGAACAACATAATTATTCCCCCATGGTTTTTTATCAAATAAAACATCGCCGGTATATAATCCAGCGTTTTTTAATGGTTCTGGCGCTTTAACATTTGGGTTATAATCTAACTCTGAATATTGTAGTTCACTTTTCATTTTTATTTTTTATTCCTTATATTGTATTAGAATAAAAAAATGATTTTTTTAACTTAATAAATAATATAAAGAATATATATATATTATATATAGTATTAACTGATATGAGTTCAAAAAAAAGGGATTTAGAATCTAATGATATTAATAATAAGAAACAAAAATTAGATAATACATTGCCGGATTTTGTAAGCGATGGATTGGATACAAAAGAAATTAGAGATATTGTTCAAGATATCATGATTATTATAGAAAATAACAGAAATAAAGCTACACACGAAGAAATTATAAATAATATTAAAAAAAGCGATGATGTAAAAATTAAATTATTTACAGAAAGATATCCTATGCTTTTTGATATGGTTACAAAAAAAGAAGGATTTGATTATTCAAGTTTTGAGTATTTTTTAACAATGCGAGACAAAATTATTAAAAAAGAATTAACTAGCGATGACGCTTCTAAACATGTTGGTCAAGTTTGGTTTGACAAATATTATAAAAAATAATCATTTAATCATTATTTTTACATTAAATATATAAAAATTGATATAAGAACGTATTAATATTTAATAATACACCAGCACAATTAAATACACTTACGATACAAAGATGAATTCCGATAGTACAACATTTCAATTTCCAACCAACCTATATCAACTTGTTGAAGAAACATTTAAAATTTATGAAGAGCGCAAATTAATTAATTGTGATAATATGAAAGATGATAACAGTTACGCAAATTGTTTGATTTTACTTTTGAAAAAATATCATCTTTGGCCTTTTATGAAAGTTAAAAAATTTAAAGGTCGTAGCGATATTGTATTGCTTCATAATACATATTTGCGAAAAAATGTAGATAATTTCAAAGAATTATACGAACAATGTAGAAGTGTTGTTCTTGATTTTAGTCTTGATTGTAATAATAATATTGTTGTAACATACGCAAATTCTATTCCTGAAAGGATTGATTACAATAATTATATCAATACTCTATATTCGCAGGAAGACAAGATATATGAAGCATATGACGGAACAATTATTACAGTTTACAATTATAAAGACGAGTGGTATTTTGGAACTTCGAGTTGTCCAGACGCTAATAGTTCAAAATTCTCACATCCTACAAAAAAACACGGTAATATGTTTGACGAAATTCTATTTAAATATTTTAAACAACACATTACAGCCGAAGAAGTTTCCGCTCTAACACCAGATGAAATTGCTTCAAAACTAAGAAGCTTATTTGTACAACATCTTGACCCAAGTATGGCATATGAGTTTATTATTGTACATCATGAGAATAAACACATTATAGATTATACAGGGCTACTTGGTGATAATTATATGGAGATGTTTCATATTAATACAAAACAACGCAATACGCTTGTTGAAAATGATATTATATCTTCAATTATTCCATCTCTAATTGAATGCGGTGTTAAATATCCATTACAATTTAATAATATTAATGAAGCATATACATATATTAACACAACTCCTTATAGTTACGGTTTAATCGTTAAAAAAAATATGGACGGAAAAATGAAATTATATAAAATTTCTACGGATGCTATTAATTATCGTGAAGAAACTGACCCATGTCATCCAAATGTTTGGATGAATATTCTTTCGGTCTATATGAAAAATAAAACTGAGTATACAATCAAAGATTATATCGCAAATTACAATCCAAATATTAATTTGCCGTTAGATAATAACAGTAAATCAATAGACCCTACATATCTTGTTCATACTATAATATCAACTATTAAAGATAGTTTGTATAGTTATTATAAAGCGACAACACTTTATTATCCAAACTATAATCGCTATAAAATGAATAAGGATATGGATAAACAATTTCCGGCAATTATTCAATATCATTTAGCGCAACTGCGTAATCTTCAAATAAATACTTACAAGGCAAAAATTATTAATGCTGGGAATGTGTATCATTATCTATGTCAATGTAATGATGTTAATAATATTAAAACCCTCATTCAATTCTTTGCGTCTAATCCAATTAATGAAATGTCACCAAGAACATCTATGTGTTTCGCTATTATGACAAGTTTAATTTCTTAATTGTGCGTTTATTTATAATATCTATAAATTATCTTTATAATATCTTTAATATTTTTTATATTTTATTTTTATAAAATAAAAATCGCGCGTATATATAGAAAGAATATTATATATGGACCCTGCGGATGTGATCTCTGAACATCAAGGTGGAAGAATGTATAAAGTTGGAAAGCGCAAACCTAAGGTATCAACCAAACCAATATTATCTAGACAACGTATGTATCGTAAAAAATTACTAGCAAGTTTTGGTGGTTTTTTTGCAGGTCTTGATGGTTTAGCAAATGATAAAAAAGAAGATAAATCAACTGAAAAATCAACTATGCCAAATATTGATACTGATAGAAAAGTATTTCAAAATCCGGTTTCTCCTGGTATGACTGGAAGTGGGTCAAATAGACGTTCAAAATCACCGATTCGTCGTCGTCGCCGTGTAGGTGGCGAAGAACAAGACGGAGGAAAGAAAAAGCGCCATCGTCATGGAGGAAAAAAAGATGACGAACAAGATGGTGGAAAGAAAAAGAGTGTTCGTCGCCTACATGGTGGTGAAGAATTACTAGGTGGAAAACGACGCCCTCTTCGTCGCTCTTCTTCCCCTGGTCGTCGTCATCGTGGTGGTGAAGAATTACTAGGTGGAAAACGACACCCTCTTCGTCGCTCTTCTTCCCCTGGTCGTCGCCTACGTGGTGGTGAAGAATTACTAGGTGGAAAACGACGCCCTCTTCGTCGCTCTTCTTCACCTCTTCGTCGCCGTCATCGTGGTGGTGAAGAATTACTAGGTGGAAAACGACACCCTCTTCGTCGCTCTTCTTCACCTCTTCGTCGTCGTCATCGTGGTGGTGAAGAATTACTAGGTGGAAAACGACGCCCTCTTCGTCGCTCTTCTTCACCTCTTCGTCGCCGCCATCGTGGTGGTGAAGAACTAGATGGTGGTGCTCCTAAGAAACGCCGCCCTCGCCGTCGCTCAGCTTCTCCGAGTCGTCGCCGTTAAGTTTAATTAATTAAATTAATTACTTAATTATTTTTTTAATATATTAAAAAAATGATATATAAGATAGATATAATAATATATTTAATATAGAAAATGCTACAGTTTCAAAAATACTCATATAACGAAGCTTCCAAATGCCATAGTTTTGATATAAATAATATTGATCTCGCTATTATAAATGGTATTCGCAGAGTTATATTAACTGATATTCCTATTCCTGGTATTATTGGTGAAAAATTAGAGAATGATAACCCTAGTGTTGATATTATAGTAAATAATGGCGCTCTTCATAATGAAATTATTATTCATCGTATAGGTCTTCTTCCAATTTGTCTTAAAGAAGATGAAATAGATAATTATGTAGATAATAGCATTCAGATTGAATTAAATGTTAAGAATATAACTAACAAGACAATAGATGTAACTACTAACCATATTACAGCAACGCGCAATTCTGTAAATATTAGTGAAAATGAATTAAATGATATTTTCCCAGCAAATAAAATATCAAAAGATTATATATTAATTACACGATTAAGAATTGGAGAACATTTACATTTTAAAGCAAAAATAGTCAAAAGAAAAGGTCGCGACAATGCGTCATTTAATCCGGTTTCTTTATCTAATTTCTCATATATTCAAGACCCAAAAGAAGCAGATAAAAAGCATAATATTTTAGATAAAGAACGCTCATATTATAAGAATAAATATGGCGACCCTATACGATTTAAATTTGATATAGAAAGTATTAATCATAATATCGGACCTAAATATTTAGTATCTAAATCATTAGATATCATTATTAACAAATTAGAAATGCTTAAAAATGAATTAAATAATGAAATGTCAGATATTGTTAAAATACAACAATTCCAAGATATTGAAGGGACATATGAATTTATCATCGAAAATGAAGATGATACACTGGGGAATATTATACAATCCTATATTCATAATCATTATATTAGAGAAAATAATATTTACAAGGATAAAATAAAGTGTACTTATATTGGATATATTTGTCCGCATCCTCTAAAAGCTTTAATGATTATTCGCATATCATTAGAGGATACCGGAATACAAAATAGTTCAAAGATATTTGCGTCTTTCCTTGAAGAAAATTGTACAACTATTATTGATGACTTATCAAAGATTAAAAATGAATGGGTTAATTTTGCTATTGATAATAATATTTAATTATTTACTTTTATCTAATAATAATATATATTATTGTATTAAATAGAAACATAAGTTCAAAATGGCAACGGATACTGAAATTTTGAAAGATATTGAGTATATTGATGAAGACTTAGATGATATTGAATACACAGAAATACTTAGTTTTGATGAAATGAGTAAAATTAATCCTTCATTTATTGCGCTAGACAAAGATGATATATATAATTATTTATATATTTTTTTTAAGAATAAAAAAAAATCAGATTTAATGAGAGATTTATTTTATGAAATTCTAATAAATAGTGATAGTAAGAATGGTAAAATAACAGATTATACTAATTATATTTTTTCTACTGATGGCGAATTAGAAAAATATGGAGAAGACAATAGCAAGGACGCCACTTTTAATTTTATAGGTAATTATAATAATAAAGCCCTACTTAAAGAGTTTGTAAAAAGAAAATTTTGTGTTGCCTATAATATAAATTCTGATAAAATACGTTTAAAACCTGTAAATAATACAAATATTATTATATCCGAGACTGAACAATTTAGCAAAAAAGATTTTCCTAAATATTATCCAATTATTAAAGAATATCCTATAATAAAATGCGGTCAAATAGACAAAGTAGAACACATATATAATATAAATGATCGCGATGATATTAATCTTCCTATTTTAGGAGCGTATTACAAGATACCTACATCTACAAATGATGATTATATGTATGCCAAAATAGCATCACATTTATTAAATAGTATTAATACTAACTATATATCTTCTGATAATTACAAAGATATATATGAATTGATTAAGAATACCCGCCCAGATATAGGGGTAATTATAGATGATATAAATAATAATAAAGACAGTTTTTATCTTGATTACAGTAATATTAATAATATATTTAAAAAATATGATTATTCGCTTGATTTTATTTCTGAGAAAGATTTGGAAGTTTTATCAGACTATATGATAACAATAATAAAGAGCGAAAATGAAAGAAAGAACATTCACAAAAGTTTTAAAATTAAAAAACTAAAATTAATTAATAGAAAATTAACATTTTTTGAAAATATAGATAAAACATTAAAAATTATTAATATATCTACTGAAATAGTGTCATTTCTAGAAAAAACACGTGAACTAATACATAATTATAAAAATGACATAACTCAGACTAATATTGTTCCTCTACAAAATTATAATATTTATGATATCATAAAGCGGATAAATGAAGATAGCATTAAAATAGAAGATGTTATTGAAGAATTAAAATTATCAATTAAAAATATTAACATAGATAATACATTGGATACTATTAATGATATATTGGAAGCAAAAGAAAATATAGAAGATATTAAAGATTCACATAATAATAATAAAAATCTATTTATATATTCACGCGATCACATATTTGATTATGATACTGATGGAAAGCACTTTGTAATATCTAAACGAGAAAATAAAGCAATTTGTGATGGGAATGATATAGACGATTACGAAGGTATACAAGATGATGATGACATTATAGATGATGAAAACAAGGGTATCGCAAATAATGATATTCAAAATGCGAATATTAATAAAGTTATGAACAATTATGATTTAAACGCATATATATCAAATATTAATTTTAGAAATGAGAAGGGATTTATTGAAATATTAAAAATAATACTTGATATGATTAAGAAAATTAATGATATAGCTAATATAGATATTGATTATGACGGATTATCTAGCTATTTATTTAAAAAATATCGTGGTGTTTCAACACGATATGAAAAATATTTAAAAGAGTTTGAAAGCAAAAATAAAGATGATGCTAAAAAATATGCTAAAAAATATTCTGAAATGATACCAAACCATTTACAAAGTAGCAAGAATATAGATAAAATTCATTTAGATATTGTAAAAAATGTAAATGAAAAATTTATAGAGACTATAAATACAATATTTTATAGTTCTATTTGTTATTGGGTTATAGATGCCCAAGAGAAAATATTAAATAACAGCATAACTCTAAATATGAATTATTTAAATCCTAACCATATTGATAAACTTAATATTCGCGGTTTATTATACTATACAATAGAAATAATAAGCGATTTTTTCAAATATACTGATAGTAATGATTACGTGATAAATATTAAGGAGTTAAAGAAAAATTTAATATTTATTATTCAAAATGATTATAAAGATAAGGATGATAATATATTGAATGAATTACTAAATAAGAATAATGAAAATTTTAAATGTAAAAATGATAAGTATAAAGGTATTGACGATGAAAGATATTATATAGATAAATTATTATTTACACCTAGTAATAATTCAAAATATGAGAAAATACACAAATATATACAAGGGTGTTGTCTTCGTAAATTAGATAATAATTTTAATGATATATCTGATTTTGAAAATGCTAATAATGGCGAAATAATTAAATTAAAAGAGCTTTATTCAAAAGTAAGATTAATTAATAAAAAAAGAGATATTCGGTTTACACCACCAAAGCTAATAAAAAAGAAAGGTACCAAAAAAGATAATAAAGAAGGTAAAGAAGATAAAAAAGATAAAAAAGGTAAGAAAGATAAGGATATAGATGACGATATCATAATGTCAGATGATAATGATGTGATTGATGACATATATATGAATGAAATTAAAGAAAAATATAATAATATTAAATATATTAATAGCAAACAATATATTTACAATATTAATAATTATAAAGTTATTGAATGGTTAGAAAGTATGCGTGATGTTTCAGAACTATTACCTAATAATTTAATTGATAATCTAATAAATAGTGAAATAGATGATGTAAATACTGTGATAACTGATAATATAAAAAAACTTAAAAAAGTTAAAAAAAATATAAATACAGATTTTTTAGATTGCGAACATATCAATTACAAGGAAATTTTACTTAACATATGTAAAATATTATATGTTAATGTTAATTCATCTTCCAAATATAATGATAATGAAATATTAAAAAATAAAATTATGACATCCATTAAAGAAATAAAAAATATGATAAATCATCTTTATAAATTAAATAAAATTACATATTATAATGATGTGGACGCTGATAATATTGATACTATTAATAAATTAATTATTAGTAATTCACTTAATTTTCCTGATTTATTAGGAATTGAAAATATTCCAACTGATTTTATTTCATATAATGCTAGTGAATTATATGAATACTTAAAAAATTATTTAGAAGGAAAATATAATAGGTTCTTAACACCAAAAGAAATTGACGAATTTATTAATGAAAAACGTGAAGAATATAAAAATAAAAAATTAGAAGAATATAAACATTTAAATGAAGAAGAACATGAAATACGCAGACAAATTAAAGCTACCGGAATTATAAAAGATATATATAATGGAGTAAATGATGATGACGGTGATGGTGATATAGACGCCGTAGACGGTGCTGCGGATATTGATGATGATTATAAGGATGAAGAGAAAGACGATGATTATAATAATAAAAATAATGATAATTACAATACCTATAATGATAATGATATAGATGATGACAATGATTAATATACAGTAATTTTATACACTGGCTCCTGTATTTTGATGTTGCATTACTATTTCGGCTGAATTTCTCTTAAAAGATTTATTATTACCGATTGTTCCATTAAGTTGCAATGGTAAATATCTATCTTTAAAGCTTTCAATAACCTGTCTTTTATATCTATCAGGTATATCTTCAAATGACATATCATTAACAAGATTCTCATAAGTCATCGCTAAAAGTTTAAAGTCCTCTTCTGTAATTTCATTATCATTCTCTATCTTTCCAGTAAGTAATAGTAATTGTTGCCCAATACGCCTAAATACATCACATTTTTCACTTGCTTTTATAGAATTATTTAAACTCATTATCAATACACTAGCAGCATTTACCACAATATTTGGTATTTTAACTTCATTAGCGTCCTCGCTTATACTATTAATAATACACATAGCTGATGATGTAAGAACTAAAGGTATCGCAAAACAAAACTTTACAAACGACCAGTATCCAGAAGCTTTACTACATAATAAAACTAATGCCTCACTCTTACTTAATAACTTCTCTACTTTTTCTTCTAATGATAGCATTTCTACTTATATGTAATATTTAATATTAATATTTAATATTAATAAATATAACAAATTTAAAATTATTTTTATGAAATACATGTACTATTATTGTTACTATATTATCATTATCTATTGTATCCTTATAGGGAAGGTGGGGGTATGGGGGGGAGTGGGATTTGGGTATTAGTTGGAACTAGATATGATGTAAGACCTGCCGAAAGACCAGACTTATAGCTCTGTAAGTCATTAATTTCTGTCTCGTGAGTTTTAATTAATGATATTAATTCTTTTATTGATGCTACTAATAATGGTATCATTGACATATATTCAATAGTATATTTATTAGTAGAAGTTGTAGGATAATTAACAATTTCAGGAAGTATAGTCTTTAATTCTTGTGCTTTAAAACCATAATTAATCATTGGATCTGAATCTTCCTGTTCTAATCTCAAATAAGTGATTGGGTTTAATTTATCTATTTTGATTAAAGAATTGCTAATCACACTAGCTTTTTTTTGATTTGTTATATCATCTATTGTAAAATAATTATTAGCATTAACTATTCCATTAACATCTAATTTATATATAGCATTCGCATCTCCAATTCCAACTCCAATAGTATCATTATTAAATATTTTAAAAAATGTATTATCTTTTTCTTTTGGTTCATATGGCGTACCTAGTTGCCATATTTCTTGTGCGCTCCACGTTGATGATAAAATAGCACTATTATTACTATTAATACTATTATAATACGCTGGTCTATTTAAATATAGCTTACCATCACGCGTATCATCTCCTAGTATAGAGCACCATTTAACTGTATAATATACAAAATCGGTATCTGTCCCTGGTAAATCATAGTATGTACCTGATACATTTGCAACAGCATATGATGATGTACTTGATTCCGCACCTAAATTATGTGAAAGCCAGCACGCTGTTCCCTTATTATCTATTAAATTATTTCCATCAGCTTCTGATATATGTTGCCATATGCCATTTTGTCCTATCTTACGATATAGTCGAAGACCCCACCATCTCGCATTAGTTCCATAATCAATACCTATATGACATGATAAGTTCAATAATACTTTTGATGTTTGATGTGAAAGTTTAATGCGAATACAAAACCCTTGAACTTTATTACCTCTAACACTACAATTATTATCTATAAATTGCCATCCAGAACCTGATTTACTTACAATATTCCTATATATATTATGTAGTGTCTGTATTGACATATTGTTACATATAAGAACATTATTGGGAATAAAGCTTGTCTCTAGTTGCCATATTTCAGATACAGTCCACGAAGAAGTAACATTTGCGCTATTTGCCGGATTATCTACGTCGTAAAATACAGGTCTATTTAAATATAATATTCCTCTTTGTGTATCATCTCCTAATTGTGATGACCATTTAACTGTATAATATACATAAATACCTGCTCCTACATCACTGCTTACATTAGGTGTATCATAATATGCTCCTGATACATTTGCGATTGAATAAGATGATGAACTTGAAAAAGCACCTAAATTATTTGATATCCAACATGTTGTTCCCTGATTATCAATATTATTGTCATTAATACCATCAGCATCTGATAAATGAACCCATTCACCATCTTCGCCTATCCTACGATATAAACGCAGACCCCACCATGTAGATTCTTCTCCATCTATCCCAATATTACAATTCAATTTAATTAATATTTTTGAACTATTATGAAAAGGTCTAATACGAGCACAAAATCCTTTAACTTTGTCATTAATTATTTCTGTATTTTCATCTATAAAATGCCAGCCACTATTATCTTTTCTAACATGTTCTTTATATATATTAACTTCTGTTTGTGTTGGTGTATATTTTGCGAGAATTCCTCCTTTTGGGAAATATTTTGAATCTAATTGCCATATTTCAGTTGCGTTCCACGAAGATGAAACAATTGGACTACTTAAATATCCATCTAAATTATTAATTATTGCAGGTCTATTTAAATATAACTTACCATTAGAGTTAATATTACCAAGTAAAGAACACCATTTTACTGTATAATAAATATAATCATCATCAATTCCTACTTCGTCATAATACGAGCCTGACATATTTGCTATTAAAAATCCACTTGTACTTGTTGTATTTGCGCCTAAATTATGAGAAATCCAACAAGGTGTTCCTTGATTATCCATTAAACTACTACCATCCGCTGCGGAGACATGTGTCCATTCCCCATCAATTCCTATTTTACGATATAAACGAAGTCCCCATGATGCGGCATCAACTGAATCTTCTAAACCTCCACCATTATCAATACCAATATGACAATTTAAATTAACTAATATCTTAGTAGTATTATGATTTGGTTTAATACGAATACAAAAGCCTTGTATTGTATCATTAACCATATTAATATTATTGTCTATAAACTGCCAGTCGCTATTCATTTTTTCAACAGTATATTTATAAATGTTGAATTGGGTTTGTATCGGACTATATTTATATAATACCGATGATGTGCCATTATATAAAAGAACCCCATTTTTATATATATCGCCTTTTAAAATAACATCACCATCAATATTTAAATCTTTATTTAAAAGTAAATTTCCTACTACCTCAATATTACTATTTACAAGCAAATTATCTTTTATCTTAAGATTACTATTATATGTGTTATTTACTATAAACTTATTTATAGAACCTTCTATAAAAATATCTGTATTAAATTCATTATTTTTAATTCTAAAAACTTCGCTTTTTATGAAAGATGCCAATATATTGCTTGTTGATGATACATAATTACTAGTTTCTTCACCAATAAGTTCACTACTCCTAAGTTTGCTTATCTTATCATCTATTACTGTAACTAATTGATTACTCGTATCTTTTATTAAATTACTAGTTTTAATATCCTCTTCACGTCTAGCATAATATTCATTTACATAATAACTATATGCTTCGATACGCGCTATATTATTTATTTTTAACGCATAATTACTATTATCTATCCCAATTGTATCATAATTAATTATTTCCCATTTACCTGTATTTCGTTCTGTTACAGAATCGATGCTACCCGCGACATATTTTAAAAATCCATCTTTTTTATATTGAATAGGCACCGTTCTTATATAGGTTTGAGTTGGATATTTTATTGTTATTTTTGTAATAGGTGTTTCAGCTAATGGTATTATTTGATCTTGTGTTGTAGGAAGAATTGACGATTTGTTATAACTTGTAGAAATTAAATAATTTCCTAATAAAGTAACTGGTATATTTGAATTTCCATTAATAATAACATTACTATTACTTTCACTAAAATTGATAGAATAAATATTGCTATTATATGAATTATATAAGCTGCTAATTACGTTAGACGTCAAAGCTTCCTTGTATATACGCAAATCACTATAATCTGTATTTGGGCTAATAAATAACCTTATTGGAGAATCAGAATATCGTCTACTACTATCCGAATCATTATAAATATTACTACCATTCCTATAAATACTTTTATTAGTATATATTTGGTCATTTATATTTATTACATAAACAAGATGAACCCATTTATTAATATCATCACACAAAACAGGTTCAGATGGTATATCAGTATTACTAACACCAAAAACATATTGTATCTCATTATTATTTACTATGCTTCCAATACGCAATCCGTCGCTGTCCGGTTCAAAATCAATATTTGATGTTTGACATATTAAATATTGTGTTGAAACAGTTGCCCTTACTCTTACCCATGTAGAAATACTAAAGCTATTAATTTTTAATATTTGACTTAGTTCTTCATTTTTAAATATTGTTACTGTTGAACCTCCGCTAATATAATTTCTTCCTTGAAATAAATCATTGTCATTTGAGAATGAATATTCACTTATAGGTACATTGTTAACAACATCAACATCAGCAACTAAATTATATTTAATTGTATTTGGATTATTTGGATTATTTGGATCAGTTAAAAATGATGATGTGTTAAGATTAGGATTTGTATCTAATATATTACTACTAAACCTATATAAAGCAAGAAGAGAATCTGTACTATCCGCATTAATTGATGGAAAATTATTATTATATGAAAAGTCCAATGTATTATATATTATAGGAATAGAATTTACATTTTCTATATGTATAATTTTAAGATATCCCCTATAATAAGCTGATGGTAGTGGTAATATACTTGGTTCTGTAATTGCTATATAAATATTAGATGTTCCTTCCTGAGAAGCTCTCTCTTTTATAAATGGAACATTATTAATATAATACTCAGTAGAATTAGTTATACCGCCAATATTTAATTTGTATATAGATATATCTGATGTCCCTATTGCGACATTACTATTATAATAAATCATATTGTTAGATGTAGTCCATTGACTAAAATTTTTGTTATCAATATAATTCATTATTAAATTACTAGTTGATAACACATAGTTGCTACTATTGCTATCATTAAGATCTGCTTTGGCAATCAATATATTACTGGTTGATAATACATAATTACTACTATTTTTATCGTTCAGGTCCGCCTTAGCTATTAAGATATTACTAGTTGATAATACATAATTACTGCTATTTCTATCATTAAGATCTGCTTTGATAACTAATATATTACTTGTTGACAGTATATAGTTACTGCTGTTTTTATCATTAAGATCTGCTTTTGTAACTAAGATATTGCTAGTTGATAATACATAGTTGCTACTATTCTTATCATTCAAATCTGCTTTGGCGATTAATATATTACTTGTTGATAACACATAGTTGCTACTATTTTTATCATTTAAATCTGCTTTGGCGATTAAGATATTGCTTGTTGACAACACATAATTACTACTGTTTTTATCATTCAAATCTGCTTTGGCAATCAATATATTACTTGTTGATAATACATAGTTACTACTATTTTTATCATTAAGATCTGCTTTGGTAACTAAGATATTACTTGTTGATAATACGTAGTTGCTACTATTTTTATCATTAAGGTCAGCCTTAGCTATTAAGATATTGCTAGTTGATAATACATAGTTGCTTGTATCTGAAATACAACTTGCTAAGATATTGCTTGTAGATAGCACATAATTACTACTATTTTTATCATTAATATCTGCTTTGGTAACTAAGATATTGCTTGTAGATAGCACATAATTACTACTATTGATATCATTAAGTTCAACCTTAGTAATCAAGATATTACTTGTTGATAATACATAGTTACTACTGTTACTATCATTTAAATCTACCTTAGCTATTAAGATATTACTTGTTGATAATACATAGTTACTACTATTTTTATCATTTAATTCAACCTTAGCTATTAAGATATTACTTGTTGATAATACGTAGTTGCTACTATTTTTATCATTCAAATCTGCTTTGGCAATCAATATATTACTTGTTGATAATACGTAGTTGCTACTATTTTTATCATTCAAATCTGCTTTGGTAATCAATATATTACTTGTTGATAATACATAGTTACTACTATTTTTATCATTAAGGTCAGCTTTGATAACTAAGATATTACTTGTGGATAATACGTAATTACTGCTGTTTTTATCATTAAGGTCCGCCTTAGCTACTAAGATATTGCTAGTTGATAGAACATAATTACTACTATTCTTATCATTTAGATCTGCTTTGGTAACTAAGATATTGCTTGTGGATAATACGTAATTACTGCTGTTTTTATCATTAAGGTCCGCCTTAGCTACTAAGATATTGCTAGTTGATAGAACATAATTACTACTATTCTTATCATTTAGATCTGCTTTGGTAACTAAGA